ATTTATGAAATTATATATTACAAAACTGTTACGAAAACAGTAAAATACTTATTTTACAAATTACAAATAAATAAAACTCATAATTTTTGATAAAACCAGTTTATTAATAATTACAAATAGGATTGGCGCCTTTGCATTGGCCCCCCGCAAAAGAAGGACATAGTTTATCAATAGTTTTTATTTTAATACAATTAGGAGGTTTGTAAGCATTTTGGGACTTGACCATTAAATGCATTAACTCTCCGACACATTTTGCATCGCCCATATAGAAATTCGTCAAAGCGCTCAACAGACATTTATTGTTGCATTTAACGCATGACACCACATTGATTATGTAACAATTAACAATAAACCGTTTGCGGTACATTCCGCCGCGCGGTTTATTCGTTTCTTTTAACTCGTTTAAAAATTTTTTTATGCAAGGCGGTACATTTAGTTTAGTCAATAGAAATGCGACAAAACCACATTTGTCGCTTGCCTCACACGTTTTCATACAAATATTTCTTTTACTTCGCTTCTTGTCACTTAGTGCAGACAATATACCCGCTGTTTCTGCTGCTGCTATAGGTGTAGTCATTAACATAAATAAACGTAGGCCAGATAACTTTACGAAAGAACCTCCGTTTTCAAACACAGTGTACGGCGTAATAATTAGTTTATCAATGAAATCATCAGGATCAATTAAATACCATGCCGTTTTATCGATTGACGAAACTTCATCGGAAGGATTCCAAACAATGGGGACTTTACTCAATACATTCTCCATACTTTAAATTATTATTATTATTTCTGTTTGTGTAAACGACTTCTTTTACCAGAGGCACGGTTTCTAATACAACACGGTCAGGCTTTGGCATTGCTCGCAATCCGCTTTCGGCGGCTAACACGTTGCTGCCGATGTTGTCGATAATCGGCGGCAAAGGTTTAGTCATCACTGCTGCTGTAACCGTATTATCATTACGTAAAAATTTGCTGCAATCGAAATTTGTAGAAGTGCGCGTGCACAAATCGTGCATGTTGTGCCGCAAGTTGTTTATGTCGCGCTTTAGCTGGTCCCGATCATAATCATAATGGCGCGCGTTAAGCGCGTTGTTGGGTTTTAATGATGTGCGATACATTATATATTATTGATTAAAGTTGCATTAAATGATATTAACTTAACAAAAAAGAAATAATTCACTATTTTTATACAAATTGTTTATTTTTAATATTGCAGTAAATTATCAATATAATTTTGCCTTTCTATTTTGTGCCCTCGTGCCGATTCAAACTTTTCTAGCGACTCTTTTGGCGATACGTGAAGTTTGTTTTGCATATATTTACACACCATATAGCCGGTGCGGTTAACGCCGTGCGTGCAATGCACCCCAATCAACATGCTGGGGCACTTTTCTGTAAACTCTTCAATTGTATCGATAAACTTTTTTACATCTTCCTCCGAAGGCACCACTTGTCCTGCCACTGGAATTTTTTTATATAACACTCCGGCTCGCTTAACTTGTTTGCTGTCGTAGTACTTGGACGTGTTTGTTAAATCGATCACGGCTCCTATTGTAGGATTCTGTTGCAGCAATCGATCTACGGTCCAAACGTCAACATTACTAGTAACATAATTAAATATAAATACACTCCGTTTTAGCGGCACTTTAAAACATATTATGTTAGTTTTATCGATTACCGTTCCGCACAACAAGTAGTCATGCCATCTTTCAGGAAACATTGTAATTTTTATCTTATTTAATTTTTCAAACACTCGTTTACAATGGATTTCGCTACGGCAGAATCGCAATTTACATTTATCAAACGTTTAGCTAACTTATTAATTTTATAATTTTTCTCGTAAAAATTCTCATTTATACATTGGATAGCCAACAAAGGATTTGGATGCACATCATCATACAACGTTTCCATGTTACCATCTTCTTCATATTGTAATTTTCGTTTGCGAAAATGGTACTCTTGGCCCGAAACGAATGCCAATTTTGTATGATCGTTAATCCGTTCCGAGAACACGGCCAAGTGTTGGTGCTTTGTAATATCGCGCGGAAACATTACTCTTCTTTTACCATCATTATCATTGTCACTATTATTAATACAATTATTATTACAATAATGTTGTTGCAATGAATGTTTTAACTCTTCGGCAGATTGAATGACATTTAATTTAGCATCCAAATCTTGGAATCTCGTTTCAAACTGTTTAAATTTATCGTGAACTTCATTTTTGAACATTTCATGCCCCAACATAAATTTTTCGCTGTTATTATTCAACTTTTTAACATGTTGCAAAACAGTTTCAATTTTATCATGTATATCATCTTGTTTATTGTCGTCATCGCCAAATTTTTTACCCATAATATGTAACAATACTTTATTTTTATGTTCAAAATTTAAATTTTGCAAAATACCAACCAATTTTTGTTTAGATCCATACAAACTACTTAAATTATCTTGTTTGTTGCGATTATTATTATTATTATTATGATTTGTGCTAGTAAATATTACATCATTCAAATGCAAAATTTCATTATCGTTCCAATTTACATTGCTAATATGTTCACGTGTAATTTTTAATCCCATTAAATAATCTAAAATATTGTAAAATATTACATTTTTATTGTTAAACACATGTTTATAATCAAATTTATAGGTACAGCATTGAAAAGTTTTCCATTTGATAATATGAGTAAATTTATTATTATAATGATTGTTGTGATTTTTGATACCGCCGCCCTCGACGGTATCGCTCGATGACCATAACCACAATTTCCAAAACCAATTAAACATTATGAATTTTATCAAGTAAATCCTTTGTTATACAACGTGAAAATTTTACCCCCTTATAATTGTAACTGAACGGAGCTCGGATCTGAGAATTAATATTGCAAAAAATGTTTCTATCCACGTCGGGCCAATACATTAATATTAACGTACTTAAATCCGTTCCATTTTGTTTCGGTATCTCGTTCGTGTACAAATGGACAGCTTGCTGAACCGCATGAGCAAAACTTCCGGGGCGTATATTTTTTATGTTCAATGCTGCGGGCTTTTCGAATGCCTTGTAACGATGCATACGAACATTTTGCGGAGAAGTGACTTTATATTTGTCTGTAAATTTTAACCAGCAATGAAACCCCCTGTTTCCACTAAACACAATCCTGGACACATTATGTTCCGTGTAGAACAATAGAAATGCCGTTGCTCCGATTTTTATTTTAAGCATCAAATCAAACTCGTCAATGCAATTTTTATAATCAGCATCAATGACCCATTCTCGGCCCTCGCCGTTGTCTAACGGTTTAACGTGCACGTCTGTTATTTGATTTTTCAATATGAATTTGTACAATTCCAGAGCGTTTTCGAAATATGTATCAGGGTGCAGCCACATCGAGTTGCATGTCAAAAATGCATATTTGCGATTGTCGTTGTATGCAATTGAGTTCCACATCATGTCGATTCGTTTTAACGTGTACACGCAAAACATAATATATCAATTATATTATATATAAATGGGGTCAAGATAAAATATTTCTCAGAATTTAACACAGTTTCGTTTATACATGTGTCCGAGAAACTCTGGCTATTATAATGAAACTGACCGTTCTGTGTATAGGTTTCGTTTCAACAATATGTGCTGCAAACGCAGCTAATATACTAGCAGTTTTTCCAACGCCAGCATATAGCCATCATGTTGTGTATAAGGTTTACGTTCAAGCTTTGCTGTCACGATGCCACAACGTAACGATAATCAAGCCGACGCTTCAGCTAGATTACAATAATAATAATAATAATAGGCATGCTGTGGCGACAAACGATACGTTGTGTGGAAAAATCACGGAAATTAACGCCGACATGTCTACAAAGCAATTTGAAAAACTAATATCCAAATCGGCAATTTTTAGAAAGCGAGGAGTCGTGTCAGATGTCGACACGGTTATAGCTACTAATTATAAAGGATTAATTGAAATGTTCAAAGACCAATTTGACAATAGCCACGTTAAGGATTTGGTTCGAAACAAACAAACGTTTGATTTAATAATTGTGGAAGCTTTTGCGGAATACGCATTAGTTTTTGGCCATATTTTTAGTCCCGCACCGGTCATACAAATAGCACCCGGTTACGGATTGGCGGAGAATTTTGAAACTGCTGGCGCAGTGTCGCGTCACCCTATATATTATCCCAATATATGGAGAAGTAACTTTGAAAAATCCCACAAAAACGTATTGACCGAAATTAAATTGTATAAAGAATTCCAAGTCCTTACGGGCATGTCAAATACGATGCTAAAACAACAGTTTGGACCCACCACGCCCACAATACAAGAACTTCGAAACAATGTGGAATTGCTATTGTTAAACGTTCATCCGATTTTTGACAATAATCGCCCAGTGCCGCCCAGCGTGCAATATCTTGGCGGGGGACTGCATTTAATTAACGCTTCCGTAATCGGATTAGATGAAAAACTACAAAATGTGATGGACGCTGCAATTAAGGGAGTCATATATGTCAGCTTCGGTTCTAACATTGACACGAAAACTTTTGCTAATGAATTTACAAACATGCTAATTGATACGTTTTCTAATTTACATGATTATACAATTTTATGGAAAATCGACCAGAGCATTTTGCAAAATTTTACATTACCCCCGAATGTGTACATTCAAAATTGGTTTAATCAGCGAGCCGTGCTTCATCACAAAAATATTGTCGCGTTTGTGACACAAGGCGGATTACAGTCCAGCGACGAAGCGATAGAGAGTCGCGTGCCCATGATATGTTTGCCCATGATGGGCGATCAATTTTATCATGCGCGTAAATTGCAGCAGTTGGGAGTGGCTCGCGCCATGGACACCGCCCTGGTCACTACTGCGGACTTGACTGAAGCCGTACGGTCCGTTATCAATAATGATTCATATAGTATGAATATAAAAACGCTAAAAAAATTTATCGAACATGATAAAGTACTGTATTCGCCTCTAGACAAAGCCATAACATACACAGAACGTGTGATGAAATATAATAAAAATAAATTGTACTCATTAAAAACTACAGCTGCGAACGTGCCATATTCTAAATATTACATGTACGAAACTATATTTTCGATTGTAATGAATCATATACCAAGGTTGTAAAAAATAAATAATGTGTCATTAAATGTGTGTATTATTAGTATAATTAACTATTGTGTATAATTAACTATTGTGTATATATAAACACATAACACTCGACACATCATTACAATGTTTTGCGCGGCGGGGGAAACAAACAGCTGCGCAATTCCTGCCTTTATAAACGCTCACAAATCAAAGCTTATCATTATTGTGTTAGAAAATTTCAAAGGCGAAACATCGTCGTTGCCATGAATTGTTCACCGTTTCGTTTGCCTTGTTTAAGCGTCGCCGAGTTTGCAGCCAGTAAAAAGTTCGCCGCATCATCGTTCGGTGGTGGGCACGGTGGCGGCACGCATCAAACATTGACCACCACCACCATCGCCACGACCACCACCACCACTGCTGCTGGTGTAGAGAACAGATTGAAAAGATTTGAAAACGCGAGGAAAATTTCTCATATTATATCAACTTTGCGCGAAACTTATGTAAAGTTTCAGAAAATTCAAATTTTGCACAGACAACGTGTAAAACAATTAAAAAATTTATTAAAAAGCAAAAATGAGAAGATATTGCAATTAATTCGCCAAATCAATAAACAGAAACCGCTTTCCGCCGCGAGGATTTCTTGTAAAAAAGCCAAAGCCAATTCTAAATATAGTCGTAAATATTTAGGAATAGTAAGATGCGACAATGTTATACGCACATTAACTGGAAGCGAACACTTTGTGCGAAGACGTATAGCCGAGGTGTGCACATTGAGCAAAGGCGAATACGTTTATTGTGAATTGTATTGTGGCAACGAAAGGGAACTTATTGCGAAACTATTAAACGACAAATTCAACACGCGCGTTATTGTTTACGACAAAAGTAGAAAATTTGAATTCTTAAAAAAAACCGACGCTTTCGAGGCAAAGCATCTGATCTTGAACCATTTACAATATGGATTTAATGTTAAAATTAATACCAATTAATTTAAAGGGCGAAGAAGAGCAAGAGCAAATCGTTAACATTACGCCGACCATCTTTAATGGAAGATACACAGAAATATGTTACAACATCAAGTGTCGTTCGCCGTTTGCCAAATTTAAAGTTTTAATTATCATAAACAATTTTACCGAAAAATATATTCAAGCTACTTTTTGTAACGATCGTGACAATGTGAGCATTGTTAATGGACACGAACAAAGGCAAATTATTTTTGATGGATTTGTGGCGTTAGATGACGAAGGTAGCACTGTACCGTTTGTGATCGGTCCGCTGTTTTCTGTACAAAGTAGTGAGAGGGATATGACGACTAATGTTAAGGTTCGTGACATTGTTAATAAGATTAGTAACAAGCAAACGATGTTAAAAGTATTTTTTAATGAGGCTAATGTGTTTAACACGCGGAAGAATAAAGTTAACAATTTTATAGATCTGCTATTTAAAGGTCTGAAACAAGAATCTTCGTTAATAGATAATGTAGTAAAATTTAACACTAATCTAAACATTAATAGTGACGCCGTTATTTTTAGGAAATCTAACTTAACTCGATGGGTTCCTGCATTAAATTATTGTACGGGTAAAAGTTATTAACTATATTATTTATATTTAAATTTAGTTAAATTATATTAAAATAATAAACAATTATAATATTACAAATTTATTTTATTTAAACCCCTTTCATTATTGTTATAAACTATTGATTGTATCGACGACATAAAATGTTTCCAATGTTGATTTGCTTGTTTGGTGTGCGGGTAATTTATTTGATTCTGAACATATATTGGTAATGCGTCAATAAACATGTCCGTTGTTAGAAATAACGTTAAAAGTATTCGGCACCCGAGCACTGGACCGTGCGCGTTCAGTATCTTTTCCACCCGTTTACATATTGTTGAATCATCGCTTGCAGCAACAGCAGCAGCAGCAAAACTGTATACATTTTCTTCCCAATAGTGGTGATTCCAAGGAGGAGAAAAAGGCAATAGAGCGAACAGCCGTTTTATGCGGTTTAAGCGGCGATTAATTTTATTATAGCCAAATTTACACACAAATATATCTTTCAAGTAACATAATAGCTGTTCATTTATTACATACTGCAAAGTCAGTACGGGCACGTTGTAATTGAACATAAGCGGTCTAATGCAACGTTTTAATGCGGTAAATGGCGTTTTTATGATGCGTACGTTTAAAAAAACCATGTTCGCACATAACGGCAAAGGTGCCGACAGATATGTTGTATTATAAAACGTTTGAATACTTTTGTTTCTATATAAATGAAACAAATTGCTTGTCAAATGCACGGACACGCTAAATCTAACTAAATCAAATTCTTCGTTATATTTAATATTTGTAAACTTGACTTGTGTATTTAAATTCAACTGTATGTTATTACAAAATTTATAAGCTTCATTTTGAAAACATTTAAATATAACCAGCGGACTAGGAATTCGTACGCTGTCAATTAAACTATACATATCGTGTTGAATGCGGGTAACTAATTTTTGTAAATCGACATGTATTTGAGAATAATTTATATAATTATAATTATCTAAATACAAATTTAAATCTAAACATTTTAAAGCTTTATATTCGTTAGGATCGTTAATGTGGCATGCCGTAGCTGCGCCTCCGGTCAACACTATCACACCGTTGGTTGCATTTAATATTTTTTCGTTAACACTGTCTATAAAAGTTAACATTCAATTTGGATAATACTTCATTTCTCAATTTATCTTCAATATCTTTTACAGTAATATAAGGTAGTGCGCCGGATTTTAATTGATCTATTATATGATCCATGATAAACACACGTATAATGTCGCGACTCCACCGAGTCAATGCACAAATACAACAAAATGGGTTAAATAGTTTATTTTTCAATAATTCGCATATATTTTACAAGTTGACAAACATTTTATTTACAAACAGTGGCAGTGTCGCCAATTTGTGCTCGACAATAGACACGTTGGTGCAATTAGAACGCACCGTGTACGGTAAAAGTTTGCTGTTAAACGGTATAATGAACTTTTTAATTACAAACAGCGATGGCAACATGTTACAAAACAAAATTTTTGTTAACGTGTTAAGTGTAATGTTAACGAAATATTATTAAAACAACTCAATGAAAAGTAAAATTGGGAAACGGCGGCGGCGGAGGCGGAGAATATAACCTTTTAGCGCACGCGCATATTTTACATTTACAGATGCATGTTATTTTTGGAACACTGTAAACAATGTCGTCAATTTTATTGTGTTGTTCGTCATCGCGTTGGTGTTTTCCAAATGACGCAAAACGAGTTAATGGTTTTGTTTTTAGATGCGCATGTTCGCTATAATAATTTTTAAAATAACTATCCTCATCTTCATTATAATTGCTATCGGATTCCTCTTCCTCCTTTTTCTTTTTGTTAGTAGTATTTTGCTCGCCGTCTCCTTGTTGCTGCTGCCCATAATATTTATTATATCGCAACTCTTTTACGATTAAATACATGTTCCAAATTTGAATTGCTAATATCGTTATTATTGACAGATCAAAACGGTTTGGTTTTAGGTTAAAAAAAGTCGGCTCGTTGTTTCTTACAATCATTCGGCACGAAACACATTTTATTATTATGTCTATCGGATCGTCATCAATTGTAAAACAATTTTTATTTGCAATTATCATGTTGCCGTCCACCATGTTGACTCCGCTCCAGCAAACAGAATTTAAATCGTAATTTCTATAAAGCGCGTCCAAAAACGGCACATGGCCGGATTTATGAACTTTCGATTGCAACACAATAAGTGTTAACCAAAACGCCACTGTTAACCCATTAAAGAGTAACATTGCGCATTTTAAATATTCAGTTATAATATAAATAATACGATGATGGTGGTGGCGATGATGGTTGTTATTGCTATTGTAGATAATGTGTAAAATTTTAATTTTTACACTAATTAATAGCCACAAACCGAATAGAATTGCCGTGCCGCCAGATAAATTTATTAGTTTCCCTCTTTCGCCGACATCGTCCAATATAAATGAATATTTGTCATTCGACGTGCCCATGACGGCCAACACGTACACCGCCGAATAAATTGCAAACAAAGCCCAATCCAAAAACGTTTGCAACACATTATATATTGTATTAAAAGCCATATTTATTTGTTTGTTATTATTTATAATAATAACAACAACTAAGTTAATGCAATATGTATCAAATAATAATTATAATTTTTTTGTTCGTGTTTATTTATATTGTTTATCAACCGTTTTATCAAGCATATTTGCATATTAAACAGACGCAGCAATACTACAATGACACATTAGAGGACAGAATGGATTACATAGAATTGGTAATGCGTCAAAGGCATTATGTTCCGATAGAATCGTTGCCCCACATCCGCTTCGATACCAATTTACACACATTAAATAATGACTCATTAAAATGCATGTCGATGCCGATGTTTGTCAGCGAAATAGATTTGCCCATGTTCGATTGTTCACAGATATGCGATAATCCAGCGGCCGTATATTTTTTTGTCAGCGAGACGGACACGTTCATTATTAATGGAAACAAGTTGAGCACAGGCGGATATTGCACGACTAATAGCGTGCCTCGAAACTGTAATCGTGAAACGAGCGTAATACTCATGAGTCTAAACCAATGGACTTGTATTGCAGAGGATCCGCGCTACTTTGCCGGCGCAAATAACATGACCCAGGTAGCGGGACGGCAACACTTTAACAGTATTCTGCCCGGGGAAAGCAATAAAAATATTCTTTTTGACAGATTGTTGGGCAGAGAAGTGAACGTTAGCAGTAATACTTTTAGACGTAGCTGGGATGAGTTGCTTGACGATGGTCTTAGGCGTTTTGAAATGCGCTGTAATGCGCGCGATAATAATAACAATGTGATGTTTGTCAACCCGTTAAATCCATTAGAGTGTTTGCCAAATGTCTGCACAAACGTTAACAATGTCCATCCCGATGTAAAACCGATATTTGAAACGGGCGAATGCGATTGCGGCGATCAAGCGATCACGCGAGTAACGCACATAATTCCAAACGACAAGACCTCTGCCTGCGCAAGTATAGTGGATGAATTGGATAAAGAAACGGCGTCGTATAAATTTAGAATAGATTGCGTAAATTTATACACGCGCGTTAGTGAATTTTCCGGCAATAAACTATTGTGCCCGAGTGATATATTCGACACGAATACGGATGCGGCGTTTGCTTTCGAAGTGCCCGGATCGTATCCGTTGTCCGGTAATGGTATAGACGAACCGACACATCGTTTTTACATGGACACGAAATTTAGAATTAACTACATCGATGTGCGACAGCTGTTATAAAAAAATTCTCAGTGTATTGTAATAAGTATTTACGGAGTAGTTTGGGAAGATGGTATAAAAGTACGGGCATGTTAGCGATTTTTTTAGTAGAATTCAAACGTTCACAATGATAAACTGCCTGTTCAGTAGTGTAATAATTTTAATTACATCTTGTGCTGCGTCGTTGGCTCCAAGCGAGTTTTCGCCGACGCCTTTACAAATCACGCCAATAAACAATGCATCGGGGCTGCTGTTCGAAAACGTTGCCAAACTCAAGCATTATTCGACCGTTGACAGGTTCGTGTTTGTGCGGCGTTTTAATTTTTTGCATTTTTTACAAGAATTGAAGCAAATCCACAGCGACGTTATAAAATATCAAAATGATCAAAAAAAGTGCAAAGGACATGTGGACACTTTTGATATGGACCGGATTTTTTTGTTAATAGAACGCATTAATAAACAAATAGTCCAGATAGCTCCTTTGTATTCTGAATATGTAACGTATTCTTGGGACGCGATGACCACGAACGAAGTCAAAGATTACGCCGAAACATCAATAGAGTTCTATGAAGATGACGTTGATGGTGGAAGTGGTGATGATAAATTTTTGCCCGCTCGAGACGTACAACATTGGAGCGAACTGAACGTGACGACGGCACGCCAATTGTTGATGCCAAACAAAAGCATTAGCGCAAATGTTATGTTTTTTCCTGACGTTGGCTCGAACATAATCTTTGAAAAGTATATAAATTATACTAATTGTATTATGGGCAATAGAACGACAAACAACAATTGTATGTTTCTAAAGGACATGCTATCTCTTTTGTCGGAAAAAATTACAGACGCTGCCAGTTACGTTTCCATGTTGAAAACCTTGACGGCGCAAGTGAATAGCAACAAATTGTATAACCACAATACGATCATGAACAATAATTTACTTATGAAAGCAATGAAAAAACACATAACTACTTTGAAACATAAGCAATTAACGTGGGCGGTGGACTTTAACGCTTCAACCAATGGTCTAGACTTGTCGGAAATTTACAAACTGCATTTGTTTGCTGATAAAAATTACTCTATTGTATTGTATGTTACAATGCCTCTGTTAAAAATCAACGCAATCGATTATAACCTGTATAGTATTGTAACGGTGCCGTTTTGTTTGAACAAAATATGTTTACTAATGATTCCGAATAACGAGCATGTTGCCGTTTCGGTCAGTAGAAATTATTATATGCCCATCGAGCACGACTATTATAAAGATAAATGCACTTACGTCACAAAGTATAACGAGTACATTTGCCCGGCAATGGAATCGGTATTGTTGTTGTTACCTACGTTTAACTCAAAATTATGTGAAATCGAAATGTATATGGGCAGGTACCCGAAATATACAGACTTGGACACACTGTGCGATATCCGTATAGCTAGTGTATCGTCGAATGCGCAACACATTTTGACCATAAACAGTTACGGCAAATGGTTGTACCTTTTTCAGAAAGACGCAATTGCACGATATTTTTGTGAGGATTTTAAAAATGGAACAGTCGCCGTTCGCACCGGCACCGGTATAATAATGGCGATGCAATCAAAACTATGTTCCGTTACATTTGCTGATGATATCAATAATAATAATAATACAACAATAACGCTAAATTCCAAGTTTATTACAAATGCATATGTGTTAAAATTTAATTTTTACTATTATATTAATGAATCAATATTTAAAACTACATTTGTAAAATCCATACGAGAATTAAAGGATTTTAAAAGGCAAACTTTACTAAAGATACCAACTAAATTTTATGTTAATAATTACACTGCTGTAAATTTGCCGCAAAAAGTTTTTACACGTGTTTACGACGATAATGTGTTGGTGGTGACTAGGTATGGCTATGTCAATGTTGTCGTTATTTCTGTCATGACACTATTATCGATAGCTGCAATAATTTCTATTATATGTTTAATAATCTATTGCGCCACCAACGGCAACCAATACATTGACAATAACAATTTGATTATCGAATATAATAATAGCAATCATGATATCAACAATCATGAAGAAATAGCCATTATACAAAATGAAATGGAACGCGGCATTTTAGAATATAATGAACCGAATATATTAGAAGATATAACATCGCTAAAACCTGCGTCTGCTACACCAATTTATCCCATGATCATACAAGAGTTATGATTTGATGTTTACTAAATATTCTAGTGAACACAAATGTTTTATGGCACAAGATTTTATTTTTATCAACTCTTCAATAGTTTGGTTTTGTTGTTTTGCATGTAATTCGCATATGGCGTCAATAAAAAATTCAGTTTGTTTTAATAAAAAATCATAGGCCGCAGGAAACTTGTTTAATTTAGCCGCGGCATCGTATTTCGTTGAAAAATACGACAAATTTCGCGTTTCGCACAGCTGTATTATCTCATCTTTGTTCAAATCCAAATCTTGATAATCATAAACAAAATCTAGTTTGTCGGCCTTTGATAGGTCTGCCGTATAATTTAAAATTTCAATTTGCTCAACTAGTCCGGCAATTTTAGCCGCAACAATTAGCAATTTTTCTTCTTCGTTTGACGACGACTCATTTTTGCAGCAAAAATAACTTTTAGTCTTTTTATTTTGCGTGTGTATTAAAGTTTCTAGATTTTGTCTAGCCTTTGCTACAACAAAACACAAATTGGTACTCATAATTTATATTGTTTAATCATTATTTACTTATAATGTGTGCATTGTATACTAAATGTATATTATAATATTATATAAACTACTAATGAAACAAATATATATGTTGTTATATTACTTTATTGTTCAATATTAAAAAATAAAATAGGCTTTATAGCCAAACTGTACATTTTTTCGTAGTATTTTTTATTATTTATGTCTCGCATCGCCGTTTCAATTTTGCCATACTTGACACCTTCGACGACAGCGCAAATCAACATTTCCACTTCCTGCGAAGATCCCTCTGTTTTGTTCATTTCAAACATCTCATCGAACTGATGCATGGAAACGCGTTCCGTTTGCACGGGGCAGAGCAGTTCGCCCGAGCTATAAATTTTCATGTTATTTTCACGACTGATGTTGTAAAATTTACGCAATAATATTTCGCGCTCGGAAACTTTCTCGGGCAAGTTTAAACATACGCTAGATTCCATTTTAAACGGTAAATCGTCTTTGAAATATTGTTCCATTATATTGCTGTAGATTTTATTGAAATAATGTATACCGTTCCATTGAATACTAAAAAAGTTTCCGTGCACACTTTTTGCGCGTTTAATCTTTCCATAATCTACAAACACGAATCCGCTCGGCTTGCCTTTAACTCTGCTCCCGATGGTATATGTAGTCTTTATGCCGACAGGTTCGACTATTACGATGCTGTTGTCGATATCCGGATACAGCCTGTCGTGCCATTGCTGTATGTTATCAATGGTCGACAAATAGTCTAGGCCGCTTTTTAGATACGAATCGTTGTAGTTTATTACGGTTGTATTTTTCACACGCAAATTGTACACAACCTTGTCCAACCAAGTGATGCTCTTGTTCATAGATTTTTGCATTTGGTTGGACAGCGGCGTAAAAATGCACAACATACCGCTGTCGTCGTGCTTCAAACTGTAGCCGTCATTATCGTTATTATATGGCACAAGCTGCTGCTGTTCTTTGCCATCATCATCAGATGACATAGCGTCTAATTTCTGTTGTTTCTCATTTAAAAAAGGCGTTTCCTCTATATGCTTTCTTTTATTTAAATTTAGCATTGCCATTTTACTATTTACGTGTGTTATAGTGTTCACAGCTAAAGCTTAATTAAAAACAAAAATTAAGAGATATATAATAAAAATGGAAGCGGCGCACATGCACGACAACATGAATATTTGCTTAGACAACAAAACGTTTGCATACACTACTGACGATTTATTAAAAAATATTCACTTCAACAGCACAAAATCTGCACCATTTCGATATAATCATTTTATTACTTTAAAACGGTTAAGCAACGGGTTGCTTGATAAAAAAATCAATACGCTAGCATTGGAAGAGTTTAAAAAATTAAACTTTAAGATAGATCACTCGATTAATTACATTACAAACATATTTGATTTCGAGTTTATAATATTAGATTTCGATTTATCTATAGTACACATATTAAATTCTGGAACAAAACGTAAAATAGGGCATTTAAACGTGTCAATAAACAATAACGACAGTAACGAACTCATTATCACTGTTACATTGCAACACGATCAACAGCAGCAGCAGCCGTTGGAATAGCAAAATTAAACATGGAAAACGTACCGTTATATTTAATTAATTTTTGCGAAACCATGCATAACCATGAACTTGATTATATATTTACGATGCTAATAAACAGGTACAATTCTTTTGAAAGTTATCCTATTAAAGATAACAATTTGATTAATACGCTAGTCGTCAACGGATTTAAATATAATCAAGTTGACGATAATGTGGTTTGTGAATATTGCGATGTAGAAATTAGCAACTGGTCGCCCGAAGAATGTGTAGAACTAGTACATTACACGGCATCTATGAATTGTTCGTACGCGAGTAAAATTATAAAATTAGAAAATTTGCAGCGCCGCAATCATGATAATGATGATGATGATGACGACGAAAATAGCGATAATAATAGCGATCGTAATCAAACCAAAACGATAGTAATTAAACGCGGCAAGCCTAAATGTTTGTATAGATTTATGTCTGCCACGCAATCGAGAGTTAATACATTTTTGGAATATTGGCCGTTTACTCTGAAAAAGTTAATAAAAAATATCGCAGAAGCCGGTTTGTTTTACACGGGCCATGGAGACGAAACTGTGTGTTTCTTTTGCGGATGTCACATACGTGACTGGCATCCAGACGACAATGCGTGGCGACGTCACGCTCTTGAAAATTCTCAATGCTTTTTCGTTGTATCAGTAAAAGGAAAAGATTGCGTCGCAAATATTGAAAAATCCAATATACATGAACGTGACAATGTTACAGATGAACTTGTTGAGAGTAGCGTTGACGAGGAGGGCGCCCATAATCAAAAGTTAGAATTAGAATGTACAGTTTGTCTGGAACATCAACGTGATACCGTATTATTACCGTGTCGGCATTTTTGCGTTTGCAGTCAATGCTATTTCAGTTTAGACCAAAAGTGCCCAACTTGTAGGCAAGACGTTAGTGATTTTATTAAAGTGTTTGTGGCATAAAAACCAAACAAAACAATCAATATGGTATTCTACATGTTTTATAATGGTTATAATGTCGAGAAAAGATTTTCCAAAGAATATTTAAATTTTATATTTCGTGATTATATCGCACGTTATCATGATAATAACGTTTTGTGGCCAGATTTCAAGCCCAATATCGATTGGAACGGCAGTACACGCAAACAGTTGTGCGTTTTGAATAAAAAAGTATACTCTAAACTTTTGCAATGCAGCAATAAATATTTTTGGCCCAATGGAGAAAAATTTATTTGTCGCCAATATAAAAATTACCAACAGCGCCGCCACCAGCTACAAAATTACGACGATTATCGGCAACATCATTCCTATGATCATGCAAAAAAATTTAAAAGTAAAGTTTATAGAGTAACTTCTTCTGCTACCGCTGCTGCTAATGCTGAATATTATAATTATTTTACTTCTGCTGCTGATGCTGCTAATAATAATGATGATTATAAAAGACCTATATCACCGACAGCATCGCCTGCAAGATCTATATCACCGGCATCATCAGTGGCTAGCACACTCAAATTTTCCTCTTCACCTACACCGAATACGGACAATTGGGAATTGGAGCTATACGCTCGCACAAATGGCTATGACCATGAGCATGAAGATCAAGAAACATGTCATCTTGAAGAAGGAGAAATTAATGAAAAATAAAATTTGTTTTAATAAATAATAATCAATATATTATAAAGTTTTTTATTTGATAATACAAAACATGCTAGGTTATTTAATAATTACAATTTTTTTAAACAGCTCTTCAAATTTAAGTATACGCAAGCGAAACCATTGCGCGTCCCGCACCCAACAGCCGACGCGATCTTCTTGAAGATTATTAGGCACCGTATAATACACTATGCGATCGTTGAATCTTACTTTTTTTGAAGAAGCCATTTCTGTATTTACACATTAAATTAAAAATTATTTACGCTAAAGTTTAAAAATTGATATCGCAAGTCCAATAATTTCTGTTCCAAATCTCGTAGTTCTCGAGCATCTTTAGTGATAAGTTTCAATCTTTCTAAATGTTGAGTCTTAATTAGTATTTGTTTTTTGCGAAAATTAATCTCATTTAATTTTCGGGTAAGATCTTGAGCATCTTTACTCTTAGAATACATTCTGTTTAAAATAATACACAATATTTAGCTACATTGCATTTATATATTAATCAGAAAACAATTGACATTCATATATTCATTTGATGCATCACCATATTCTTGTAGATTTCTTCTTTGTAGTAAGCTATTTTTTGTTCGATAAGTATAAGCATTAATGTTTAACAGGTGCTGTTTGTTGAAGGGGCAAACTGGTTGATTTGCAGACATCAATTCCCAATTTAACAGATGCTCTTTGTCTTGGTTAGTTTTAAAGATACAATTACATTTATTGGCGGTTTCGTGTTCTTCCCTACTTGCGCACGGTTCAATTAGTCGCATCTTTTCGTACGCCTCGCGAACAGTCATATTGAGCGGTATTACCGGCGATGCGATTTCCGTAGGCTCTTTATCGGTCCAATAATCAGAACCCTTTAAATAAATGCTATACTTTTTCCATATTCTATTGTCGTCTATGCTGCCGCTTCCAATGGTGGTGATGTCATACGAAACGTAAGGCAGTGTAGATAGCACTTCAATTTTTTCAAAACTGTCGCTTTGCTGCAACACATGCCAATCTGTATACGAGCTGTAATTATGGAAAACCATCAAGTTAAAAACGATGCTTGGCTCGTGATACGATGTTACGGTGTACTGCAGCAAACGACACCAATAATCGGTTTTAACAAAATCCTTGTAAAATTCCTCTTTAAACTGCGGCACATTGAACATGTGCCGTATATAATATAGCGAAGGAGCGTTTGAAGAGCTCCATTTTTCAATGCATTTCCAATCGTCATACAAGGTGCCAACAAAGCCCGGATACTTATCGAACACTATCATATGCTCGGACCAATTAATAGACGACGCGATGTTACGCAGCTCTCCGACTCGTCCCTCTTGCAGACAATATATAATTAAAGAATCGCTGATTCTGTTCGGCTCCTGCATGTACAATTCAAGGTTTATTTTGTCCATATATTCGGGATTTTTTATTATTGCGCCCAAATGCTTGAGTTTAGTAAAGCTGATCGTAGTTAATATAATTACTGTGGGCTCTTTAAACCATTCTTCTTTTATAAAATGGGTTGCTATTACTTTGTTCCATTTTAATTTCGACGCAAACTTCTTTTGCACGTCAACAGATAAATTCTTGTAATTTTTACATATAATCTCCATATCAAGTAAATCTCCAAAAGTCAATATAAAATTTGATGAAAGATATCTCTGCTTTGACACCTCGGACCATATTAGGTAATTCTTAAATTTCACACCTGTGACTATGTCCAATGTATTTTGAGATATTATTTTCCAATCTAATTTATTATTAAAAATCCTCATAAAATCCAAGCGGCTGTAGCATTGGCGGGACAAATCGCGCCATAAATTATAGTTATCTAGTTGCGCCATGTATTTGCGATTATTATCACACGTTGTGGACAAATCCATAATTTTATACTCTTGGCCGTTTTTAATAGCGCGTAAAAGTGCCTGCGTTGGAGCCATTATTAACTTGTAATATACATTGAACAGCGAAGCGTTTTATTTATATACGCGTCTCGTATCAAATAAACCTGTTAGTTATCGGAATAAATGCCTTTATTAATTAATTTCGTGATTGTCGTTCACGGCTCCTATTATGCCGCAGCCTAATCGCCCGCCAGAATTGCCTGTAGTTTTACTAAGCGGGTGATCGGTTAAACCCAAGTCGTCTTGGTCTGTATGAACAACTAAACTGCGCCCCAAAATACTATTGGGCCCAAATAAAGAGATAACATTGTCGCTCATAGCGATTTCTGTAAGCGCCGTAACGCCCGCCGACCTAATATTACCCAGATCGCCAACGTGGCGCACTAAAGCTTCCGGCGCGCCGTGATCGTTTAATGTCGGGTTAAAATGCTCGCCGGCAGAAGTGCAACCGTTGCTCGTATCACCGTATTCGTGTATATGAAACCCGTGTAACCCTTTTGGTAAATTTAACAAATACCCAGTGATTTTGACAAAATCCCCCGGGCAATCTTGATAAAACTGCACTTGTCCATACACGCTTCCATCTATAATACATACAGCTTTCATTTTATATGCAATATACTACTTATTATTAAAACAAAAGCGATAATCTCATTAAATGGGTGATGTCATCTTTTAGAACTTGCTTTACACGACCGATTTGGTCACGTAAAGCCCGTTTGCTTATCTATAACCTTGGACAGGTTTTGACTTGTTTTGGCACAAACAAGCGATTGTCTCATTTAATGGGGTGATGTCATGTCTAAACATGATAATAGTCATGTAAACACCTTGCACAAACAAGCGATGATCTCATCTAATGGGTGATGTCATCTTTTAGAACTTGCATTACACGACCGATTTGGTCACGTAAAGCCCGTTCGCTTATCTATAACCTTGAACGGGTTTTGACTTGTTTGCACAAACAAGTGATGATCTCATCTAATGGGTGATGTCATCTTTGCTTTACACGATTGATTTGGTCACGTAAAGCCCGTTCGCTTATCTATAACGACAAACAAGCGATGATCTAATTTAATGAATGATGTCATTTTAGACCAACAAGCGATAAGAATTAAATAAAACAAAAATATTACATTAATTTGTTTATTAATTTTATTTTGGTTTATTATGTGTGCCTTTGTATGGAAGCTTGCGCTTTCATCAACCAAAGCGTACTGCATGACGCGTCGATCGCGCTCTTGCTGTTCCTTTTGCTGCAATGTTCTGTCGACCCGTTCTTTTGCGCATTTTGCTTTTCCTCTTCTTTTTCTTTATAACAAAGGTTGCTATACATTTTTATATGTCGTGTTATATATCGTGATCGCCAAACAACAATACACACAACACCGTAGGCTCATCACGCGCGCTTTTATATACCCGAGATTCATTTTCCTTATGCGTCGTTTTAATTTTTTAACCGCAAATTATCATTTGTGGGTTTTTATCCTCATCCGTGGTTATTATCTGTGTAAACAATATTTAAATGCGGCAGAACATGCTCCGCTACAGCACTCGTAACTGTACTGGCAATCCGCTCCGTCCATCGTGCAAGCTTTACTACTCAATTGAACGACAGCAGTAATGATTAATATTGAAATAATTATTGTTTTAAAGGACATATTTTTAAATTTTCTTAAATTTAACGACATTTGCGGTAACCCAAATGGGGTTTTATGTTTAAACACTGTTTGTAAAACTTTAGCTTTAAATTTACAGGAATAGCCATTACGTATTTAAATATTTTTCCAATGGGATACGTTTGGGGCATTTTGATTTTTTTCGGCAAGCCAATGTTGCTCAGAGCGATGTACGTCTTTGTTTTATTGTATACTTTTGAATATGTATTATAATGATTTTTTTCTATTCGCTCTCTAAAAAAACAATCTTTGGACAATTTTACTGCGCCATAGTATCGGCCGCAGTTGTCAATGCACAGGTACATGCAAGTAAACGCGTTTTGTATTGTAATGTAATTTTTGATCTTCGCAACGTGTCGGCGCCGCAATATTGTGTACATACTGTTGGAATTTGTGGTTCCTTGTATTTTTCCGTGAGGCAAGATTTGTAGGTAGCGTTTATTTATAAAAAGCTGCATCGGTCTGTATGTTCCGGTGATATGGTTTAAATCTGATGAATCGTTTTGCCAAATTAGCAACAAAAACACTATGGCAAGTGTCGCTATTAAATGCATTTTGAAACTTTACTATTTGTTGGATCGTAAAAGTATTTAAACAGCCCGCACACCCACACAAAACAAATACATGTACAGCTACGACGACGACTATCATATTTAAACATTACGCAACATGATGAAATTACTTTTAGCATATTTTAATCAAAATCCATCAACTCATAGGCTGTATTGTCGGCGAACTCGTCTTCAAAATTATAACTTTTCATTAAATCCGTCAAAGTTTCAAAGTTAGTTAATGTTTTCAATATTGTTTTAGCGTCTTGTTTAAAATTACACGACGAAAGATAATAATAGTATTTTTCTATAAACATAACGACGGCCATGTCGGTGTTTAAAAACTTTACAAATTCTAAATTAGTCGTGCTAATCTCCTCCGACCGGCGATACACATGATTGCGATGAAACGTGCACCAATACCATTCGGCGTGCGTGTAACACAGCCGGCATTGAAATAATTTATCATGTTGTATATAATTTAAATACTCGACGGATTCTAAACTTAACTGGCGCTTTTCGACAATATCAAAATTGTCATCTTTTAATTGCGGAAACAATTTGCCTTCTTTTCCCATTGTTTCTAACACATTTCCCAAATTACCAAATGGCAAATTGAGGGTTTTAAACAAATCAATTAGAGGTTTGATATTATTTTTATAAGTGTTAGCCGCGGACTGCTGCTTTTGCAAAGTTATATTGTTGTCACTGTTACAGTGTACACTGCTGCGCAACAACGGAGGCGGCGGAACGGGCACATTCACCAAAGCCATCATATAATAAGAGATATACGTTTAATTTTAAACATGCAAATATTTATTAAAACATTGACGGGCAAAACTATAACCGCCGAAACGGAACCCACTGAAACGGTGGCCGAGGTAAAACAAAAAATTGCCGACAAAGAAGGCGTGCCCGTCGATCAACAAAGACTTATTTATGCCGGCAAACAGCTAGAAGACTCCAAAACAATGGCCGATTACAATATTCAAAAAGAATCTACTCTTCACATGGTGCTTAGATTACGAGGAGGAAAAATTTAATATAATAAAAGAAATTTTTATAAATAAAATGTTTTATTATTATGATTCTGACATATTTGTATCTTCTGTATTATCACTAATCATGGTGTAACCTGATGCTATACGTCTAGATTTAATAGAAGAGGACTTTCTGCTGTATCCGTTGCTGCTGCCGTTAGATGAATTTTTTCTTTTTCTAGTAGTAACCGGAGTAGGAACGTATGCCGGCGTTGTCGGTAGCGTCGCAGCAGACGAGGTAACGGAAGATGACGACAGCGGCAGTTTTAAAGCGGAATTTTTAAACGTTTCCATGGCTTTAGTTAAAAATTCCCTAGTTAACACATCGTCGTAAATGGTGCTAATTAGCGGTGCGGTGTCGCGTTTAAATGTTTCATTTAAAACGTTATAAAACTCAGTGTACAGCTTGTCGCGCATTTCGCAATTCTCTTTCAGTTCTGCCAAATTAGTATTGGCCGAAATGCTTTTTTTCCTTTTACCGTTGCTACTATTGTTGTTATTGTTGCTGCTATTTTCTGTCGACGACGAGGAGGATGTCGCTCTGTCGGCCATCCGTTTTCCCAATTTTTCCGTGTAGTCAAACACAAACACAAAATTGGCCAAATCCGATTTGGTTTTAATCAATTCCCACATCACAGGACTGCTAGGCCACGATATTTGTTTAATTTTAGTGTACCAACTATTAAACAATATGTATTTGTTGTTGCTTATGACTTTTTTTGCCTTTTTCGACATTTTGCGCTCGTCGAACAATATGGGCGTTATGTTTATTGTGTAGCAATATTTCTTTTTTTCCATTAAATTGATAAACGAACGCACCTGCTCCATGTTAGATTTGTTAAATTGGCTAATTTCTAGGCGATCAAACAGAGTGATATCGTTTTTGTTGTTACTGTTTAACAGTATTGGCGCATTCGTGGCCGTCGACACAGCATTGTTGCTATCAATAAACATTTCCGTAGCATTTACCATTTTGTCTTACTATGCAATATCTCAATTTGCCCACCAAATTATACTCTTCGCGTAAGGTTTTTTTAATTTTCAAAATTCTTAAAATTCGCCTATCGTGCACGCACAACTTACGCCGCCAACATTTGTCAGTGATTATTGTGGCGCAACTCAAATTTGCTCTTATATATTCATATTGGTCCTCAAACTTGTCTTCTAACACGTGCGCATCTATATTTTTAATGTTTAATTCTTTTTTACGTTTATTTGTTAACTCTTTTATTAGCGCCCAAATTTCACTGCGATTCGTACATATTGCATCGCAATTATTAGTATCTGTAGTGTGATTTTGAAACATTATTATTGGTAATGATAGCAGCAGCAGCAGCAGTAGTAGCAGTAGTAGTAATATTTTCGTTGTGGACGGGCTTTAAAGTGGCATAAAAAAAGGCACTCAATTGTTTGTTATCAAATTTGTCCTTTACCATGCGTACAAAGTCAAAAAAGTCACTATAATTACTGAAATCGTAAGTGCTCAATTGCTTGCTGTTCATGTAGCTAAAGTATTTGTTTAGCGGCACGATTGTCAGACTTCGCGCGATTTCGCAATTAAAACGGCGCGGTTTTAATATAATCTGATAGTCGTTACCAAACATGCCGGGCAGCAGTTTTACCGTGTACGTGTTCGGTTTTGCATTGATATCCTTCAAGCGACCGTGCACGACTCCCACAAAAATTACATATCTATAGGTGACACCTTCGTCTCTCCACTTTAACGTGAACGGCAACTTGTATATGTATGCGCTTTCAAAAAACCGTCCCGTTTCCTCAATAAATTCCCGCACTGCCGTCTCGTAAATTTTCGCATCGCAACAGTCGCGATGACCTCGTGGTATAGAAATTTTTTCCAAAAACGTGTCTGCCGCCGCGTTCGTGTTGGAAAACGGCGCCGCCGTCGTCGTTTGGTACGAGCGGCGAGCACACAGTAATACCGCTTTGTTGATGTCCGTTATCATGAACAGTCCCGCAGAATTTTTCTATTTTATTAATTTACTTAAAATCATGCACAATATAAACGACCAAAACACTTTTGCATATTAATTTATTATACAACATTATTTATTATACAACATTGTTTTATTAATTATTAATCAATGTTCACGACGCGTTTGCCGTAATTGGTGCCGGTTCGAACGCGTTTTCCTCGTATATAATCTATGCTAATTTCACTGTCACAATTAATTAATCTATTATGTTGAGCGGCGCGTTTAATTGAATTCAAACGCCGCGTAGATAACTCTAAAGGATTATAGATTGGCGATTTTTCCAATGTAAATGAATTTAAATGTCCCCCGTTAAACCATTCCAAAGTTATTATCGTATACAACAAAAACAACAATTCCCTATCTTTGTTACTAAACACAAATTTGTTTTTTAAACAGTAATAATAAAATTTAATAGAGTTATACAAATAAAACATAAAATTTTTTTGCTTTAAATAATATTCTACATCAGTCACAAACAATACGTTTATCAACTTATTGTTAATCAAGTTTATTAGCTTTTGCAAATACATCATAGAATTTTTATCTTCGTCAATTTTTATGAGTAAAACGTAGGGAGTTTTTGAGTTTAGTACAATTTTAAACTTTTCATCATTTGTCAATTTTGCTAGTAAATCCGACCAACACGACGATGCCACCTCTAAACATATGTATTTGTTTGAAAATACATGCCGTTTGATTATTTCACTTATCGACGTTATAGACTGTACATACTTCTCAAACATATCATCCTTCCAACCGCGGACAGACGACGACAATGGCAGAGGCGTCGACACAGTGTCATCCGGCTGATGTTTAAAATCGAGCCCGCTCTGTATTAGTTTTGTTGTGATTCGAATACTCAATTGTTGGCCCAATGTGTAGTGGTCTTCGTATCCACGCTCCCACATAACGTTGCAAGCAAATTTCACTAGATCATCAATGTTACGCTGCTTCAAAAGTCTTTTTAGGCGCGCTATATCACCCTTGTACCATCTGTCTCGGCATAACAATTTAAACATGACATTATCATGATCGCTTATGGTGTTCAGTTTCGTGAGATCCACATAATCGTCTATATCCTCGGGCGTCGCGTCCATCATGCTTGTTAAACAGTTGAAATCAAACACTTTTATGCGAAACACGAATCGAATAAATCCATCCGAATTCACTTGAACGTCATTTTTTACCAGTCTAGGCAATTTTGTGTTAATACCATTTAAATATAAAGCGTATAGAATCAACGCCTCCGCATTTAGTTTGCAAGCCTGCGGTAAAAATTGTGTGGTGTACTCGAATTTTGTAACGAACATGTTGCAGCCCGTGGACATATTAAACAATGAAGAATTTAAAAGACGATTAAATTATGTTGGCTCTATTGCCACAATGATGAAACGGACTCTTGTTTTAATGCAAACACAAGGGTTCTGCACTCAAGAAAACGCAGATAGTTTATGTTTGTCCGACGACACGGCCTCTTGGTTATGCGGTCATATTCAAGAATGCAATTTTGTATCGTTTCGCGTTCACATTCCGAATTTTACGCGTCCTAATTTATTTTTGGAACATTTTAAATTTAAAGAAGTTTATCAACACGATTACAATAACAATGATGATAATAATGATAATAGTAATGATGTTGGACGGCGTCGTTTTACATACATGAATTATTTTATTTTTGCAAATTTAATTGCTGTTAAACTCGTTGTGTATGCGACAAACGAGCTGTTTGACATGTTTAATGATGGCTTGCCGTATTTTATAGACAATTTTACCGAATTGTGTTATACACATGTACGAGTCAGAGTTCGTAAACATGACGCCAAACTAATTTACCGTTCTGTGTACGAACACGCAATTGAAAATTCAATTGCTACTATTCCGAGAGACGATAAAAATACAATTGTATAATAATAAAACAGTATACGCATGTAAGTGATGCGCACTATGCCCACTAATAAATACGCATCGTGTTACATATGTAGCGAAATTGTATATTTGTACAAAAAACGTTCGATAAACTCAACATTTAGCTCAAATATATTTTATAAACGCCGCATGGCTATTGTTAAAAACGGATTTGTACTATGTTCACGTTGCTACACGGAATTGTTTAATAAACCAATTTCTAATAGTATTGCATCAGCATTTGTAATTAACAATGATATATTATAATAAAATTAAATTTTTGCCGTCTACAGCGGTGCCGTTGTATGACACGCGCGTCGACAAACACGGTTGCAAGATATTCATTGTGCGCCGTTATAACAAAAACATAATTGATTTTTCGCGGATCAGAAGCAGAACGCTACAGACGATAGTCAAAAACGAAAATATGCCGTGCGATACAAATTGTGACATTATTTTTCCGATTAGCAGTTCGTGTTTAAAATGCAAACGAAGTTTTGCTTTATATTCGGCCGTAACGTATTTTCATTGCGGTCATTCATGTTTGTGTATAGATTGCGATGAAATTTATAGCAATGATAACAACAAATGTATTAAATGTAAAACTGGTGTAGTTTATAAATTAATGTACAAAAAATATTAGCACAATTATAATAATTATGTATTTCTTGATATAATAAGCAATAAAACTTATGTTATAATATGTATGTTTTATTATTAATTGCCGTATTTATCATTATAATAATAATTGTATGCAGTTTGTTAATTTCTAAATGCCATAATCCTCCTCTCGATGATAATGATGATGTTTCTGCAAGAAGAAAAGAAGAACCCGCTTCAATACCATTGGCAGCACCTACAATAAAACCGCCGCCGCTTCTTTCTTCCATTAATGACCCCACAGAGCTAAATGACTTTGAAGAATGGTTTAAAATCAACTTGATGCGTTTGTTTAATCAAAAAGCAGAAAAAGTAGTCAATCCCACGAGAGCTTGGAATAGCGTGACGGTTTTTGACAATCTCAATCCGTGGACCAATGTTGCCGACTTCGGTACCGTATGCCACACGCTGATCGGTTATTGTGTGCGATACAACAATCCTTTAGATAGTCTGTTCCAAAATGCCACGTTAGCGGCAAATTTAATAAACGGACTAAACATAATTTGCAACAAACTGCCCGATCCGCCTCCGCATCAATTAGCGCCATGGGGCCCCATTGCGGATTGGTATCATTTCACAATTACTATGCCCGAGGTGTTTATGAACGTAACAATAGTACTAAATAAAACGGAACATTACAAAAACGCAGTTTACTTGACCACATATTGGCTCGGTTTATATTTGCCGACGGCGGTAACTTCTCTGGGTTGGCATAGAACGGCTGGTAATTCGATGCGAATGGGCGTACCGTACACGTACAGTCAAATGTTGCGCGGCTACTCATTATACGCGATTAAACAAGAGCCGGGAATACGAGAAATTCTATTGACAATCGCATTTCCATATGTAACAAAGGGCAACGGTTTGCACGTCGATTCGATTTACATTGATCACATCGACGTCCGTGCTTATGGATATCTGATCAATTCATTTTTCACGTTCGCCTACTACACCTACTATTTTGGCGATAATGTAATCAACACGCAGGGCTTAGTGAGAGCGATAGAAAATGTGGCAAGCCCGGAGGGAATTGTGGTGCCGGGTGTAATGTCACGCAACGGAACGCTATTTTCGAACGTTATCGGCAATTTTATAAATTATTCTTTGGCCGTCCATTCGGCGGACTATTCTAAAGTGCTAACGAAGCTGTCGGAAACGTATTATGGCTCCGTTGTGGGCGCGACAACGCGCCTTGCCTATTACGAGTCCGATCCCACTAATAACATTCAAGCGCCGCTATGGACCATGACGCGTCGCATATGGAATCGCCGCGCTCGCATAATTAATTATAACGTTAATACGGTGCCGTTCGAGTCGGGTGTCATATTGCAAAGTCTCAATGGCATCGTCAGGATTCCTTCCACGACCACGTCTACGCAATCTTTCAGGCCCGCTATAGGAAAAACGGCCATTGTTAAAACTAACAATTGCGGCGCAATAATGATATATGCAAAGTTTAGGGAAATGAACAATTTACAATTCAAATCGTGCACGCTGTTTTATAATCATGGCATGTTCCAATTGTATTATAATATCGGCGTCGAGCCGGACTCTTTGAACAATACAAACGGGCGGGTAGTTATATTGAGCAGAGACACGACGGTCAACACAAACGATTTGCCTTTTGACGCACAACGAATCAATAACGACGGATCGTCTGAAGGAACCACATTTAACGGTGTGGTTTGCTATCGAGTGCCGATAACTAATGTTAACGTGCCCTCATTGACTGTCCGATCGCCCAATTCCAGTGTTGAATTAATTGAACAAGTAATTGGGTTTCAGGCAATGTACGCGGCCACAGCGACTGCTTGCTACAAATTAAACATAGAAGGTCACACGGACAATCTGAGGGCGTTTCGAGTCAATTTAAATGAAACCATATACGTGAACGTAAACAATAATGTAAAAGCTCTCTTTAATTATCCATGGCTTATGCTCAAAGAACAAAACGCAATCGTTTTCATGTCGGCCAATGAGGACGACATTTTACCTATTACAATATTAACACAGTCGTTTAATTTTATTGACGAATCCAATTTACAATATTTTCCTACAAATTGCTTTGTTCATGATAATAGTTATTTCAAATTATATGACACAACTTCTAGTTTGCAATTTATTTTTAATGTATCATAATTCAACGATACAAGTCCAAACCCGTTCAAGGTTATAGATAAGCGAACGGGCTTTACGTGGCCAAATCGGTCGTGTAATGCAATCACCCATTTGATGAGATCATCGCTTGTTTGTGCAAACAAGTCAAAACCCGTTCAAGGTTATAGATAAGCGAACGGGCTTTACGTGACCAAATCGGTCGTGTAATGCAAGTTCTAAAAGATGAATCACCCATTGATGAGATCATCACTTGTTTGTGCCAAATATAGATAAGCAAACGAGTTCCAAAACAAGTCAAACCCCAAGGTTATAGATTAGATAAGCAAACGGGCATTAAAAGAATAAAGTGTTCAAAAAATAAATTATTATGAAATTTGATATTGGAAGTCACGCTAAAGGTTATGCGTTAGAAGACAGCGATTATGATTACATACAAATTGAACCGTGCACGCCGGCAAGATTTATGGACCACGTGTTTGAAAGGCGACGCTTTAAAAATAACCACACGAAAGACGCCGACGGCAACGATGTCGTGATGGTTAATATGTTTACGGCTTTGCGTGGCATTTACGATGGAAAATTCTATTATTTAGGCGTGTTTGGTTGCAAACGCGAAATAATTCAAGACAAACGTTTGTATGAGTTTATTAGAGCCCTAACTAAAGCGAGATTGCCCCTAATTCTAAAATCAATGGCCGACTATGCGATTCATTACCGACATTTAAACAAAGTAAAAAATTTGCTAGCAATTTTTTTCAACTTGTCCTACATAAATCATTGCATTACTATTAACGGGCCGCCTGATGATGCTAGTAAAATTAACGAATACATTTTAAAGGATAAATTGTCTTTGTATAATTCGCTCATGTCTAAAAGAGCGCAAAATGTTACTAACTGCAATGAGAGTGAAATTGCTCAAATTGAAAAGTATAAACAAGACACGCTAGAAACCCTTTTGCGAATACCAATGCCAGGCAACAGTATCGAAATAGAACAAAGTATTGTTAATTATATGCTTGACGAATAATACACTAAAAAAAATATTTTAAAGATGCGCTGGGCAAGACGCGACGCATATCCACGGCCCCGTTTGTATACATAATTTTATTCATTGTTTTATTTTTATCGCGATAGCACGTATATCATTTAACCATGGCTCAAGTCAAAATTGGTCAATTTAAATTTGGAGAAAATACATTTAAATTGAGATATGTATTGGAAAATAATAATATAGTCAAGTTTGTGGCTAAAGACATCGCAGTTAGTTTAAAATATGAAAATACTAAAAAAGCAATAATTGATCATGTTGATGATAAATATAAAGGGTATTATTTCGTTACCCATGCCTCAAAATCGCTCGTCAAACAAGGCGACCCGCTATATTTACACCCGGACACTGTCTTGATAACCAAATCCGGTGTGATTCAACTGATAATGAGGAGCAAACTGCCATATGCTGTGGAATTGCAAGAGTGGTTGCTAGAAGAGGTTATTCCGCAAGTGCTATCTACCGGCAAATACCAACCGGCCGTTGAAGCCGATGATAAAATCAAACAATTTGAAGCTATGACCGTGTCTTTGAAAGAAACCAATGACAAATTACAAAAATCTAATGAAAAAATGATCGTTTTCATGAACGCTTTAGTTAAATGCAATAACGGATTGATGGAGGCGCGCAAAGACGCTGAATTAGCACGCCGAGATTTGCAAAAATCGCACGATGATTTTAAAGACTACGCTAATAGGGTGGCGGACATTTTCAAAGATGTAATCACCAAGCCCAGCAATCCTCAATTGTGCCATAGTTTGGCGGTGTGCGCATTGGGCAATGACGAGTACGCTTTTTTGAGGGCCCAAAAACGCAGCCTCGGCCGTAGTATTAAACGGCTAGGTTCAACAGATGTTGTGTTCAGTAGCGATTACGTGCCTAACGCCATGAATGTGCTAAACAAGGTGAAAGAGTCGCTACCTAGAAACAAATACAAAGCCAAGCACAACAAGATCACGCTGTTGGAGAATTTAACCAAGGAGCAGCTTATTGAGGCGGTAAATTCTTCTATGACGGAACGGCAGATCGCCAGATTGAGCAACAGTAACAATAATACTTTGTAACGAAACGCTATGTAGTTTTAACTATTTATAAGATATACATAATTAAAGATGAAACTTAAAACGATATTGTTGATCATTTCTACGGTGGCGCTGTTGGGTGTGCAGCACGCGATGGCGGCGTGCGCCGCGACCGGCGAACCCTGCACTCACGACGTGGAATGCTGCAGCGAAGCATGTTCGCCCGTGTTTAACTATTGTTTACCACAATAAATAAAAATGTAATATTACAACTTTTATTATTATACATTCATTTATTAAATTAAAAGTAATGAACTTAATTTTGAAGGCAAGTTTCATAAGTTATACCGCTATACTTTAGATTAGTTTATCCAATATAACTACTGCCGCACGAAGTCCACATTTGCGGAGGAGGCGGCGGCGGCGGCGGCGGCGGTGGCAACGTTTCTTTATTCAAAATAAATTCCAAACGATTTGCTCTAAACACTAGTGCAATGATTTCGCTAAAAATATAGTCCAACGACTGTTTGCCATCGAGATATAATAAAATTTTGCTGGGCTCTAAATGAAACATTTCAATATAGTCGTTTTCGTTTAATTTTAAATCGTATCGCACAGATTTGATCGAAACATTCCCCGGTAGTGCTATGTACAAATTGACGGCGCCATTGAACGCACTGACATGTTTAAAGGCGACGTAAATGCCCGAAACAGAAGGATCCGGTCCCCGCGCGGATTCGTTGATGACCAATGAAGCGTTATAGTCGGTGTTTTTTGTTTCATAGGAAAAATTGCAGCTAAATATAAAACTGATCTCTGAATTGCTACTGTTAGTAAAAAACAAATTTATACTTTGTCGGGTATTTGAAGTAAGCGGGCAAATATTCGTTATACGCATGCCACAGCATTTGCTGATAGTTAGCATTATCTACATTTTTTATAGTCAAATAGATTTCATCTTTTAAATGGTTTTCGTACTGCAGCATGTTTGGGTGCGCGTCTAAAAATTGTGCGTACTCTGCCAATTGTCGTTGAACTCTAATTGATTTAGGAGCAACTGCAAATTGTTGTGGTACAACTTCATTTTCTGTCAAAATGTAAGAACTGACAAAAATAGTTACGGCTCTATCTAAAAACCGTAAGCGTCCTAAATTAAATTGTTGATGAAGCAGCGATAGTTGATATCCAGGTTCGTATGAAATTACTTGTTCGCCTACAAAAGTGTCTCTTCCTGTTATTGAAATTATATTTATAGAATTTAAATTGCTATCGTTTAAATTTAATCGAAAATATACCGCGCCGAATCCTGTATTTGCGTTTTTATTGTATGTCGTCAAAGTTATAGTGTGCGCAAACGTATCAATCACCATAATCCCCACTATGATGTCGTTAATTCCTAAAATGTACGCAATCTCACAAGACAAAATTGAATAATGTTTCGGTGTGTACACCAAATCGATTACGTTTGGCGTCTCGTTGGTAATTTTCAAGTATAAATTTTTGTTAGATCGCGATAGTAAATTGAAATCTTTAAAAAATAACTGGTAACGAGTATTCTTCCCCCGGGGCGCTCTCACCATGTACACGCCGACGCAAATGTTCGGCACTAATACGGTACCATCGGGCCGCACAAAACTTTCAAAAACTAATTGCGTCCCGTCATAAATTGAAAACGCCTCTCCGGTAATTTGATGCAAATCGTCAATGTTACATTGTATCACGACGGTTTTATAAACGTTTGATTGGTTTAATTGTAACGGCGTAAAAAGGGAATAATTGCTTTCGCAGTGTATGCCATAGTTGTTGGAGTTCACGTCGAAATTTAACAAGACTTGATTGATCGGATACTGGACTTGCTTAGACATGGCCAAAGACATTTCCGAGACAAAACCATAATATTCGTCGCTTTCCGTTATATCGGCAGAAACTATAAACAGCCTCATTAATAGAATGTATGGCACAAAATCGTCCTCAGACACACGCGTCAGCCAATCGAATATTGGCGGATATATAGTAAAATTGTTTGCAAAAAGCCGTCTAAACATTTTATTCATATCGGTCAGCGCTTTTAACCCGTTGGCCGTGTTCATGTACCACGTAAACACTACGAGTTTTTGAAAAAAACTCCAATCGTCGTAATTGGTTTTTGTTTCGATCAAATTAGAAATCTCATTTTCAACTCGGGTTCTATTGCCGTTGGCGTACACCGAGGCGTCTCGTTGCCGCTGGGCATCATCCATCCAATAATATTGGGCGCGGTCACACAAAATATTATTGTATACTTCACCTAAACTGGGAATGTTGGAAACGAAACGAAAATCGTACGCATGACCTATTTCATGCAAAACCAACCAATTTGTAGACCTGGGTTCCAAATAGCGTCCTATGGACGCAGTAGACATGGCCGTCCAAGTGCCCGAATAATACGCCATACCGGCGCCATTGGCGTCAGCTTTGCAAAAAAACTGATTTTTAAACGATCGATCGTACGGTGACTCGTTAGTTTTAGACAATCCTATCCAATCATCATACATATTGATAATGTCATTGTAGAATTTATATAATTGTTTAAAATCTAGCGTAAGAACTGTAGTCACGTCGACGGGAGGCACCAAAAGGCAAACCCTGTCCAAGTCCAAAAATACGAACACGTCCGGATCTTGCCTGAGCAGTTCTTTAAAATCGCTTTCATTATCAGTGTAATAATTGTAAATGGGCAACTTTTTGTATCCACCACTAATATTATAATCGACACGCGCGCCAATTTCATTGAACGGCCTATCTATAAAAGGCACACAAACGTGTTCGGAACTAATCGTCACCGGCTCATGGTCGATAGTGCGATTTGATTCTGTGGCAGAATTATTATTTAACAAACGTAAAATAACCTCAGTTCGGGGCAAATTATCATCATTTATATTACACGTGATAATTGAAGTGTTATCACAAATATATCCCAATGGCACTCTACCATGGCGTAGAGCCATCCAATTACTATTTGATGCTAACCATATTGGAACTTGCGTGGCTTCAACAAATATACTCGATGAAACAACCATAATATATAAACTTATATTATTCAACACTCCCCAAAGAAAGAGACATNGTAAAACAAAACAACTCATTTTTATATATAAACGTTTAATTTAAAAGATACATTTTTAGATGCATTAAATAAATTTAATAGTACACAACTTACAAACATATCATTTGTTAATAGTAAATTTATTTTGCCATTGACACTGGTTTCATTTACATTTTTCAGTACATTGTCTCCAAACACCTTTCCGGTGCACGTGTAATTTCCTTTTAATCCTGTTATCTCGATACAATTTATACCAAAATTTTCTGGATTCGGTGCTTCATTTTTAAACCAGTACGATATCGTGTTAGGGTTAATTACAATTCTATTTATTTTTAAAAATTTATTAGCTCCGCACAATTTAACATGAACATTTTGCATTTGCTCCATAGCAACACGACCGTATCCTAGCTAACGTATGCAATAAATAAAATATTAATTAAAATTATCATCATCGTTCTCAGAATTACAATCGTGATCGTTGCCGTCGTCATCATCGGTATCGCTAATTTTGGGAGCGAGATAAAATTTAATAAACCCAATATTTTTTATATAGTATTCGATTAAGAGAGGCAATTCTTTTGACATGTGTATAATAACTTGTGGCGAAAGAGATGCCGCTTTTGCAAAAATATTTAAATATTTGCCCGCGAAAGTGAGTTTGGTCGCTCTGTCCATTTTGACAAGAGTAAAATCTTTTACGCCCGAAACTAATTGTATTTCGGCCGATGTTATGTCGCCGTTGACTTGCAGTTTCAATCCAGCCTTGTCGCAATTCAGGGTTATCGAGTCGCTAAATTGCAGCGAATCTTTGCACAATCGTGCGAATTCACTGCTAGACATGTGCAGGACACAATCGAAATTGCTATCTGGCGCTTCCAAACGTTCCATGTCAATACACATCAGCTTCATTTTGTACACGGAAGCTCTTCGATCTTCATTTTCAAATGTAAACACCACAGTGTCATCGTTAGGTTTCGCCATCATAAACATCGAATCCTTGTCGTTGGCGCATTTTACTATTTTATGTAAACTTTCTATGCGCATGTCCAAAGAAATGTTGCTATCGCATCTGTAGTGCTCGAAATTGTTTGCGTCCAGAAATAGCGAGACTAACGCCACATGAGAACTGTCCATCGATTGTAACCATATTCCCGTATCGTTGCATTGGAAATTGCCGTCTTTTATTAAATCTTTAAATACTTCGATTATTCTTTTAAACACAAAGCTGGTCTTAAATTTGGCCTCAAACATGTTGTGTTAATATGTTAATGCAGTTTTAACTTGTCAAAATAATGTAAACGCTCACTTTATATACTTTATTGTAATCTAATCTATTTACACGATTAATCTAAATTATCAACTTTAGATTATATTAATCTTTAAATTATCAATTTTTCATTATAGTGTTGTTGCACATTAACAGACTCGACATAACATTGAATTCTCCACTGTTTTGCGGTAGATTGGAGCCGCCGCGCATCCACTGCAAACTTTCCGCTAAACGGTTACCCACAAACGACTGGTTTTTAGTCCATTGGTCAAATCGTGTTCCTTCTATTTTTTCGTGTCCCGTATAATTGCTCTTTAGAAACTCTTTAAATATGTTATCGGGAGTGTTGTTAAACAACATGTACGGTATCTTGAAAATGGGGTAACGTTTAGCTTGCGGATCAGCAAAGTTGCCTCCTCGCACCACATACTTGCGCTCAATTCCATCAAAATTGGATTGCCGCGACAAAAATGACACTGGCGACAAACATATTTGTGCGTGCGTACCGTCTTCGGCCATCCATTCTGTCAAGTCTTCGCTGCGATTAAAAACTCCCTTTTGACCATGTATGCCGCATATTTTGATTCCCTCCAAGTTACTAAAGGACGTAATTATTGTAATTTTAACTATCAAATTGTCCGCATTTACAATGAGGTTAGCGTTTAGGTTTTCAATAACTTGGCTTTGTATTTGTCTAAAATACACATAGATCTTGTAAACGGTAAAGGTGCCGTTAACGCACGTTTCAATTTTATATCGGCGCCCGTCGTAGATCCAATTAATTTTACCAGTGCTCACCAACGTGCCGGCCATATACAAAACATTACCGTCGCCCAATTCCACATAGTTTTGTCCAAACACACTTTTCGTAAACTTAATAATCGGCACGCTTTTGCCGACAATTGCTATTTTGCCCTTTAGTTTGTTAATTTTGTTATTATACAAACGAATCGGCAACGCTATATGCGGTATGTAAGGATCCTCGGCCGTCATAAGCTTGTTGTCCCTGACTATTGTCCATAATGTGAACATTTTGTTGTTTACCATTACGGATTTGTTGACGGCAACTGAAAGTCCGTTGGACAATTTTTGCAATAAATTAGGATCGTCTCGTTCGTATGAAAAAACGGGCATAGCATTCTTTAGATTGGTCAAGGAGACAATTAACTTGGGCACTGGTATTGTGTGAAAGAGGTGTGTAAAATTTTTGTAATAATACTGCTCGAGCTTAGACATGAGGCATGTTACGTCGTCGTTTTCCACAATCTCGGTGCAGCTATATTTTTTGTTGTAATAAATGGATTGTTTGTAATGGTATTCGTAAGGAGTCAATATAGCGTTAATTTGAATACTACTATTGATTAGTAAATTTTTTTTTATACACACCATTCCCTCGTGATGATTAATAGATAAAATTTTGTTGTTGAGTTTTAACTCAATGGGCGACATGTTTCGTTTCATCGTATAAATTATCATTGGTAAATCTGATTTTAAACATTGTAAATTTGTCGGTCTGTCATTGAACGAAACAAGTAGAGACGTTTCGTAATTTACGGCGGTGATATTTTGTATATATTGAAGGAGCGAATGGTTTAGTAAAAATTTAAATTTNGTCCGCCACCATGTCATAGTTAACGTTGGGCAATCGCGCGTTGCGACACAAGAAAAATTTTTTGNCCTGCCACGGTCATTTCGCCGTGAAAAARGCTGCCGATGRAATTTTACAAAGTCCTTTTTTTGTTTGAGCATTTTTTGCCGCATACTGTCGTTCGTGATGCGTGTAACTTCGTTGCCTATGCGATACTTTAAAACAGGCAAGGACAGCTCAATGTTGTTGTTGCTACAATTGTCCTGTTGATTGGGGAAACTTTTCCGTTGTTTGCTAAACGTTTTAGACACGCAGTATATTAATCGACCATTTACAATGGAATCTACAATTTTTTTCGACTCTTTATGATACAGAACCGTTTGGGTTTTACGTTTTTTCGTCGTTGGCACAGCGTTGTCGTGATCGTTACGCTGTTCAATTTCTCGTTTGTAGTTTTGCAGGATTGTAGACGTTAGCAGCAATTCAAATAAGTAATCGTGTTTATATATAATTTTATTAGCTAAATTGTCTATTGAATAGCAAATGTCATTATTCATAATAAGTTTTATGTGATCGACCAATTGTTCTTTGTGAATGTCGTCATATTTGAATATAAAGTTTAAAGGTTCCCATTTGCCACTTTTGGCTAAATACGTTTCTAAAATAACATTTAAATTTTGCGTCACCACGTAATCGCTCGCATACACATCGCGAGCGAACAGCATATCGTCTTGTTTATCGTAAACTAGTTGAATGGCGCGATTAATATGTTTTTCTTGGTCAACGTTACCATATAAGAACATGCGCTTGCAATGTTTAGAGTATAGTTTATCGTAAAAGTTATGAATTAAAATATTGTTGTTCATCATTATGTTGGGGAAGCTTAGGTAGCGACCGTCTAACATAAAAGTGCCGTTCATATTATTCGCTTCCGCGACACCATTGTCATCGTGTTCTCGAAACTGTTTGTCTAAACGTGTTCCGAACATAACGAGCACACACTTATGAAGCACACAATTTGATCGTTCATTAAGCGCGCAACATAGATAAGATTTTCGTTCTTGTATGGCCGCGAAAGGCATTTTGCCTACGACCGTTTCATTGCCACCGCTACAATCGTACACAAACTTTAAATTGTAAACTTTTTCAATTTTACTGTAAAGCTGATCGAAGTCCTGCACGACGTCCGTCATTGTAGCGCGTCCGTTTAATTGTGATGCAATCTACGAAGCAAAAACGCAAACGCGACCCCGCTGCCGGATCTAATGAAGGCGAGCGTTTAGCTAAACAGATAAAAGAAACGCAACAGTGTTATGATGATAACTATTTTTTACGTTTGGGGGTTTGTGATTTAGACGAAATTAGCTATTACAATTGTCTGCGCATTCCCTTTGAACCAAAACAAATACTAAACGAGGATTATATATTAACCATCAATAGATTAGTAAATGATGCCATCGTTCAAGTCCGACCATACCAACTGACTGACGTAATACAAAAAAACAAAGTTTTGGATATATTAACGTTAATAGACAGCGCTCGAACTGTTTTGTACAGACAAGTAAAAAAAGAAAAGTACGACGAAATAATATTGTTTAAAAATCAGAACCAATTGAACTTGTACGATGATTTGATATTGGAATTGGCCAATATTGGAGATTTGTTTAAACGGCAACTTTTTATATTACAAAATGATATTAATAATTTTTTAACAGAATTTAAAAGTGACGTTCAAATGTATGATATTGATGATTCGAGTCTTGTATTAAAACAATTCGTATTAATTCGAGTAAAAATTCTATTCACCAATTTGATGCGGGACAAAACTAAACTGTTAAAAATAAAGCGCTCGACTACATTGAACAGGCTTCAGGTCGATTGGCCTATTCTGTTACCAGAAGAAGAAACTATGACCAGGGAGGAAATTGCCAATGTAATCAAGCGTGACTTTGAACAATTTGGGGAAATTAAATTCGTTTATGTGTGTCCCATAAATAAAACCCGAGCAATTATAGAGTTTGCTACGTCGGAGTCGGTTAATGCCGCATTAAGTGTAAATAATGACAATTCGAATAGGTACAAAGCACAAGAGTTCATTATCGCCAATTACTATAGTCCCACTTTATTTCAAACTATGCGTAATAAAATAGAAAATATAAACCAACAAATAGACATTTTAAAAAATAATATAATTTTTCAAACTGATTAAAAAATATACATGTTACAGAAATATTAAAACATCAAATAGCGGAAACAAACAATTTTGGCAAAAGTATTTTTCATCAAACGTTTCTATTATACTATTATAATGCAATTTTATCGACTCGTAATTATCCAACGAACACTGCACACACACTGATGTATTAGCAATTATACACACAAACGGTCTGTCTATATTTGACCAAGTTATTCGTAAACGCTGTTTCCAAATATATGTATTATTAATGTCCTTCTTCTCCTCCTTTCTAAAACCCGCCGCCGCCTTTTCATAAGTGTTTTCAATGGTGAGCAATTTTTCTTCCCAATAGCAAATACTTAGTAATGCGAACACGTACAATTGCTGTTTAGCTGTCAATTTGTGTTGCCCGTTTAAGTCGTCAACAATGGGGAATAAACATTTGTCACAGCACCAATAATCGTTTGGTGTAGACTTTGACAAACATAATTCGCACAAAACAACACTCGTACTATTATGGCACAAAAGGGGCTTTTCTATGTCTACACCATTATTCTTTAAATCTTGTGCCCACATTTTATATAAAAGATCTTTATATTGTTTATTTGTGCNAATTTTTGTATAATTTTGAATATTTTTTATGGGCTTTGATAAGTTTAAAATTATTAGAATAATGAGGCACTGTCATTATGTTGTTAACAGTTTGTTTAAAAGACAAAAATTACTACATGTATAAACTATTTAAGGATTATTGGCCAACATGTAAAACTGAATGCCAAATATGTTTGGAAACAATCGATAGTGCGGGAGGCATTGTCGCTCTGCCCGACACGGGCATGTTAAATTTGGAAAAAATGTTTCACGTTCATTGTATCGAGCGTTGGCGACTCGAACGTAATCGCGATCCGTTTAATCGCGTAATAAAATATTATTTTAACTTTCCTCCCAAAACGCAGCACGAATGCAACGTTATGTTGAACGAAACGAAGGGATTTATTGGCGATCATGAGATTGATCGCGTATACAAAAACGTTTATCATCGTGTTAAACACGAAGACGCTTTGGACATAGAGATAAATTTTAAAAAATTCATTAAACCTACTATACCGCAGCAACAATGATGAACGGTTCTTCTTTAGCATCGGACGCAAACGTGTTAGATCTAATATTAAAAGATAATTTGATATTATTCGAAAACAATTATATTATCATAAATGTCTTTGACGAAGAAACCGATCAAGTTAAATCTGTGTGCCTCGGTGAAATTGGTGCCATACAAACCGATGCGTGTTCCCAAACAGATGCAATGTTGGATGCATCCTCGTCGAGCGAATTGCAAAGTCATGCGTCTTCGTAACAACTATTCCGATCCTGACAATGAAAATGACATGTTACATTTGACCGTTTTGAATAGTATATTTTTGGACCAAAACGCGATTCCCTATTACAGAACATTGTTACGAAAATCCACAGATCAAGCGGAATCTCGTAAAACCATAATTAACGCAGACAACATTTACGAATGCTTGCTAATTAGACCGATACGAACGGAACGATTTAAAAGTATAGACGAGGCCGGCGAATCTAATATGGCCATATTAAAAATATTGATAAAAACCGCCATGAACTATTTGGGTAAATTGTGCACAAATGAGTACATTTTAATAGTGGACAGGTTATGTTTAGATATGGTTTATTCGGAATTTCGAGCTATAATTTTGCCGCAGCGCGCATATGTTTTGCAAGGAGAAGACGCGGGCGACAGCAGCAGCAGCAGTAACAATGTAAATAGATTGGATCGAATAAAATTTCCCTGGAACCAAATTAGTTCAATAAATTTAATAGCGTCCACGGACGAATCACGCCAATCGCAATACATATATCAAACGTTTCTACTGTATAATACAATTTTAACGGCAATTTTAAAACAGACCAATCCTTTTGATGTCATTTCTGAAAATACTTCAATTTCAATTATAATCAGGAATTTGGGCAGCTGTCCAAACAACAAAGACCGTATTAAATGCTGCGATCTCAATTACGGAGGAATTCCGCCCGGACATGTCATGTGCCCGCCTCGAGAAATAACAAAACGCGTGTTCCATTATGCTAAATGGGCTCGCAACCCAAATAATTATAAACGCTACAACGAAATAATTGCGCGTCAATTTAATATGTCGAACCGCACGCCAAATAATTGTTTACGCAGGAACCTTGCCAACGATTTAAATGCGCGCGATCGTTCTCAATTATATTTGTTAGATTGGCAAAATTTTATGGGCGAGTTTAGTAGCTATTTCGGTCTGCCTGTACAATAAACATCGCCGATGCGCTAAGTATTTAATGATTGCAAAACTAGCGTGTTGCGCAAACAATAAAATCTTTCCGAGCGCAATTGTGGTGTATTAAAAACCATTAGACGCAAAATGTTTAATTAATTATAATTAAAATGAACACAACTACATTGGGAAAAATTATTGATTCTGTTGTGGAGCAAAAATTTAAAAATCCATCTTACCCGTTGATTACTACTAATAATAGTACAAACTCGGTGGCAATCAATAAAAATAATGATGTACAGAGAAATTGGAATTTAAGAAGTTTATATAACAATAAATCTGACCAGATTAACAGCAACAAATACAATACGTATAAACGTAATAATTAAACATGTTTCGTGCGATTATTAACAAGTTTAATAAATGCGCAAACAGAAAACAGAAGACCACAAAGAATAATGATAATGCGGCGGCGGCGCCGTCAACAATAATTACGGACAGTACTCAATTTGTTGTGTTATGTTCAAAATGTTATTTCGTTACGTCTGCTAATGTTAGCATCAAAGATTACATCGAATTACATAATAATTACAATGAAAAATTTGTCGACGAGTGTTCTAGTAATTTTATTATTACCAATTCAAAATACTGGAAAAAATATGAAAATTGTTCAGCATTTTATATACCTTTGTGTTAATAAATATAATTTGTAAAAATTTGCTTTTGCGTTCTTATTTCGTATCTTGTGTTACACCAATGTAAATTTAAACCTAATTCAAATACAAATAAAGTTGGCTTTTCTTAGATTTGATAAAATATCTGTTCATATAAATACAATTTGAGCTTTGCGGAGAGGTTTATTTCGCTCTAGAAAATAATATCGCACAGACTGTTACGTGTGTTTCGAAATGATACAACCTATTTATGCAAAGTACCTTGAATTTGATAATGTGATTTTGGATTTGACAAACGTGGTCATTGAAGATTGTGATGATGACACTAACAACGAAGAATATATTATATTTATGAATGTAAAAGGAGCTTTTTATAAAAATTTTCATTTTATATGCGATCTATCATTGGAAAGTTTGACATTATTTATTTATAACAAATTACGTTTAACCATACAAGAGGTTGAATATGAAAAATCTGCTCAATTTGTAGACTTTATATTTTTCAATGATGCCGATAATGGAAACTCGATGATCATTGAACTGTGTTCGCAGGCCCGTGTTATTGTTGCTAAGAAATTGTATCCTGGGGAGAAGTATCATCAACGTGTCAGTGGATTTATTGAATTTCAGCAACGGCACTACACTCCTCGGCCCGAACCGATTGTGAACTTGCAAATGCGAAACGAAATTGATCGTGAATTAGAGATAAAATTATACAAAAGTTAATTTTACATTTGTTATATTTAAAATATTATTGTTATTTATTATTATCTTCGTCATCGTCGTCACTAGTTTCATCAACGACAGCAGAAACAATAGTGGATTTTGATTGTTTTCGAGGTAACACCTTACCAATTGGATACCTATTGCGATTATTATTAACACGTTTACGATTGTTACTGACATATTCAATTGAAGAGTCGCTTTCAACGTCATCGCTGCCACCATTACGGCCATCATTACCATCATCATCATCTGTGTAGTAATTATTATTATAAATATTGTTATTTGTTTGTCTTTTACCTTGTTGTTGCTTAGTATTAAAATTATTATAATTATATTCATTCTCATCATTATCATCATCATTATCATCATCATCATCTATGTCATCTTTAATTATTTCGTAAGCGGCTCTACGCGGTATCCAAGTATTATTGAGAGAATCCATTTTTACTATTATTTTTTTTCGAGGGCTCTACGCGCTTTGTGCATGGCCACATCTTCATCGCCTCCGTTTAATTTGTGATATTTAGAAAACGTTTCTACAAATATTCGTTTCGCTCGAGGCGGCATTTTTTCCTGATACACCATATTGGGAATGTGATACATTATTAAAAATTTGTATCACTACTACTACTACTGCTGCTGCTGCTGGTGCTGTCTGTGCTCGTCGTGTCCGATTGGTTGGCGTCAGGGCGAGCTTGCCACGTATTGTTTAAAAATAAATATTTTTTCCTAACAGCACAACATGCTAGCTTTAAGGCAACACGTTCGGATTTGTAAACGTTTAAACTGCGATTATAAATTTTTTCAAATATTCTCTTACCGTTATAAGGAAGAGTTTGATACTTTTTTGGTAATAACATATCATTAATATGAAAATAAAAGACAATAATTTATTTGAACTTGTGTTTTATTTTACTTCACATAAAGAGGAAAATGTTGGACGGAGAGCGTATTAAAACAGGCAAGATTAATATTACAACCTATTGAGATTCAACTTGAAAACTATACTACTTAAATATTAAATTAAATTAAACTCGGCAATATTTTTACCAATTAAATTTTTTGTGCTCTCGTTTTGATAATCTATATATTTGTGATCGTCCTTTAAGTACTCAATATCTTGCTCATTTTTAACAATGTGCACGCGACTTTTTTCATCGCGCCGTACCATCACACCGTTTTTACATATCGAAATAAATTTGTAAAAAGGCAACAGAGCGTCGCGGGTTTTTTTAAGTAAAAGCTTTTGCTCATCAGTGGCCGCGATGAATATCTTAATCGGTCCGTCATAGTTTATGTTTAGGTTGTAATTTTTAAGACGCCGTTCACGGGACCTAGTTTGCCACTCTTTGGCCCTAATGGCGTCGCACAGTTTCACCACGATATGGTTCTTTTCAAAATTAGATTCTAAAACGTGTTTGTAGTTCAAATTGAGCAATGTGCATATTTTTTTTATATAAAAGTGCCTAACTTTTTTAATGCCCAATTTGTTATCGTGTATACCGTAAATTTCCACATTGTCCGTGAGATTCTCCAACTCTAATTTATTTAATTTCTCGCTTATAATCTTTATGTCGTCCGATACATTTTCATCAATTTGATTTTTGATGAAAGATTTCAATAGAGACACATTAATTAATTGTTCAAAATCCATAATAATAATAATAATATATAATAATGGGCAACGACGTGAAAATGCACAACAGCTACAATTTAATATTTTTATTACCCTCTTATACTTTGCGCCGCACGCACAGTTCGTCAATATGTGCACCTATACGGACGTCATGTATTCATTTTTAAATAAAACGCCCACAGAATTCGATTTAATACTGGATCCGAACAAGTTGCAAAATGTGGCCTTTTTTACAAATAATGAATTTAAAGATATTATTAAAAATTTCATTGGGGACTTGAAAAAAAACCAAAAAACAAACTACTTCAACAGTTTAATCGACCAGTTAATTAACGTGTACTCAGACGCCAGTGTTAATAACAAAACTTCCTACGCAAATTCGTTGATAAAAATAATCAAATCAACATGCGTCATTGTCACAGACTTGCCATCGAACGTGTTTTTGAAAAAATTAAAAACTAACAAGTTCACCGACACCATTAACTATTTAATTTTGCCGCATTTTATTCTGTGGGACAGTAATTTTGTAATTTTTTTAAATAAAGCGTTTAACTCTAAACACGATAACAGTCTCGTCGACATATCCGGAGCGCTTCAGAAAATCAAACTGACCCACGGCATCATAAAGGACCAGCTGCAAAGCAAAAACGGGTACGCCGTTCAATATTTGTACTCCACGTTCTTGAACACCGCCTCGTTTTATGCAAACGTGCAGTGCTTAAATGGCGTTAACGAAATTACACCGCCCCGAACGAGCGTTAAACGCTATTATGGACGCGATGTCGATAATGTGCGTGCGTGGACAACGCGCCACCCCAACATAAGCCAATTGAGCACGCAAGTGTCCGACGTGCATGTCAATGAATCCGTAACCGATTGGAACGTGAAAGTTGGTCTGGGTATTTTTCCGGGAGCTAATACCGATTGCGATGGCGATAAAAAAGTTATTACCTACCTACCTAAGCCTAACGCTTTAATTGATTTAGAATGTCTCTTGTACGGCGATCCTCGCTTTAATTTTATATGTTTTGACAAAAATCGTTTATCTTTTGTGTCGCAACAAATATTTTATCTTTACAAAAACAGAAAAAGCGTCGAATCGCTATTTAAAACGATGCCAATTCTAAATACGATATGGCACAAACATAAACACGAGCAGTTCGCCGAAAGATTGGAATTGCTATTTAGGGATTTCGCTTTAGTGTGCAGTTCAAACTGTAGCTATTTACTGTTCAAAGAACTAACTAAACTAATTGAAAACGAAGAAATGATTTGCGGAGACGAAGAAATATTTAATCTAGCCGGCCAATTTACCGATATGATTGAGTGCGGCGCAAAAGGAAGCAAAAATCTATTAGAAAGTACCCAGCAATACAGAAAAACTCTAGTCAATGATATTGAGACCGTTTCGTTCAGAGCCACAAACAGCCTGAACAGCTATATAACTTCTCATAACAAAGTCAAAGTGTGCGGCGCGGACATTTACCACAATACGACCGTATTACAAAGTTTATATATAAAAAACAACAACATTTGCTATAAAAATGATGATCGGGCAATTATGAGCATTGGCGCTTTACCTTCGGAATTCTTGTTTCCAGAACATTTACTAGACATGTTTATCGATTAGATTGTTTTATCATTAATTTATCAGTTAGTAAAATATATATAAAGGTGCTTTGACAATGCTTAAAAACAGTCTTGTTTTACAATCCGTTCAACAAAGATTAAAATGTTTATTAAACTGATTACATATTTGCATTTGAATGGACTGCATGGCCATGTTAAATATTACAAATATTTGTTTCAACAGTTAGATTTTGATAATCAGCTCGTGTGCCACATAAAGGATTTCCGCAAGAGCCAGCTAAAGCCAGTGGTGTCTAATTTTGAAATTGCCAGCAATGTAATCAATAAACATATAATTTACAATATTATAAAAGGAATATGCTGCGGACGGCGTAGGACCAATCCTTACATTAGAGAAGTACAATTGGCCTTTCAATATCTGTTGGACGCGGCAAAAATGTCTAAGTTGGAGCAGAAAAAGCTACGGGCGTTTTTAACTAAAAATTACAATTGCATACAAAAGGTTAATACGCATTTTCGTCATAGCCATATAGAATTTGATGAAGAAGATTATAATACCGTGTTTGATCTAGTTGCATATGATTATGAAGATTTGTTAAAACTCGAAACCGATTTTGTTCATTTATAAAATAAATGTATATAAAAAATCTTGTGCTTTATTATTATTACAATACACACACGACGTAAATTTACTACATTATACGTGCGTGCAACGCGCAAGCTGTTTACCATACAATAATAATACACAATTAAACTTAGTAATATAAAAGTTGTAGTGGTTTTAACATCGTTTCAAAAAATAAAATGGGGCATTATTATAATGTTTCTAGATTTACTTTGTTTTGTTGCAATACTAATAATACATTTTCTTTTGATGCAATTCAAAGGCTGCTAAGAGATAGCAACTATTTTGAAAATGATGATAATATGTCGCAAACAGAACCGGAACTCTTAACGCCCGTTTACAATTTGTGCCACGAGGAGTTGTTTGCGCTTATGTGGAACGCAAAATATGCGAAATCTACCTTTTTGCCAGAATACTGGGCGCCTTTGTATTATAAAAGTAAAAATAACGAATGCCGGGAATGCAACAGCGATGGCAACAATCCCCATTTAAACGCCACAACAGCTGTGACGTTATGGTGTGGCTGTGAAAAGTTTCAATACTACACCAGCGATGACTTGGAAACCCTATGTGATATCGTATTAGATTTAAATAATTATTGTATTGTATGTAAAAATGCACTGTTTAACATTATAAATGTAGAGTTTGATGAAAATTTTAAATGTTTTAACTGCTAATAATAAAACTCAAATATATTTTTATAATTGTTTTATTAACATAAAAATATTAAAATAAATTGCACATTACGCACATTACAACGAGCAATAACCGCTGTCATCCGAATCGGTATGCACAAAATTCGGATGGTGTTTGTATTCGCGGCAAAACTTTACATATCCTCGTTTTATGTATCGCCAATTACACTGGTTCGTGAAACATGTAAAAATGGATACACTGTCACAATTATCGCAAAAAATATTTTTTGCGTTATAATACAATTTTATAAACAGATCAAACAAATCACTGTCCGTTTCAATTATTACATGCAACCAGGGCGTTTTCTTCGTGCTGCTCATAAAACAATTTGAACAGTTCATTATTGTACAATGGCGTCCGACAAGGATGCGGGCACTTGCTAAATTTTGATTGATAATTTCATTATACACATCATTTTTTGTTAATATCACGCTCGGTTGACACATCTTTTTGCTTTCAACTGAACCAGCAAACTGAAACGCGACAACAGTCCAATAAATACCATTGTGTTTAATTATTCTAGAAGCCAAATATTTATTGGCAATGATCACCGTTCAAAACACATTTGTANTATTTTTGACAATTTAACTTGAAATAAGATGATCTCATCTAATGGATGATGTCATCTTTTAAAACTTGCATTACACGACCGATTTGGTCAAGTAAAGCCCGTTCGCTTATCTATAACCTTGAACNNGCACAAACAAGCGATAATCTCATCTAATGGGTGATGTCATCTTTTAAAACTTGCATTACACGACCGATTTGGTCAAGTAAAGCTAGTTCGGTTATCTATAACCTTGGATGCGATGATCTCATTTAATGGGTGATGTCATCTTTTAGTAAACTTGCATTACACGACCGATTTGGTCACGTAAAGCTAGTTCGGTTATCTATAATAACCTCGAACGGAAAACAAGCAATGTCTCATCTAATGGGTGATGTCATTTTTTAAAACTACATTATTTCATTTAAAATATTTTATTTTTTATTTTATACAAACAAAACTTATATGTATTATTAGCAGTTACAACAGAATCGTCATTGTCATCAGACTCGCTGTCATTACCATTGCTATCCTCACCACCACTATCGTCGCCGTCGTCTTGATTACCAAGCTTTTTGGTATTTTGTAATTTCTTGCGGCGGTATTGTATTTTTATTAAAACCGGCTCTTTTTTGTCGTAAACTTGCGTTTTCATGTATGTTTGAGTTATTGTTTTGAAGCATGCTAATATTTGCTCTCGATAATCATCGCCAAGTATTTCTAACAACTCGTTCATAAATGTACACAATATGTTCATATGTTTTATCCAACTGATTCTCATGTTGATTGGGTCGAACAAACGCAGCGGATAAGCTTTTTCCGTCACCTTTCCCTCTATATCAATGAGTAAATATGGAATTCTATCGCCGTTGCCTGGTACAAAATCGGTACCTTTGTTTAATAATATCTCGCGACAATGCCTAGCTATTGTGATAACGCGCTTCTTTAATACCTTATCCCCTGCATCCGAGGAGTCGATTTTACGCTTTCTGCCACTTGGATTATCGTTATATGTCATGCTAAAACTGTAATCGGTCATGGGTTTGGCTTTGCCAAATTCATAATAATACAAAGTAAAATTATCCACCAAGCATTTGAGGCATTTTAATATGTCTTCATATCGCAAAATTTGTTCGATAGCTTGCCTAAAAATCTGTCTCATGAAAACGGGCATATCTTTTTTAATTAACCATCCCTTGTAAGTTATTTTGTTTTCGCTGTTCAAATAGCAATATTTCTTTTTTTTTAACAATATCAATGTGCACATTAAATTTTCAAATGCCATTTTATAGCTCCCATTAAAAGCCATATTAATTTTGTCCGCAACTGAATTGCAAATCTGCTTTAATTTTTCCATGCGTATATTTTCCGGCATCTCATCATAATTAAAAGCGGGCAAAATAAACGTGGAATCCGTATCGCCGTAAATTACTTTAAAATTGAGACGTGTTAAGTTAAACTGCTTTAATAAATCAGAATCTTCGGACATTGATTCGACAAGGAACATTGCTGTACGTAGTTGATTTCGACCGACTTTAGTTATGTGATTGGCCAAGGCTTTGTAAAATATTCCGTAATAGCCGTATATGCTGTTGGCGGTACGCTTGACCGAATTTTGCATTTGATCATACAAATCGTACAAAAACTCTGATTCATTTTGATTGTCTCGGTTTTTTTTAAACCCAGACCGCTGGCGCAACAATTCCATTAATAGTTTTACATTAATAGCGTCTTTATCTTGATTTAGATATACGTTGCCGTCCTCGCATAGAACTAAATTAGACAGACATGCGCAAATCATAATCATTATGGTCAAGTATAGGGAATTAAAATCCAACGAAAACGCATACTTGTATATGCCAGCGCGCGGTTTTAACACTTTGCCCCCTTTATATTTGACCGATTGGTTGGCGGGTCCTAAATTTATTGCCGTCGCGGGAATACATTTAACTGGTATGCGTTTTCTGTTTAATTTCGATATGCCGCTATACAGACCGTTTACAGGTTTCATTTGGCCTGATATTATGCTTAAATCGTTTTTATTGAAAAAATACGGATCGGGTTCGTGGCAGTTCGTTTCGCTGTTAAAGCGCGTGTTAGTTATGGCTTTGTAAAAATATGCCACGCTAATCAAGTGCGATATGTTACAAATTACGTCATCGGTGCACAAACGGTGCAATATGCACTGAGAATACATGGAATCCGCCATTTTGAGTTTTATAAATAATTTAACCGGCAGCATGCAATCTTGGACATTGTATTGTGCAATGGAACGCAGCTCGTGTATTTTATACAGTTTTAGCATTTCCGTCCAATGTAAATCAATTTTGTTTTCTCCTAAAAAATAACTACTAATCGTATTTAACTGAAAGTTTTCCACTTTATTTTGGTTGGCGTCCGTGCTGAACAGCTTGTATAAATCGATGTGTATGTAATTGTTAAAATAGTACGTATTCACTTTATTGCCTAGTTTGTTTATAAATAATTTTGTAATTGGTTCGGCGCCCGGCAAATCGTAACGTTTTAGCGTAAATTTGGTCTTTCTTAAACGTTCTATTATAAAAGGCAGATCGAACACGTCGCCGTTAAAATCCAATATAACATCGGGATTTGTCATTTTAATTAGTTCTAAAAATGATGTAATCATATCAAGTTCGTGTTTAAACACCACTACAGCGGTGGGTTTGCAGTTTTCTTCTTCTTCTCTTTGCGGCGAAGGCGGAAGCGTGTAATCTTGCGTGTCGTACATAAAACAAAATCGATGGTATGTGTTATCTTTTAACACAACTAAACCTATTGAAATTATAAAGTCCACGCTCGCTTTGGACATATTGTGGCCGTCCGAATGCGTTTCTATGTCGTAGCACGCCACCACCGGCATTATGTTTGCTGTTAATGTCATCTCGTTTACAATTTCAAAATCGCAATCGAACCGGTCCAGGGTAAACATGCGATTCTGCATACTGATGTAATTGTTTTTACACTGTTGGGCGTGTTTAAATTTCATGTATTTTCCTTCGACAAAAGGCGTTTGCATATGAACACGATTGACGTTGTGCAAAAATCTGTCCAGGCAATTGTTATTCTCCGACGGCGAAGCGCCATTTCTCTTGTACTTTATGACGTTGATTTTGTCCAGGTGAACCCGTTTCAGTCCTGGCGCCACAAAAGTTACATAGCTTACGCATTTGTTACGGCACGTTGGAAAAATATGTTTATTATAACACTCTTTGTAGGAGTATAAATCTAATTTTACTTTAAAATAAAATTGCAACGTTTCTTTGTCGGCATTGATTTTTGTATTACAAAATACAAACAGGTAGCCATTGTTTTCGTCGTACGTTAAACGTATTACACGAAACACGTTGCCGGGGCTCAGGGTGTAATCGCTCGGTTTCACAAAAGCATCCAAACGAGACTTTAATTCATTGTAAGTATATATTTTCATTTTGAAATAATGCAGCAGCTGCAGCGATGGCCAAAGTATGGAAACACCGAAGTCAATTCGCGCACTGTGCAAGACCTATTAAACACTATTAATACTATGAGCGAGCGTATTAAAGCTTTGGAGCGTTATGAACACACTCTGCGAGAAATTCACAAAGTAATTATAATTTTGAAACCGTCGACCAACGTACACGGCTTCGAGCCAGACGCGTTACCCGCACTAGTGTTGCAATTCTTATCAGACTTTGTTGGTCGTGATTTTAACACGTTGACGCACAACATTAATTACAAATACGATTACAATTATCCGCAACCTTTTCCGGGGCCGGCGCCTTCAGTTCCATCGACATCCATGCCGCCGCCGCCGCCGCCTGCGCCAGGTCAGCCGCCGCCACAATTTTACAACTACTATCCATACTATCCACCGTATCAATTTCAAGCAGCGGCGCCGCCGCCGCCCGAAGCGCCGTCATTTAACATTAACGGTGTAGGCGGCGTGGAATCTTTGAAGCAAATACAGTTAACTGCAGAGGAACAAACAAAATTGACCACATTATATTATAATATGCAAAGTAATATGACATGGATGTACTTTGAAGAATTCCTAGACACATTTATTAGTATCGTTAAAGTTCACATTGAAAATAATATAACAATTGTTAACATTTTAACGTTAGCGCGGAACATTAAATTATTGGCCGACTATAACTTTACGCAATTTATAGAATGCATTTTTATCAATACATCTATTCGTTTTACAATTAACGAACAATTGTGCGAAACGGTGACATTGTTTGTCAAATTTTTTACAAACATATATTATTTGTATAGGCAAACTACGTTTCAAATAACAGAATTCAGTCAAATGTCAATACTTTTTTCGGAATTATACAAAGAAATAGAATTCAAATACAACAGTTCCATTGAAGCCACCAATAATAGTCTTATCATTGCAAGGCTTCAGAATGAGCTAAAAAAGGAACGCAGTACCGTACAGCAATTGAAAGAGGAACTATTAGTTACGAAAAATACAAACAGCGAGCTACAAAACAATTTAAATATTACCTCTAGCCAATATATGGACATTAGCAAAATTTACACGGAACTTGATTCGCAAACTGCAACGCAAAGAAACGAGACTTCAAACGAAATTAAAAAACTAACAAACACTATTACCGATTTAAACACTATCGTGTCGCAAAACGAGTTAGCCATTAGCGAATTAAATTCGCAAATAATCATTTTACAAACAGATAACAAGCAGTTGAACGCTAGCGTGACCGAGCTCGAAGGCAAATTAAAATCGACCGTACAATTAACTGACATTTCGGCCAGTCAGTTAGACGAGCTATCGGCGCTGCAACAGCAGATTAACACGCAAATTGAAGAAAAGTCCAATTTGCTTCAAAAAGTGCAATCACAAACTAACGACATTGCACAATTATCTGAAATGGTGCAAAGTAGGGATGTTAGCAATTTTGAATTACAAAAAACCTATCAGGACAGTCAACGTCAAATTGTAGAATTGCAAACTAAAATGCAACAAATTACATCGCAAATGTCTCTATTTTCTGATACAATTGAAGCTGTAAACAGCATATACACTTTGCTGGCAACCATTGATCCTAAGCATCCAACAGTCATCGAGCCGAACACCATGAAACGCATCGACGTGTATGTCGAGCAGTTTAGCTACATATACAATTGGTTTAATAATTTAAAAAGTCAGCTTTCAAACGAAGCCTTGTTTCACATCCAGGCGCCTAATTACTTTAATCAGTACAGCGATTTGCGAACGCAATTGGTACAAAACCTACCGCTTAGTATTAAACAGGAGATTGTCCAAAGGGAGACGGGCATCAAACCGGAACAGGTTTTAACCAATACGGACATGTCCGATGTGGCCATAATTAGTGGCGTAAATTTACTTTTGGACAAAAATAATGAGCTACTTAATCAGAATCGCGCATTAACAGACAAAAATGCCACTCTCACACGAGATTTGACTAGTCAACTAGAGGCCATACAGAACCAATTGAAACAGACCACCGACGATTTAAAACAGCTGTCCAATTTAGCGCAGCGAGACCCCGCTCTTCGCAACTTAAACGATGAAAGTATAAAATCAATCAAAAGTGAAAACGACCAGTTAGCCAACAGAAACCTTGCTTTAGAAAACAATCAGTTAAATGAGCTAGAAAAGTTGGCTAACGAGGCGGTTCAAATCGAAATAAGTAAATTAAACACAAAAATTAGCAATGTAAATGATTTATTTGCTAAATACGATTCTAAAACTAAAGACATTTTTGAATGGAAAACAAAGATGCTTAAAATGTACGAAACTTTGGCTCGAAACAATGCAAACACCCTATAAAAAATTACAATTTTCATTATCGGCGCTACATTTCAATATACTGAGCATATTCATGTTGCGACTGTCATGATTGTCAACAGTTACGTATATGATAATCCGAATGAGACCATCCTCTAGCAGCTCAGCCGCCTGGTTTAAGTCCGCGTTAAGTTTTTGCAATGAATCCGTTTCAGATTTTTTAGCAGAGTTGACATAAAACACGGAACGGTTCCACATAGAAAATGAGTCCGAAGACGTAGACATGCCATCATTGTTGTCGGCGGTGATGATGTCATTGCTTTTAAAATGCATTATGAATTTATTGCTGCCGTTTTCATTTTCGTTAATCTCTGTTCTAAAATTAGTAATGTCGCAACTATAAACATGTTTATTTGAACGGCTTATGTTTATTTTTACATTTTCGCTATCTTCCAAGTTAGAAAATGCAATTTTATTATCGGCCGTCATTTCGCATAGTTCCATGCGAGTCGAGGTCATCATGTTCCAATTGTAATATACATTGGAACCGTTTAAAATTCTTTGGCACTTTACATTATACAAAGTGTATATTTTATTTCCATTAGTTTTAAGGTAATTAATTATAGCCGAAATATTGTCGCCGTCCTGGTAATCGACGTGCCGCTTAAATATGTTGCCAAAGAATCGGCAATTTGTCGCACATTCGACTTGCACAATGTTGGGGTCGTCGTTTAAATTTTGAAAGTTAATCTCAAACACAATCTTGTAAACGTTAGAATTTAGCTTTTTGTATATGTATTTAAATTTTGCCAAGGTGTTGACGGTATCTTCGTTTTCAAACTCTTTACCCGTTAGAGTGTAATTAATGGGCATAATAGCAGAATTGTTCGGTTCACACTCCTTGTATTCGTTTATTTGAATCCATTCACTGTATTCCGTTTGAACAAAATTCAAAGACATCTCATAACATTTGCCCTCTGTTAAAACGGCAAAACATTGCGAATCCCCGTAATACTCTTTGATTTTATTATCAGACATAACTCTAAAAGTGTAAAGATATTTGTTGTCAATACTCAATGTAATTTTACTCATCAATTGGCCCACGATAGTTTTGTAATTTTCTTTAATCTTTTTAAAACTTCCAGTAGCTTCTCGTTTGATAAGCGGCTGATTACTTCCACTAATATCAGCGTCAGCGGCCGTCCTTTTCCTACTTTCTATAATATTACCGCTGTAGTTGCTGCTGCTACTGGCATAGCTATCATCACCATTATTAATAATATTGTTTCCACAATTCTCCATTATGTGGGACTCGATTAAATGGCAAATATTAAACGCAAAAGAAATTGAAGTATGCCCAGAACACCGTTCGCTTGCGTGGAAAGAACTAATTATCAATCTTGCCAATAGCACTCCGCTCAGCTACACGTTTAGAACTATGTTTGGTAAAGCAGATTTTGAAAATTTCGATTATAACACTCCAATAGTATACAATGTCGAAACAAAAACTTTAATAATCTACAATGAAAGACTAAAAGCAGTGCTCAATAGACCCTTTCAATCAAACGATCGAACGATCAATATTAATATTGCTCAGGTCCTCTTGGTTTTTATTTGTATAGCGTTACTAAATGTGATGATAATAATTTTTTATCAACGATCCAACATGTTTAATAATGCGTTGCCAAATTCACAACAACAATAATAATATGACTATGCAGCACAACATGTTTATATAATATACCCTTTATGTAAATGGAATTATTTTAAACATGTTTATGTAAATGTATTAACATGTTTCTTACTTATAAGCTAATACAAATATATGTATATGTATGCTGTGTGTATACAAAATGATTTCAATAATGTCTATGAACAAAATGCAATTTAATTTCCTCATTCTGACGGCCGAAGGCCGATTTAAAACCATGACCAACATGCTGCTAGACAATGATTATAAACGCGAATTGGCCAGGTCCGGATTGTTTTATCACAATAACATTTTGCGGTGTATAGGGTGTTTTATTGTAGTGAAGAAAATTAATTCTAAAATTATAAAGCGTCATACGTTTTCTGAGACCTGCATAACCTCCACCGATTTGTTGCTACACAACGAAGCGGCTCGAAAAAAATCATTTGTTTCTTTTAGTATGAGCCGAAAAAAATTCAAATCTAAACTTGTCGTCGACATGTTGGTCCGTCGCGGATTTTATAGTTTTGGTAAATTGAATTTTATTAGATGCGCAAAGTGTCATGTTGTATTTAAATACATAAACATGGATCATGCTCAACAACAACACAAAACAGATTGCTTCTTTCTAAATTCCGCAGACGATAATTATTTAAATGGCAATTATTGTTGCGACGATGATGTTTACGATAATGACAGTAAAAGTATTTTGTCTTCGGACTTGCCGCCGCCAAAATCGTTAGCTATAGCATCGGCCCCATATTTGCCAACATCATTGTCGCCATCTTTAACTCGCGCAGGCGGTTCAGCGTCGCCGATTATGGCGCCAGAATCGGCAACGGCATCCGAATGCAAAATTTGTTTCGACAAGGAAAAATCTGTATGCTTTTTGCCGTGCAGGCATTTGGTTGCATGCGAGCAGTGTTCGCGCAAATGTAAAAAATGTTGCGTGTGTAATTTAAAAATTGAAACCCGCATCTTAACGCTGCCTCAATAGATTGCTGTTTTAACCCACTATATCGCTTTAAATAAGCTAAAAATTTTTATTGTAGTGTATGCAAAAAAATTTATTTAAGTTTTTAAAAATAAAAGCAATCAAAGAAATATCAAAAAAAATTAATAAAAGACACTTTGTCAGTGTATAATATTTCAGCTGTCAGACCATAACAGCAATGATAACGAACATACGTGTAATATTAATTTATGTTATACCAATTATAATTTTGTAAATGTTAATATAAATAATACTTTATTTTAATGTGTAAAACTTTTTATTTGTAATAAAATATAACAATTCTTAATGCCAAGCAGCATGTTATTTTTATACTTTTCCAAATCACCTCCGCCGCCACTAACATCGAGCGCGACAATTTTATTTTGCAACTCAAAAAACATATTGTTTAATAAATAAAAATTATCATCATTTTCGTTGTTATTACTAGTTAAATATATATTTAATTTAGTAATGTAATCCAACAGTTCCCTTTGCACATTGACTATTTGAAATGTCGCTTCATCAGACATTATAAACTGTTAATTGGTGTAAATATTAAATTGCAACAATTATACGTTTCTACTATACATTCAGACTTAATATAACCGTTGTCGTCCCTTTGAAAATGATCGCTATCATCATCGTGGTCGTTCTGCTTAATGCTTAATTGTGTATTTAAAAATGTTTTAATAACGTTTTGAATCGGCGGCTTTTTTTCGGTTTTGTCCGACATCAGGCGTACAAGATTTTCCTCTAATTGTTTAAAGACGTCTATTTTAAACTGTTCATCACCATTTAAATTGTCGGTGTTTAATTTTATCCACAATTTAAACGGCTCATCAATGTAAATGCTCCTCAACAATTCGTACAATTGCCTACCTAAGTAGTACACTTGATCGTATTCGCGCATGTTCAACTCTTTACTAATATGCATCACCATAAAGTTCACAATATCATTTAAATGTTTGTAATATAGAATGTATTGCGGTTTTAATCTGAGACCGTCGACAGTGTATTCTTCAATGTTGGCATTTAATGTTTTACTTTTTATGTTAAAATCAATTTTCGACATTATTAAGTTTCTTTATTTATATTATATACACTAAACAATTAACACCTTATAAATACATTTATTTTTATCAGTAGGGCGATAATTTATAGGCTTCGTCCATTTCTCTTACAAGAAAATTGGCTGTAAAACTTAAATCGTCATCTGTTATAATGTCGTCGTTTATAAATTTTTGCAATATCATTTTCATATGGTAGTTGCTTAAAAATCTTAACGTTAAAAATTTAATTTGGTAGCGCTTTAATTTATTGGATGTATCTATTTTTGAAACCAATGTTTCTATCTGAACGTCGTTTAGTTTATTACCTACAAACATGTATACGACTTCTTGCAGTTTTGCCATAAAATTAGGATCCGTGTACACTTGATCTCGCAACCATTCGTGTAATGCCGTTTTGACTATGCTCACTTTCGTTGTGTACGTAGTGGATTTCAATAGTTCAGCAAAAAAGTTTTTCATTAAATCCGACATATTTGCCAACACTTACTCTAATCTAACGAGCTGGTATTTTTGTTTAAAATTGCGTCTAGCGCTTGTTCGAATTCTAATTTTTTTCGAACGCTCTTAGCTTTATTACTTGGAATGTCATCGACGGTAGATTCGGTGTGTTTACTTATAACAACGGGACATATTATCATTAGCACCACAAAAAGTATTAGCAAATACAAAAATATACTGTTTTCGTTTTTGTCATAAACGAGGCTCAAAACGGCCAAAATTCCCAATATTAAAAACAGATTCATTATGCTCGCGAGCGCGTGATATTTGCACAGTTCCCTTATATTGTCCTACTATTGATAATACAAAGACGACGTGGCCGAGGAAGAACTCGACGTGTTTCTATTCTGCTGCTGAGACGTCGAACGCGGCCGAATATTGCCGGCTTCGTTGTCGCTGCCGTCGCTGCTGCTGCTATTGCTAGTTTCGTCCAAACCTATGTTGTATTTATTTAAATAATGTTTTGTACTATTTGACGATTCGTGATTCATTAATTTAGCAACTTTTTGTAGTGGCACACCGCTATTGTATAGGTTACTGCTCAAATAATGCCTTATCATGTTACTGCGGGGCCGTTCCATTTCCACTCCGGACTCCTCGAGCAACCGTCGAAAGTCCTTAAAGGGCGTCGAAGTGTTTTTGGAAATTTGCAAAATTGTCGGATTTTTTACATATATCTCTCGGGCTAACTCCAAAGGTTTCATTTTAATGTTGTTAAGCGTATTATTGCGACTCCGTTTTCGTTTCAAATTTATCTTGTCGCTGCGTAATTTACCTTTTTTAATTAGAACATTGAGATCGTCCACACTCAACTGTCGAGCCTCATTAATTCGCATACCCGTTCCCAACATTATACAGAATACGATAGCGCCTCGAATTAAACCTCTATCATGAACGTAGTCACTGTTTAACATTTTTATTTTATCATTAATAAAAGTTAATATAGTGTCTATTACCTTTTTTAGCATCAAATTTTTTTCTTTTTCGCGAATATTTTTTAGCTCTTTATCGCGCGGCAACATAACCATGCGGGGAATTTTATAATCAGGCAAATTCATTGTGTTTGTGTAAAAATTTATTGTAAGCTGCAAAGTCTCCTTGGTTACCGAGCGCAGTTCCAACATTCGTTTGCACAACTCTTCTGGATCGATCAAAGGCACCTGATTTTCGATGGAGTCCAATTCTTTACTCGGAACATACGTCGCATCGTTTTCGAGATGGCAATCATCAATTAAACAATACACAATTTTTATGAGTCTAGACTTGTAACTTTTTAGCGTAGTGGGGGCAAACGGTTTTTCAAACATGTACCTGCTCCATAAACTATTATTTTTCACTTCTTCGGGCGTGCATCGTTGCCGATCCGTGGCTATGTCAAAAATGGTTTCAAAGCGGGGAGCCGACTGAATTCTCAATTTCCATGCATTAAATGTATTTTCATTTCTAACATTAAACCCATTCATATTATTGTTGTGTTTATTTTATATTATTGTTTTATTTGTTTTTAGKAAATAACGCAGAGGCTCGTTATCAATATTATTGTCAAGATATTGTTGTTGTTCTCTTAATATTACAAAATAATATATTACATACAACAGTAAAAATAATGCTACAAAAGCAACTAAACCGATTAAAATAATTAGCCCAATTGACATGGGATTATTGCTGCCATTTTCGTCGTCAAACAAAAAATCGTTAGGCGCCACTAGGCCGTCATTTGTGTTTTTTTTAAAGTCATACTGCTCACCACTGATGTCATCGTTTAGAGCCAGTTTTAATGGAATGTAATCAACTTTTTCTTGGTTGCCCAAACGATAATATGGCACGTCTAAGTTCATAATAATAATAATAAATAAAAGAAACACAATATACAAATTTAAAATGTATAAATAAAAATCTATTTAAATTTATAATATTGCTTAAGATTGTACAACGCGTTTATACGCTCTTGCTAAAACGAATAGCATTTTTATTATAAAATATATGTAAATTACATTAGAATATAATATATTGTAAAATTATTATATAATTATTGTATTTTTGCAAAAGATTGATTTTGGTTTTGCTTATAGTTTATTTGCTGAAATATAAATCGTCTCAATGCTTCATTTTGAAACGCCAATTCCGTCAAACTTTCTTGGCAAGCGCTTTTGGACGTATGAGCTGATGGGGAATTGATTGCGTTTGCGGCCGTCGTTAAGAACGTAGCATTCTGAAACATACTTGGCCGTTTGCCGGCGCGCGTCGCCATTTCTGCTATAAAGCTAAATATGTCCGCAGACGCCGACAAAGGCGCCAAAAAGCCAATATTCTCTTTTAAACTGATAACGCGTGCCCGGTTTTTTTCATTTAACAAATAATGATAATAGTCTCCGCCGCCTGCAAATATATCGTCAATTACATTATTTATCAAATCGTTTATCATGTTTATGTGGGGAAAGCGTCTAGATTCCACGGCGTTTTGCACGTTTGTCGGAAGAGTAGCGTGCTTCAGCAACAAAGTTATATAGTTATTGGCGAGTTGCTGATTAAACGGCAACGGTATGGGCACGTTGTTTGCCACCGATTCGGCCACCATGTACTGTACGGCCACGCTCAGCTGCTTAGCCGCTTCGTTGAGAGAATTCTTAGCCAGACTGTCGCTGCCGTTGTTGTAGAATTTTTGAGCGTACGCGGGCAAGGAGTTTAGCACAAAGGACGGCTGAAATATGTTAGTTTCACTAGACAGCAGTTCGGCGGCATTGTTTTGGCTCAATTCTTTTTGCAGCCTCATGTAATGGCGTATGATGTTTTCTTCCGTGTCAAAACGTTTCACGACGTTCACGTGAACGGGATTCGTTTCGATGCACATGTCTCGAATTGTATTGATGAAATGTATCATTAACGGACTCAGTTCTGACATGTCATTGCTGCGATAATATTTTATGATTTTGTGCACCAGATCGACGCATTTGTTGTACCATATCGAATCGGCGTTGCTCACATCGCCGTAACTGTTAGGCAATGTCATAAGCGAATTGTTGCTGTTGCTGCGACTTGTGTAATCCATTTTGTTGTTGTCGGTGACCATTGCTGCTGCTGCTGTCGGTGTAACACGAAGCGGTCCACTACTATTAATATGCGGTGCAACAGCCGATGCAAAAACGGACGATGTCGGCGCCGTCGCCGATGTATAGTTTGCATTTAGCGCTGCTGCTGTGGTTGACGCTAATGCTGGCGCCATCATTGTCGTCGGCGCTGTTGTTTGCAGCGTGGAGGAAAAAGCGGCCGTTGAATATTTTAAAGGATTCATATTATTGTAATTGGTGGTGTTATTGTTGTTGTTATAATAAAAATTACCACGTTCATCGGCCATAATTTTTATTTATTTATAGTCTTATGAGTACAAAACACAATAGACGGATTACTTATAATATAATTGTTGTGACAAAACAAAGCGACTAATATTAAAATAATAATAACTAAATTAATCATGGAAAACTTTTCCACATTAAACAATAACAAAATAATAGCGCAGCTAAGTAACACCGTTTGAAAACTGATACGTCGACACAATATACTCTCGCAATTCTTAAAAGCCACATTAAACGAATTTTCTCCTTTGATGTAGTTGCGCAGTTCGTTTTTACAGCATTCGTCACACAAAACCAAGACTTTAATAATGAGCCCTTCAGTGTGAATTGTTTGAAACGTTCTCGGCTGACTGCCCGGGTGAAATTCAAACGAATAGCCTGTAGAAATGTCGATTTGAGCAAAATAATGTGCCAACATAGAAGCGCCAGTCTTTTTAACTTTAACCTTCAATATTTGAATTACGTTTATGTCATTGGCATATTGTTTGTCATCATTACTTCTGCTGCTGTCATATAAATAATGTAACAATAACTCGCTATCGTATTTAATCTTGTTGAACGTTGTCGAGTTTTTGTCTTTTAGTCGCTGTAGGGCTTCCGTTTTCGATAATCGCTCCCATATCGCGTTCAGGAGAGGCGAATTGTTCTTGTTGTTGATGCTCTTCTCCGGATCTTGGAGCGGCGCAGGCGGCGTTGTCGTCGTTGTCGCTACCGTTATGTTCATTGGCATTAACAGCAATATTTTCAGATGATAATTGTTTTCTTTTCAAGTTAAACGAATCTGCGCCAATCTTATTAATATTATCACCATTTATGTTAATGTTGTAAACAAACTTTACTCGAAACAGTACATCGCCTTTGTTCAATTTACTAATAGCGCAATTGAACAAAATCACATTAATATCGGATTTGCTGTCTTCCAATAAATTGCATAAGATGCCATAATTTTTTGACGTGACAATACAGAAAGCGTTAGTGTACAGATGTTTTAAATTGTCAGAGCTATTCACTTTTACAACATGGCCGCCGATACCTAGTTTTTTTAAGTGATATTCATCTTGAATAATAAAATTTAATAAGTTTTGATTGTATTCATCGAACACGGCATTTACAACAATGTCTGGTGTGGTGTTGCTGCTGCTTGCCATTTTTTTAATTGTAACTTTTATGGTCGTTTATTGGTCTATTTATTTTGAATTTGACGAAACGACTTTTACGAAACGTCTTCAAGTGTTGACTGAGTACATCAGAAGAACAAATGCCGAAGAACCGACCCCGGACGTGATTGGCTACGTGTCGGATATTTTAGAAAACACTTACATTGTATCATGGTTTAACACGATCGACTTGTCCACGCATCATGAAAGTTCGCATGACGATCGAATAGAAATATTTGATTTTTTGCTGCAAACTTTTAAACGCGTCAATGATTTTGTAGACCGACGTGTTCGCGTGAATGATCAAAATAAAAACGAGTTTATTATCACGGGCGACGACAACAACGATATTAGTTTAAAGTGTCCGCAAAACTTTCAATTCGACTACGCCCAATTAAAATGTATACCAACGCCGCCTTGCGAAGGAAAAGCGCCCGGTAATTATCCCATCAATGAGCATCTGTTGGACGTATTGATGTTAAACCGATATCTAGATAAAGATTATTCATCGCAAAAGCACTTGTACCATCCAATTTTATATTTAAAATGCTTAGAAAACGGTTCTCATGCCATCGGAGAATGCCCCAACAACTACACGTTTGATAACAAAACCCGAGAATGTCGCCTAAATGATATTTGTGAAAATAAACCCAATGGATATATTCTATCATATTTTCCTCAAACTTTGTTGATTAATCAATATGTGCAATGTATGAACGGCCAGCACGAAATTGCTACTTGTCCACAATCCAGTCCATTTTTTGATAGAAATCTTTTGATGTGCGTAAACTCGCATCCGTGCGCCTTTAACGGTGCCGATTACACATACATCACCGATAACATCGGCGACTCTCAATTTTATAAATGCCTCAACAATTCTGAATCTCAGCTAATCACGTGCATAAACAGAATCGTCAATTCTAATGGTCAATACGAATGTTCCGGCGATTCTAGATGCACTAATTTTGCCAATGGAACCGGCGAGCAGCTATACCAGTATATGGATAATTACATTAGTTACAACAGCGGGCAATTGGTTTGCGAAAATTTCGAAATCGTGTCCGACATACAATGCGATCAATCGAATTTATTTGAAAATAAACTATTTTTTAATAAATTTAAATTAAATTTACAGTATCCGACAGAGGTGTTTAGCGGCACACAATGTGTTACTTCGCACGACAATGTTAATTTCTTACAAAATTTTATTCCTATAGAAAATGCGGCGAACCATTATAACGTAGATATGCAAACTTCGTTTGTCGTATATACAACTGTAATAAATGAACTATTACCCTTGGGTAAACCCGAGGACGAAGAAAATTCAATTTTTTCCAAACATATTTTTTATGCGAGACAGCAAGAAAATTCCATTGGCGTAAATCCATTTACCGGCGAGGGAATAGATTGTTTTGGGGATAAATTGTATGACATATTGGCGGCAAACCGTGCCAATATATGCAACGAAACGGGCAGCAGCGTTTTAAAAACGCTACAATTTTTAGATGGCGACTTTTTAAACGTATTACACAACAATTTAATGGGAACGGACGAAGATTATAAACAATTTTGTTCAATATACTACGAAAACGGTCCAAAAATCGTAAAAAGCGATCATTTTGTGCGGCGTATATTGACCAATATACTACACTCGGACGTTTGTACAGATCTATATACTACGATTTACCGAAAATATACTACACTTGCACCAAAATATACTACGATGGACACCAAATATAATTACACTTTCGTAAAACGGCCTAAAAATATTGAACAATATGGATCAAATATAAGATCCAAAAACGCTACGATTTCGAAAAACGCTACTATTATCCAACCTTTGTTTGATCCGTTCCAAAACGGTTCCAACAAAGAAGATATAATTTTGCCTTTATTTAATCCTTTTGGTGACGCGGATGATCAAAACGCCGTATGGTTTAGCGAGCCCGGCGGCGACGAAGATCATTGGGTGCCTCAGCCTGAAATTGATCGTCCCGAAGAAATTGAATCTTCTCCGTTAATTTTAAACACAAAAAATTTATTTTACTCATGTTTTTACGAGTTGCCCACGTTTAAAATGACCAGTTGCCATGCAGAAAATGAAGTGTTAATTGACGCCCTCCAAACATTGCGTCAAAACGTCACATGGGACGCGGAATGTGAACCGGCTAAAAATTTGTCAAACATTTTGAATTCATATGCGTATATAGGCAACAATATAGGTTGCCGTGCAATATTCGATGATGCCGATGTTCAAATAAAAGTGGTAAAAGAAACCCCTACACCAATTCTCGTTTATTCTAATTTACAAACACAATCCAATGATAATGTAAAATATAATCATTGGCTACACGTTAAAAATGATAAGTATATGGCATGCCCGGAGGATTTGTACGATCATGAGACTTTTACGTGCCAAGTCGAATCTGATAAACTTTATTACATTAATAATATGCAAGAAGAATAATGATTTATATTATTATTATTATAAGTTAAATGATATCACCTATTAAATGAAATCATCGTTTGTTTGTCGCCCAAGGTTATAAACATGTTATAAAAAATGACATCATCCATTTATTTCATAATATTTTATAAACATGTTTATCATCCATTTGATTCATAATATTTCATAAACATGTGTTATAATGACATCATCCATTGAATGAGATCATCGGTTTGTCGTCCAAAATTATGATTCATATATTTTATGAACATGTTTGTGAACCATTAAATGAGATTATTGTTTGTGCTAAAACCAGTTCAAGGTTATAGATAAGCGAACGGGCTTTACGTGACCAAATCGGTCGGGTAATGCAAGTTACTAAAAGATGACATCACCCATTGAATGAGATCATCGCTTGTTTGGCACAAACAAGTCAAAACCCGTTCAAGGTTATAGATAACCGAACGGGCTTTACGTGACCAAATCGGTCGGGTAATGCAAGTTCTAAAAAATGACATCACCCATTGAATGAGTCATCAAATGAAATCTGAGATTAGTGAACAAGCGATGACATGAAATATTAAAATGACTCACTAACAACCTATTAAATGAGATCATTGCGTGTTTGTGGCAAAACAAATATAAACCCGTTCAAGGTTATAGATAACCGAACGGGCTTTACGAGACCAAATCGGTCGGGTAATGCAAGTTCTAAAAGATGACCTCACCCATTGAATGAGATCATCGCTCGAGAAAATGACATCACCCATTATTATACACATTAAACAGTATAAATAATATTGGTAACGCAATAATTTTACATTGCATGTTAATAATTACAATAGTAAATACTGTAAATACAATGAAGTTATCGATTGTGTTTTTAATTTTGATGTTAAGTACGTTTAAAGTTTTAAACGCTGCTGCTATTGTGCCCTACAAGAAATATTCGCATCAATTGTATGAACAAAAATTGAAAAAATAGTAATTTAAGCACACGTATTGGGTACAACAACAATAATATTAATAGCGATCCTAACGTTTATTGGTTATGTTAAATATAAAATAAATATCATATTAATAAAACACTTTAATAAATAAATAATGAGTTTTATTATTGATACAATAACAAAATTATAAAGTATACATTATACTATAATATTTAAATGGTGTCATCTGTTAAATTTATCGACGATTGTGCTGTAATTGAAGAATTCAAAGATATAAAGTTGCAAGTTTTTTGAGTCAGTAACATGTATTCTTTTTGTAAAATATTTTTATGTTTAATTAAATCAATATTTTTCTTTGATAACATTTTATACTGTTCTGTTAAAAGTTTATTTTTGTTTAAAATTTTTATATGCATTTTGTTTATCGAATTTATCTCTTTTTCTGCGATTAATCGTTTAATTTTTAACTCGTTTATTTTTCTGTTTAAATCATTGTACTCGTTCTTGCATTTGTTTATTTTATTGTGTAAACTATTAATGGTTTGCGTTTTATTGACGCAATCGTATTCCAATTTTTTTAGTGCCAACTTTTGTTTGATGTTAAATTTTGTTTGTTCGCTAATTTCATTTTTAATATTTTTAAGGTACATTTCAGCTACCATTAAATTGTTGGCGCATTTATTGTATTTGTCTTTGTCTTTGTCTTCATTCTCATCGGGTTCTTCGTGCAATAAACTGTTGTGGAACAAGATTTTTGCTAAAGACGCAACATCAATTTTGTCAACGCTCTCATTATAACAAAATACGTTGTTAATATTACACTTGACGTAATCGATTTTGTTATTATTGACACTGTACATATTAAAGTATTGATTTTCAGCCCTGCACATGGGACATAACAGCTTTTTCTTGTTACGAATTTTCCGTATACATGTTATGCAAAGATGATGCTTGCATATGTACAATTCTACCACGGGTATTATAATTATTCTGTCGAGTTCATCAAATAAATCTATTTGTTTTATTTCCGCTACAGACAAACAAATGTTACATTGAAGTTTAACGGAGTCCATGTTTGTATTGGACGACCGTATTTAACTAAATGATTTGCCGTTTTGGATTTAAAATTTTTATTAACTTTATACCGCGCCTGGCGCAGGCGCGGCGATTCCAACTTGGCCTAAACCAATGCCGGGCGTAAACGGCGCTGCCGCTGTTGGCGCATAATTCACCTGAACTGCCGGTATAAAGTTGTTTGTCCTTAAAATGTTGTTTTCCGAATTGATTAGCTGGTATCCCAAAAATAGCGGAACGTATATTGGGTATTCTTCGTATTTGCTCAATGTCCGTTCTAATTTTTGTGTGTCTCCCTCGAATTTTAGCACGTTTCTAACTTGAAGACGGTTAGGCTGATGTCTGATGACATCGTTAGTTCTTATCGGATTATACAATTCCGTGCCTTCGACGGAAGCCACTAAACCTTCATTGCTAATTACGCATGTCGGACAGTTGCGCAGCCTCAGCTCCTCGGTGTCAATTTGTAAAATTTCAGGAGCGACGGCCCGCCTGATTAGATTTTGTAAATACCCAGGGAATCTACCGAAAATTACATCGCCCGTCGAACCGCCGGCAGCGTTCCTAGCATTGTTCACATCGAAATAGCGTAAATCGTCGCGGGACACGCGCGAACAATAAGCGTTGGGATCGGTTAAAGCTAAAATGTTTCGGGTGCTCGAATAAACGTTTTCGATAACATTATACGTATTATCCATGTAGTTTTCAGAAGTTTTTAGCAGATTACAAATAGCGTTGACTTGTTGCGTGTTATTATAAATCAAATGGAATATTAGTTGTTCGGATTGCATCATGCCAGCCAAATTGAATATCGTTTCATAATTTTCTGCCGTCGGTATAAGGATGCGCTGTGCGCCCTTGTCCTTGTGGCCCACTAAGTGCCTACCGAGTGTGCGTTTAAACTGGCTATCAGCCTCATCGAAAATAGGCAAAACCATTTTTGCAATTTTGAATCTGAGTCGTAAATGGTAGTCGCAAATAAACCAGCCATCGTCCAGAGACGCGTCCGGCGAACACGGAGACCTGTATGTAATGCACGAATCAAACGGCACGATAGCCGAAAATATGCAATGGTTTCGTAGTCGTCGCGACGCTACGTTCGCGGGCACAAGAGCCATATTATTTTGCTATTGTCGCGTGAACGATGTTGAGCGACAGCGATGATTTTGTTGTCGAGAAGGAAATCTCGTATTCAATCAATTTTAGCCAAGATGTTTTATACAAAATTTTAGATTCTTATATTGTTACTAATTATCATTTAACACAGCAATATTGTGACCTGTATGACGAAAACGATGTTCGTACACGTATTTTTTGCGGAGGGAATACCAACACAAACGGCGACGATCACAATGGTCCGAATAATAGCGGCGGCTACGATGACAACGGTCAAATTATTAGTATAAAAAAAACCCAATTAAAGTATGAAAAATTTGCGCATTGGTGCTCTAATACAAATATACTGGTGCCGTTTGTGTGGCGCGAAAGCAAAGAACATGCCGTTTCGTTTAAAAACGTGTCACAAAAATTACACAAGATAATCCACGTGTTTGTTTATGTACATGAAAATGTGGAAATCAAATTTGAGCAAGTTTATTTGTGGAAAAGCTGTGCGGACTTTTTTGATTCTATGACTGCCAATAAAGTTGTTAAATTATTAAATTTGTTGGAAAACAGCGCCCAAACTTATTCGGAAATCATGCAAAATTCACAGTTGGGTAGCGACGAAATTTTATGTAGAATTAGATTAGAATACGAATTCGATACGGCCACGCCAAACGTTGAACATTTAAACGGCATGTGTCAAATTATCGTTGCAATGGAACAGTTTAGCGATCATCAAAACATATCGCCGTGCCTACCATACACGGCTCTATTGGACAAAATAATTTTGAGAAAATTCGAGCACGAGCAAAAAATCTCGTATAGCGATAAACAACTAAACAATAATGATGATCTTGTAAAGAAATGGGCCTTTAAGTTGGACGGCGTGCGTGGCCGAGGATTGTTTATACGCAACTTTTGTTTGATTCAAACCGATGACATGAAGTTTTATTCTACCAAATTGGCGAAATTGTTTAAATTAAACAATATTGTCACGTTTCAATGCGAAATAATGGAAACCAATCAAATATTTATTACGGATCTATTGCAAATATTCAAATACAAATACAACAATAGAACACAATACGAATGCGTCACAAATTCCTTTTACGCTATAGACCCAATGACGGCAATAGAGTGCATAAATTACTTTAATGTACACGTTAAAAGTATCATGTTGACGGACACAAAGACAAAGTATGAAATGTTGTTTCAGAAATTCTTCGATCCGCCATTGTGCCAATCAAGTTATTCAACGTTTGCCGTTGACGGTTACATAATATTAGACTCGGCGCTGCGATATGTAAAATATAAATGGAACAAAACCATCGAGCTGGAATACGACGAAAGGAGCGACATGTTTAATTCGTTGTCGGGACCGTTATCTAATCACGCTATTTGTGCAAACGATATATCGCTTAAACATGGAAGTATATATGAATGCGCCCTATTCGATAATGTTATAAAGGTGCTTAAGCATCGGCCCGATAGACTTGTTCCGAATTAATAATTATTTAAAACACACAAAATGGCAAATGCTTTCTTTGCTCACAGCAGCAATAATTGCGTCGCTGACTATACAACGTTTGATGTTAGAAAATATTTGAAAGTAAATTTACTAGGCTACAATTCTAAACCTTTAATTTTACATAGATACTCGTTTTTATTTGGATCGTTACAAAATAAAACCGATTTATGGAACGAGAAATTACATTATTTATTATCAAAACTGAAATTTTCACCGTTTCCTATGATTACCATTAAAATGGTAATATTAAACGCCAGCAAGTTCACGTTTAAGTGTAAATATATCGTATATGAAATTGTGTGGTCCGAACATGAACAATTCAAAGTTGGCTCCAAGCACAAATGCGTAGTAGCAAAATATCATCGACGAAAAAATACGAGCGTGCAAATGTACATGACCGACAATTATGCCTCGTATTTACACAACAACATAATTAAAAACCATCGAAGTGTGTTTGGGCGCCAACATTTTAACGCGGACACGCTTCCATATTTGTATGTCAAGCAAAAGACTGACTCGGCAACATTAGACGGCAAAATTTTTTCCATATATGTTAACATAATAAAATTTATTTGATAATATATTGTGGTTTTATTTTTTATTGTTGGTTATTTTTATATAGATAGCAGTTTTTTATACTCAGCCCAAGTCATGCGTTCGTAATGTGAGGGCGGCGCTTTATTTCGTTGCAGCCATTTGTAATCGTTGATATGATTGTGAAATATCATACTGACGTAGGCCATGAGATTTTTCATTAACACGTTCGTGCCAGTGACGCTGCTGTCGTGTTGGTATTCGTCGACGAATACAATGGGCGTTCCGAATTTTTCTTTATCTAGTGCAATTTCTACACATTCGATGTGGTAAATTATATATCCTTTAACGTTCATATAATGATCACGGCATATGGCGCATTGTAGTATAAAAAACATATTATAGTACAAAACTTTCATGGTTTTCAATTGCTGCATTACAAAGTCTAAACTGCTTTTGTCTCTCGTTTGCACCATATCGTCTATGATTAAACTAATAAAATGAATAGTGTCCCATATGGTCGTGAATGTATACATGAAACTTTTTGGTTGGCAAGAACGCAAATTGAGTTCGTTTGTTTTGTCGATAAATTCGATGCGGAATTGTTGCAAATCAATTTGTGGCGATACACTCATTGCCCATTCGATTAGTTGCTGCACTTCATATTTTTGTATGTCCTTGTATTTCATCAAACACGCAAAATGATATAAGTAAGTCGCTTGCGAAGATAATATTTTTGTTAGGTGTGTCGATTTAGATGCGCGCAGTAAATCTATGAGCCTAAAAGAATACAGCAAATAGCTATCTTTGTAGCGTGAAAATAAAGGCGTTAACGGGATCATGACTAACAAAGCTGTCGTGCTATATTTGTGCCAAGCGCCCCCCGCGACAATAATAGCTACCGGCAATGGCGGCGGTGTCAACGATAATGACGACGAGCCCACGATTTATTTTGAGAATATCAAAGAATGCCTCACAGACGATCACTGTGATAAGTATTCCTATTTTGCTGAATTAAAACACGAACAGGCCTTATTTATGAAAAAAACTTATAAACATTTAATATGTAAAAATGAAGGACACTATATTAAAAATCACGTACTCTTTGACGCAATGATTATGTATAAGACATATGTACAATTGGTTGACGAGTCCGCGTTTGGGAGTAACGTGCTAAACTATTGCGAGCAATTTATTACGGCACTTTTCGAAATTTTTACTCTAAACAGCAAAATTGTCGTCTGCGTGCCCGGCAATTGGGAAAGCGATAATTTAAGTGTACTTTTGAAACATTTGCACAGTTTAAATTTAATTGCAATTGAAATTTTATAAAACAACAAATATGTGGGGATTGGCGTTTATCATAATCATAGCTGTAGTCGTGTACCTGTGGTGGGCCGGAAAACTAAACCTGGGCTCCCTCAACGATTCGTCGCCCAGTTTAACGCAAAGCAGCGACTCCGTTCAAGTGGACCCAGAGACCAATCAACTCAATGTTAAATTGAGCAACAATAAAGTGTCATACGTCCGTATCGCTCACAGCGACAACAAAGTTACGCAAGTTTATATTGCCGATAAACCGTTATCGTTCAATGAAATTATTGACGAGAGCAAAAATAGAGTGGGCACGAATTGTGTGTTCGTCGGCACCGTTTTGGACAACGGTTTGCGCTCGCCGAGAACATCGACGAGCGCGAGCACTTCCAGCAGCCTGATAACTACCAAAACAACGGCCAATTTTGACATCAAAGAGTTTAAATCCATGTTTATGGTGTTTAAAAACCTAACGCCGAGCAAAATGAGCGAAACGGAAAACACATTACGCTACGAGGTCGAAAGCTTGACGCTGTGCCTGATCGACACGAATGCGACCACTATGCCCGAATTGCGCGACATTAGTTATCCCATTTTAATATACACAAAAAACCAGATAGCGCAACAAAAGTTGCTCGAATGGAACTACATACCAATAAACAACGAGCAATCTGCTTATCTAAAAAATCACAAATCGTACAGGGAAATGAATTAAACAACACAATATAACTAAAATATTTATTATTATTAACATTTAAAAATTGGTTTATTTGTGTTCATTTCGTTTTTACTTAAAGCTATTGACAAGTTAAAAAATTTATTATCATTACTATTGTAATTATTCTTAAATTTTTCTTTTATCTGCGCCAAAAGAATTTGTTCGTTTAGGCAATATGACGCTTTATTATTGCCGCCTCCGCCTCTGGAGTTGCCATTGCTAGAAACGTTATTTTTGGTGCATTTAAAGAATAACGGATGCAAAAACGTTTCCAAATATGGAATGGCGCTTATTATCATCTCTTCCATTTTATCCTCACTAATCGTCGCAGAATTGGTATTTTTTGTAACCTTTATATTCAATATATATATTAAAGCACAAACTGGACTGTTATTCGTATCTAAACACAACAAGTTGTGTTTATGTATGGGATCGTATTTTAGAATATTTTTATACTGTATAAACCCATATTTCGGATCACGCTTGTACATCAACACGTGAGACAGAAATAATCTCACCGGCTGCACTAGCGCTTCGTAATACACATTTTCAGCTGGAAACCTTTTTGATTTAATGTGAGCGTATATGGACCCTTCAAATTTCATATCTTCAATAAACGTATGATCCGTGTACACAATGGCGAACCGATTGTGGACCGCTTTGTCATAATCGATAATGTATAGCGGTTTGTTGTTAACGATTAGCAATTTATAATTGGCTTCGTATTTTAATCCGCCCTCGTATTTTCTACACTTGGAATCGCTTTTACTCGAATCTGCGGAACTTTTAAAAAAAGAATCATCGCACATCTTCATTTCGTTAATGACGTACAATTGAGACGTTAACTTGTTCACTTCCATTTCGTCGGTCTCTTTATTGGATAGGCCGTATTTGGCACAATCGTGTTTGTGCATCAGCACTATGTAATCGAGCAGTTCGAAAAACGAAGATTTCCCCGATCCCGGATCGCCTGGCAAATAGATGGCCTTTTTTCCATAGTCCGATGGTATGCCCAAGCTGGCGGCAAAATGCAACATCATCATTGAATTGGCATTATTAAAGTTTGTAAACCGTTTAAAATACAAATACCCGTTTACGACCTTTTTCAAATAATTATACGAGTATTCGCTCAAGTCCATTTTGGACAAAATCACGCGTATGTAGAATCTTGTCAGCCATGCGGATAAATCGTCTCTCTCTCGCGCCAATATGATCTTGTCCCACCACACGTTGTATTTTGACAAAACCATTGTTGTGTTCATGTGATGAGCGTAAAATTTTGAAATGTTATTTGAATTATCATCGAGGAGCTGCTGCCCATCCGGTTGTTCGCATGCAACATTATCGCGCAATTCGCGCATCAAAGAATGTTTATCGGCCAACGTTGCCATCAGCATGTCAGCAAACTCAATTTTGTGTATCAATCTATACAAATAGCGAATAAGTTTTGCGTGCGCGCTTAAGAAAAATTCCGCATGCTTGCCGACAAACTCACTTTGAGTGCGCACCAACAGCGCCGACACATACGGTTTCGTATTAAAAATTAATATCCACATAAGTTCGCACAAGTCCGCGTCATTGCCGAACAAATCTACTATGAGGCAAATTTTTAGGGCTCGTCTATCTACTTTTATCTTTAAATAGCATTTACATTTTTTACTAATATGGCCATCATCGCTACTGGCAATGTTCGAACGGCACGCGTTACATTTAAAATTGTGTAAAATATCAGACACTTTGTATATTTTTAAGTACATGGCCATAGTTATTAGATCCTCGTCGTTTAAATTCCACAACTCTCTGAACAAGTCGTTCAGGCGAGCGCGCATGTCGCCTTGACACGCGTTACATTTGCCCAAGTAAAAAACTATTGCCAAATCGGTTTTGAGCATTTTGACGTCTCTGCATATTTTGGCAATGTGATATACTCTAAATATGTTTTTTTCCTCGCAACTCGTGTCCAACATGTAATTAAACACGGCCTCATTTAAATACTTGCTGTCCGTTGGCCTTTTAAACGAATGAGGCAATGTGCTGCCTAATATGAAAGGGCAACTCGAATGAAAATCGTTAGTAAACACGTTGTACACTCCATTATTCGTGAAGTACAAATATTTCCAGTTATTCAATTTAACGCCGCTAAATTTTGTAGAGTTCATCTTGCTAGTCAACTTGTACAATTCATCGCCCTGTTTAACGACATCGTAATTTTTGCCGTTAAACACCAAATTGGCCTTAAAAATTTCGATCTTTTTCAAATAACCTTTGCATAAAATTTCGGGGGCAATTTCGCTCGCCATTACATTTTCAAATGTGTACGCCCACGCTTCCCGGTGCTCCAATTCAGGATTAGCATTCGTTAGTTTTAAATATATTTTATAATGTATTCCAAAAAAATAACCAAGCGTCATGTATGGATTTTCATCGTTAAAAAATGTCCAGTGGTTACATAACCTATTGAATATGGTTTTTTCCAACTTTATGTACGGCTCGCATTTATTTAATGCAATAATCAAATTGTCTTTGTCCGAGACAAAAATAGATTCGCAAATTAGTTCCAAAAACAATTTTATGTCGGTTTCTTTGTATGAAAACTCTTCGTGCGCTGTAAGCTTTTTCCACACGACAAATATCACGTAGTCATAATTGGTAAAATTGCTTTGCTCAAAATACTTTTGAAGAATGTTAGGATCGTCAGCATAATCGCAATTTGCCAACACTTTTACCATGTTTTCATTGATTTTCGCCAAAGCTTTATCGATCTCTGTTTGGATAAACTCTGCGTTTTCGCTGCTTGCCGATATTATCGGTGTGGCTTTTAACGCGTTTCGATTTAATACAGTTGCGTCTTTAGTAGTATAACTGTCGACCCCATTGTTATTATCATCAAACGTTCTTAGGCTTTGTAAATTAACATTAATAATACTTTTATATTTTTCCAGAGTGATGCATTGTTTCAAATTTATATTGTCCCGAATGTAATCGAAAAAATTCTTGTTTGAATAGGTCCACTCGTCGAACACTTTACAGGTAGCCTGACTGCCGTCCGCCATTGTTATCTTAAACAGCGTTTCATTTGTATTGTTAAATTTGTGTCTTCCATTGACAAATAACACCTGATGCTGGTCATTGTCTAAGCACAAACATAGTTCGACGTTCAAAAACGCGTCCGGTTCGATCACAAACAAATTAACCGGGCCCAGAGAATTGTTGTGTATAATTGGTATCGTAGGACCTATGTCTATCAAAAATTTCATATACAAATATTGTCGCCATCCAAAAAAAGACACCTGCATATTGGGCCAATAATAGTAATTTTTGGCTCGCACGCATTGATTGGCGTGGTTGGGTATGTCGCTTTGAAGAAACTTTTCAAAGTCAATGTAATTTTTTACGGTGTCATAATGCTGTTTCAATATAAACGGCCTAACAAACGTGCAAAAATAATTGCCTTCCAATACCCAGTTATGATTTGAAGGCATTTGTACAAAACTTTGTTTGTCATCTCCCAGTTCTTGCTCTTCTTCATTCTGGTCTACTATCATTGAATGCTTGTCGCAGGCACCGGAAAAGTTGTTAGTTAGTGTGTTTAAGAGCTGTTGAAAACTTTTCGTATATTCTATTAGTTTTCGCGAATATGTTTGTGTATTTTGAATAATCAACATATTGGCGTCCTGCAAATTGTTTATCTCATAAGTTTTGTCCCGTGGCACATCTTTAAAAAGCGCTTCCAGAATGCTATCCATAATGGCAACTATAGTTTTTCTAGTTTTTATTTTTTTATATTATATTATTTCAATAAAAACTCATCACCCATTCGCGTATAGAATAAACAAATTTATGCGAGATTTTGAAAACACGTTACTGTTCGGGGCCTATGTGCAAATTTATGATTTGAGCACGCCCGCACGCACCGAAAGGTTATTTGTGATTGCTCCCGAAAACGTAATCTTATACAATTTTAATAAAACCCTCTATTATTATCTAGATTCGGCCAATGTGTTTTGCCCGAATGAATTCAGCGTAACGACGTTTACGCGCGAGTCAATCAATATGATAAACGACACGGGCGTTTATTCGACATCGTGTACAACTGTGAACAGTTTGACTTTATTAGAACATTTTGTCGCGCTAAAAAATAACGTGCCAGATCATACGATTGTTCTTAATGTAGTTAATAAACAAATTCAGTTTTCTATACTTGAAATTATTAATTATCTAATCTATAACGGATATGTGGATTTGTTGGAGGAATAGGTTAATAAAAGTTTGTAATTGTTAAAAATTATATGTATTTTCGTAATTTTGCATATTTTGTATGATTAAACTGTGATAATGTTCCCAATCATGCACGGGCTCGGGACAGCGCTGAACCTGAATGTAAAAATCATAAGCATAATTGTTGGATGGTAAATCGTCTACGAGAGTGATGGACTTAAAGTAATTTAGATTTTTATCGCTCAAGTGTTTTATCACAATTTTTGGAGACTTGGGCAAATAATCATGTTGCTCATCATTGCTAATGTCCAAATTGAAATTTGTAACAATAAATTGCCGCTGCAGTTTATAATCAGTTAACATCATGTTCGGAGACACGATTGCGTTATCGCACGATTGTGCAACGGAACCCTCGGCAATTATTATATCGAAATATTTTGTAAGTCCGAGTTCAGTTAACGAACTGGCTACATGTTCCTTGCAACCATACGACCATAATATTAAAATACACCCTATATTCTGTAATTCTTGTAAACTTTCATAAACGAACGGATCGCGAATTTGAACGCGTTCTTCTTCCGTTATCAGAGTGCTGTCTAAATCGAATACAATCACATGCGGAAAGCCCCAAATCAGGGATTCGGCTTTGAGCGTGTCAATTTTATACTCTGGCAAGACAAACCATTCTTTTAAAAATAAATACATTGGAGTTTTATTGTCAATAATACAAATGTGCCCTAAAATTGAAGTTTTAAATATGCATTTAATGTTGTGCCGAATATTTTGCATATTATCGGGACATTTGAAAACTTGCATACAATAATTGTGATTCGTTTCTATCATTCTGCATAGTTGTGGATTATCGCAAAATCTAAAAATAACGTACTCAAAATATTTATATTTTTCAAAGCCAAGATATTTTAGATCTAGGTATTCATTCAAAACGAGAACATGTCTCTTGATGAGCGCATTATTCAATCGCAAACAAATCCATTTACAACTCCTCAACGGAGCCATAGTGAAAAAAAATGGACTAGCCGCTCCTTATTTAGATTATTTCAAAAATTTCGCATTAACAAAGAATATGCGGCTCTTATAGATTTTTTGATCAAAACGTTTCCAAACAATGTTAAAAATAAAACTTTTAATTTTACCGCGACTGGCCATTTGTTTCATTCGTTGTACGCTTACGTGCCCAGTGTGAGCGAGCTTATAAAAGAACGAAAGCAAATACGCTTACAAGAAGAGTGTATTAGTAAATTGTTTAAAAATACAATTAACGATTTTAAACTGTATACAGAATTGTTCGATTTCATTGAAGATACTAACACGGAAAATAATTTTATTTGTCCGTGCCAATTGTTAACCAAGCGTTTGGCTGAAACGAAGAGTTATGTTGAAAATTTAAATTGTAAACAATTTGACAGTAAACCGCCCAAGTTTAAAAAGGAGCCAATAGACAATATATTATACAAATATTCCTTGAATTGGAAAAGCGTTTTGCTAAAAAAAAAAGACAAGCATAACGTTCATGTTTTAAAACGTAAAAAAAAAAGTAAACAAAGACACGTATTAACTAACGAAATTATTTATTTACATAATACTTCTAGTTATAAAAACATTTTGTGTAGTATAAACGGCTTGAGTTTGAAATCGTGTATCCATGAATTTACGACAATCGAAAGTCAAACGAAGGCGGGCGACGAAATCGTGTCCTTTATCCGCATTTGCAAATTATGCCAAATGGCAACAAACAATTAATAGTATCGATGCCTATAGCTTCTTCTGTCAACCGTCGAACGGCTTCTGGATCTTCTGTAAGTGCGAGGTCTCCCTGGACGGCGCCTATATCCGGAAGTGGAACGGCTTCTGCGCCTTCTTGACGGCGCATACGAAGTAGTGGACGAGCGGCGGCGACGACGATATACCATTTTAATCAATGACTTATATTATATATATATAATGTAATGATGTGTAACTGTAATTTTTACCTTATTAATATTTTTTACGTTTGCTTAGCGTCGAAGGGGACGATGATTGTTGAATGCCTAAATAAAGATTTAATTCTTCTGAGGAGTCAGCGTTTTTATTACTGTATTTCCTAATGTTATCCATAACTTTAAAAATGTTATTGTAGTCTTCAATGTTAAATTTGCAATTAGATATGGCATAGTTTTCCATTGTGGTATAAAACATGGTGTTGGCCGCATTAAAATACATCCTTTGCAAGGGGTACGGATCGATGTGCTTCAATAGTACATCGATGAATTCCGCGTCTTCACAAAAAGGTATCTCGGTGCCGCTGTTGATGTATTGTTGCGGTTCTAATTTTTGGNATATTTTCCCCCCGNSCTCCACTAACAGATCTTCAATTGTCGTTCGTTTGTCGCGTTGCAAGGCAACGTTTTGCAATAACATGATTTTCGCGTATCTCATCACCGGACTATTGAAACATCTCGCAAACGACGAGCGCATGATGTCAATTGTGTTCACGTCGACGGTGGCCGAGGGCATTTCCAGCAACGAACGCAGCGCGTTCAAAGCCATGTCCGTCTGCCCTTGAGTCATTTGCGGCTTACACGTATAATCGTCGAATGTCGTTTCTAGCAATTTAAAGATAAACTGGTACTTTTCGGAACGCAGCAAAAAGATCATGGTCATGACTACATCGCTAATTTTGTAGTCTGTCGAGTTCGTGCTGTTCAATGTGTAGTGATGAATTAGTTTGCGCGCAGAGTGTCTGTATCGCCTCATGTTTACAATCTCTGCTTGTTCGTTATGCTCACTTTGATGATCGAGGAGAGCATCAGCGGCGGTACTACTGGTAAACAAGTTAAACACAGGTCGCCTGTTGGAGGATACCGATGAAATCGGCGCCGCGGCGGCTTGCTGTTGTGCATCTTTTGATGTGTACTGAGATGCGATAGCGGCGTTGTTGTCTTGAAATGTACTCTGTGATAAACGAGCTATTTGAATTAAAAATTCCAAAAATCCGTGTGTAGAAATCTCAATGCTCTGATCGTTGCTCAGTAGGGGAAAAAGTTGCGTCCAAACGGGCATTTGCATTTCACTGTCGATGTAGTTTTTTAATTTTTCAATAGCCAAAAACAATGCGACGGCACTCATCGTGATCAATACACTTATTCTGTATTAATGATTTTAATGTTATTATTGTATATAGTGTCCAAAAATTGAAGCACATCCATCGTCTCTTGCCTGTTTAGTTTAATGGTGGCCGCATCGCCTTGTAGGGGTTCTAATAGATAACGAGCGGCGGCCGATTGAGCGGCCAGAATTTTAAAACTTTCAATTTTATTTTTGCTAGAATCGTGCAGCAGAAAAGATGCGGCCGTTTTCGAAGCGTTCATGTTTTGTAGCATGTCAACAGTTGACGACGCTTGTTGCATAGGCGGCGGCGCATTAGCTTGTGAACGACGACGGCGGCGGCGATCTTGACTGCCATCAGGGTCGCCGCTATCATTTATTGAAGCAATCATGGTTCAGTTCGACGAGCAGAGAAATTTCGTTGTCTAAATTATATTTAGTAATGATGTGTCTTATAAATGTTTCCGGAACAATTAATTCGCTCATTAAAATATTACAAATGTCCAACTTGATCATTTTTAGCTTTTCTATCAACACATTGATATTATCATCGGAATATTTTGCCAAAATGAAACGGCACACGTTTCTCAGTTCCAGTTCGGCGACAGGATACATTTTACCCGGCAATCCTTCTAAATAGTGCCTGAGATAGAATCCAATTAAAACCGTGGAAGCGATCTTGTTTACTTTTTTCATTTTAGTGTGCCGGCCCATTTCTATCATAAACGATTTAAACGGTAACAGCAATCGATCGCCGTTTGCTACGCCGCTGCTTCCGGCGTTACACTGCATATTCAATATGGATAAAAGCCGTTCTTGGTCTTCCTTACGTAATAGCATAGTGGCCTTTTGACATTCCTTTACGAATGGCACGCACAATTCGTGTTTTGTATACAACGTGTACGCTTTGTCGCAAATTAAATTATAAAAAAACTGTATAAATATTTGCGTAATTATGTTGTTCTCGTTAATGATGTCGCTTTCGTTTTTGAAATCCGTTTTAAGTAGCACATATAACATTAAAGGTAAACCGAACATTGGCCGCAAAAAAATGTCCCAACCATCTTGAAGGCCAACGTCCAGTGTGCTCAAGCAACACGATAAATATTTACATTTGCACTCAAAACATTGGATTTTTTGCTCGTGTTTGCACTTTTCGCTGCACATGAGCATTTTAATATCTGGCGAGACAATGGGCTTGTAGAAATGTTTAAGATACTGCATTATTGTTCTAAAATGCGGCACTTGTTTTATAAATTCGTCGCGTAGAAAGATGGAAAATATATTTTTGATGTTATGCATATTATCAGTTTGGTCGCTGGTTTGGTTTTCAAAGCTTGTTTTTATGGTCAATATACATTTGTTGAATTCAGTGAAAAAAGTAAGACCTCTAATGTTCACATCTGCACTTTGGTCAAAATATTTTGAAAATAAAAAACATAGCGAATCTATTTCTTGTTCAAGTAGCAGCGCGTCAAAACATACATTCTCAAAACGAGCGTACGTGTTAAATCTTAGAGTGTATTGTAACTTGTAAGTGCACATTGTACATTTAATATATCCTTATATTAATGGATATTTTAAATACCAATTCTTTAACAATTGCTCAATATACAGCTTATATAATAACTAAAGATGTAAACGGTGTAAACAGTCTAATAAATGACACCAACACGAGCTTTGATGAAAAAATTCGTTTATTGAAAAATATGAATGCTAATAGCGAAAATGAGACAAATGCCGCTAATAATAATGCGATTAAACTAAATAATTTTATTATACGAAAAAANNNTATTATTGTATTAGGTATTAATCTGTTTGCACAAATGCCCGAATTGGCTAACAATGATTATGATAATGACACTAATAAAACCATAGAAACTGCCAAACAATACTTGAAGTTATATGATGATTTTGCTAACATTAACAACTATGAAAAATGCGAAGAAATGTTAAATAAAGCGGAGGCGTGTTACGATATAATTAACACGATATATGTGAATTATATTAGCAAATTGTTTCAGCAGCAGAAACCCCTAAAGCTCCTGTCCCCGTTGCCGCCGTCTCCGAGCTCTTCATATGAATCGCCTTTGCCGTATGAATCGCCGTACGCATCGTGGTCGCTATCGCCTGTGCCATCCCTGTCGCCATTGCAACATTCGACTAATTTTAACATAAACAATGAAAATAAGATTTTGCACGCCTTATACGTTTTTGACAGATTAATAGGCAATAATTTGCATAATGCTGCTGAGCAATATTTAAAATATGCCGAAAATGTTTATAATGAATCGGATTTTGAAGATTTAATTGTAAAGCGAGATTTGAACGAAAAGCTAAGAGAATCCAGGCGGGTATTTGATACAAAAAAAGATTTACCTATTAATGAAGAACAAACAGGGGCAGGAGAAATCAATACCGAACAAAATGAAATTATGCGTGTAGATGACGACGAACAAACTGCTGCCGCTTTGGCTGCATTAGATGCAAGCATAAATGCTACAAATGGACCCGAATCCAATATATCAACTGTATTTGACATTATTACACCATTACCGTCTCCGACATTAACGCCGTCGTTACCGGCATTGGCCGCGCCAATGCCAAGTTTTAATCGCCCATTAGCAAATACTTCGACTAATAGCGAACAACTAGTCGAAACGTATAACGATTATGATACACGATACGATGAAGCGTATAGGTCTGATGCGTTCAATGACACCGTTAAAATGGTTTTGCTTCGTTTAATAGAAAAAGCCATGGTATATGACAAATTGTATATAACAACTTTGCATCAATTAAACAAGTTTAGAAATTATCTAAATCTTAACACGGATGCTGATAAATTTCAAATTTACCTCAATATTGACGATTGCCAAAGGATTAAAAATTTAACTGAATTAGCATCTAAATTCTTCAATGTACGCTGTGTGCCCGACACGTTAGATCGAATCGTAGAAGCAATGCAATCCAACATGGAAATTTTAGAGTCCGAGAATGTTTTTATTAAACGAATTGTAGCGTACATTATAAAAAATCACACAGAACAGCAATTAATGAACATAGTTATGTACAAATCCGATTATGACAGTATTATTAACAAAAATGTAAAATTACTAATAGATATTTATAATTTATATAGACCTATTAACTTTATTGAAAATAGAAACGTTGAAGATAGCGATATTGAATTAAATACTGTTACAGTTAACAATAAAAATAATGCAACTGGTAGTACTAGTAACAGCAGTAGTAGTAGTAGTAGTAGTAACGGCAGTACAAGCGATAATAATAGTAGAAACGAAAGAGAAAACTATCAAAAAAGGAAACGTTCAAGAGTTGCAACAGAAAAAATACTTATTTCGGACCAAGAAGAAGAAGAAGAAGATTTAAACCGCAATGAAAAAGAAAATAAACGTCGTAAATTGGACGATGAGAATTTTATAAAAGCAAAAGCCCTCGAGTTTTCTAAAACTATGGTAAATGAAAATCTAAAAAAAATTATCGACGTAACAGATGACATGAAACGTTTGTATGACTTTTGCAATTGCAAAAATTCTTTAGACGACATACCGCATGCAACGAATTATGCGAGTTTATTGAAAAAACTAAACATGTACAATTTAAATCAGATAGAAATGAATGTAAATTTTTACGAGTTATTATTTCCTTTGACGTTGTATCAACAAGCAAACGGAAACGATGACCAGCTAACATATAAAATTATAAATTATATTTTTTTAGCTAGTAATTATTTTCAAAATTGCGCTAAAAACTTTTACATATTAAAGCAAAATTTTAACACATACGGTCCCTTCAAACAAATCGATTTTATGGTAATGTTTGTAATCAAGTTTAATTTTTTGTGCGATTTGAGAAACTTCGCTACAATTATTAACGACGTTTCGCCAAATAAACAGCCCAATATGAGGATTCACAATGTGTTAGTCATGCGAGACAAAATTGTCAAATTAGCATTCAATAAACTGCAGTTTACAACATTTATTAAAACGGATAAATTCACAAATTTAAAACATTTTGAAAAATTAATTATGCTAATGAATGCCAACTATAATATAACATAGACACATACACACGTACATGTATAACACTAACGATATAAATAAATTTTGATTAATTTGCGCCGTTGTAATTTTTTGTCAACACTTTTACGAACATCTAAACACTTTGCCGTTATTTTTCGTAACAAATTTATAGTAGTTTTGTCGTCCACATTGCTTGTTTGTAACAAGTTTAAATTCTCAAAAGCAATGTCTAAACAAAGTTTGGCCCTAAATAAATAACCGAGTTCGAGAAAACGTTGTGCCAAATCATACGCCTCGGTAACTTTGTAAATGCTCATAATTGTATAAATTATTCAAACGGAATAATTTGGATACGTTTCCAATGTTTGAGTCAACGCGTCTACCTGTTGACCGCTCGTCATATCATTGGCCACGACGACCCTTATTGTGTTACGTTCTCGATCGTTGTTTAAAAAAAATCCACGAAGTCGCATAACTACGGGAGCTTGTCCCCAAGGGTAACGAGACGCTCTGCTCCATACAAGAATAGTCGAACCTTCTCGACTTAAAACGCACCAGGAGTTCGTTGCCGTTTCCGCCGTCCAAACTTGAAAGTTGCCGTGGCGACGAATACAAGAATCCGAATTCACAACTATACATCTGCCAATGCCAGGAAAAAAACAAAAAGGCTGCACGATACCCATTTCTTTGCTTTTAAACAATCTAAATATTGATGGACTTAAGAGGTGAGGTTTCAAAATAGTGTCGTGAGAGACCGATATTTTTACAAGTCCTACGTTGGCGAGCGTAATTTGTGTGACATCGGGATGGTTGCTTAAAATAGGATACAAAATAGCTTTATAGCGAACGTGACTGAGTTGATTTACGTTTGCCTGAAACACAACGTCCGCGTCCGCAAACTGGTCGTGATCGTTTCGTGCCCAAAAATATTTATAGTCCACATGGCGGAGTGACGACATGTGCGCATTGAACGGTTGCAGGCACGCATTGACAACGGGCTTGCTGCCTCGCTTTACCATTCCCGTGTCCGCAACGTGCCTGTTAAATACGGCTATTAAGCCGTCGCTGGCGGGACAATTACAACCGCTAATTTCGACTCCGTCGGCAGTTACATGATGAAAGAGTCTGCCCGATGTTCTGCGGCCGCTTATGGGATCAATTGAACACGGATCTATCACGCACACATCCTCCAATCTAAAATGCGTACGGTAGAAATCATTCAAGGCGGGATGGTCTAATCGAACTTGTCCGTCGGCGCACGGGGCTCGCGGAAAAAAATTTTCATCGTACATAACGTCTCGTACGGTTTGTGGCCGACAAAATGGCGTTTCGGTGTTTGCGTTGTAATCGCTTACGTAACCCTCGTCGCACATACACATTATTCTGTCCGTGTTTATGGTTTCTATGTGGCCATTGGGCGAGCACCCAACGGGCACGTTACAGTCCTCGTACATGTTAAGCTGCGTCACGAGGCCGGGCCTTAAACAGCTGCACAACAATGAAAATCCCGTGTGAGTTTCTGCCAAAATCCAAACGCCCGTATTTGCATTGCACGATCGTGCGCGTTCGCGGTCTAACGCTAAACAGTATGATTCGCCCGCTTTAATTAAAACCTCTATCTGTTCGTTGCTGTCGGTATTATTAAATTTTAGAATTGTATCTTCGTCAAAAAATTGGCAATTGGCCAAGCCTTCGCGGCACAAATCGCAATCGCCGTGAGTCGTGCAAGGAGTTAGGATTTTGTGGCACTCGTGCGAGTTGCCTTCGATGACGATTTCCGCGGGGGGTTGTATCAAAGGAACGTTTGCGTTTTCGAATTTTAAAATGGGATAATTGGCATCTTCATGGTGTACTACATTTATTAGAAGATTAACATATGTATAAATAATTGATATTATTACCAATAATAATATAATTATTATAATATGATGCATTTTTACTTATTGAGATTTTTGCACTTGTCGGCATACATAGTTGATGCGCGCGCTTAACATCATTAAGATCATCATGTTAAAAATATGGCAAATTTATTTTTTTATTTTGTATTATATTTATCGTGTACATGTACACGTTTAAGACGGCGCGAGGATTAATTTTAAACGATAATTATGAACAAACGAATATTTCAACTAACACGACGGCTCTTCCCTTGTTTTCGTTAACGTTTCAACGTAATCGAGGTATAAATTGCGCATTGAGCAAATTGCCGTGTGTAACGGATCAACAGTGCCGTGATAGTTGTGTGATTGCGGGCGCAACAAGCGAATTTTTGTGCGAGCAGGGATTTTGCAACGTGGTCGACGCTTTGGTGAATGCTCAGGTTCCGGACTCGATAAAATGCGATCCGAATTTAGGCTTGGTGCGCGTTTACGCCGCCGGCGGCGATTTTGTCGTTGCTCAAACATGTATAAGCACGTACAGGGATTTAATCGACGATACCGGCGTTCCGAGGCCTTATTTATGCGACAATGGAACGTTAACTCTGAATCTGAACACTGTCCAATTTTCAACACAATCTTGCGAATGCTCGGAAGGCTACGAGAAATTGCTGTTTAATCAAACGGCATTGGCGCGAAGCATTCCAGTGTGTATACCTTTACATTTAAGTGATTTATTTAAGAAAATTTATAATAAAGATCAACTGGGCAGCGAATTACATTTTTTATTAATGTTATTCTTGAATTTACAAAAACCATTGAATCCTCAAACGCCATAGAAAAGATGAACATCAAATATGATATAAATAACATAACGCTTCTATTGCAAAAAAAATCACACATAAATTATTTATATGAAAAGGATATTATTGGTTACACAAGGAATTCTTTAATTGATTTATCTAATTTATACATTGCGCCATTAAACAATTTTAGCAGTCAACTTAATATTTTGCTGAATCAAAGCCCCATTGCAAAAACCGATTCGATAGATTCATTTACGTTTTCACATATACAATTAGCGACCATTTTATGCTATTCCGCTTTTACGCATGCCAGAAATAGTTATCATTGGAAGTACATTTTCGATAACAACGAGCAATATTTGATACAATCATTTTTTAATTTCATATTGCAAATACTAAAAATGGCCCCTCTTAATCAAAATGATGACGTAGGTAACGTTTTGATTAAATACCATTTGAAAAGTATAAATATTAATTTAGAAAATAAATCGATGAAGCCCAATTTAATTAACATTGAGTCGATGCCGAGTTACAATTTTAAGAACCGAGAAACCGATTTAGAAATTTGTTATGTGTATAATAACACAATGTTTAGCCGCAAAGCGTTTGACTCCCAGCAAAATATTAAATGCGCAACATATGTAGAAATAAACACGTTACCATACTGTTTATATATTTCGGAAATAGACGATCATCAATCGATTAGCGCGTTCAATTTATATAAATGTAGTCACGTATACGTGGCCGAAGGAACGATTCACGTCGAACGGGAAAAATACTATGCGCTTGGGCAACATTTTGCTAGTAAACAGTTTTGCGAATACAGCACAAATAACAAAAGATGCCATCTAAATAAAATAAACGCATACCATAGCGCGTGTTGTTATTTGAATGATTCAAAAAAAACCCTAAGGTTAGTAGGCGACTACATGGGTTACGTGCATAATTATAAAATTGCGGCTTTAGATTTTTTAATATTAACCTTTGTCGTTTCCATAACGGGGTGCCAATTTAAATATAATTTATTTGATGCACAAGAAAAGATGTTTAAACAATTAAAAAATAAAGTGTGTAAACTTAGCGCTAAGAGAGTTTTCGAGATGCTATTAAATTATAATATAAACGTTGAACCTTTGGATAATTTTACACAAAATTATACATTAATAGATTAATTATTTTATGTCATGTAATTAAAACTTTAAACAAACATGCGATGATCTCATCTAATGGGTGATGTCATTTTTTTAGACAACTTGCATTACCCGACCGATTTGGTCATCGTAAAGCCGTTCGTTATCTATAACCTTGAACGGGCACAACATGCGATGATCTCTCAAGTTCGTTTATCTATCTGGACAGGTTTGGACTTGTTTGCACAAACAAGTGATGACTCATCTAATGGGTGGATGTCATCTTTTAGAACTTGCATTACACGACCGATTTGGTTACGTAAAGCTCGTTCGTTTATCTATAACCTTGAACGGGCAATTAATTTAATTGATGATGGCATTTATAAACATGCTAGTAATTATGTAAAGCCATCTATAACCTTTCCAGACAAGCGATCCAGTATTAAATAAAACAAATTATTATTTATTATATGTTTTTAATGGTAAAATATATTCATAATTAGATACATTAAAATTTTTAATTCGGTCACATATGACTCCATATATATTGACATAACATTGCAATTGGTTCGACCAATCGAATTTACTAGAAAAATTATAATTTAGCCGTTTTAACTTTTCAATAATTTGATATATATGTGTTGCATCGCCTTCGTAATTTAATATTAACAAATACAATTCTTGGCATAAATTAAATTGTTTAAAAATCGGCTTTGTATTGGAATTATATATGTAATCGTATGCCGGCAATGCTTCTATATCCAACTGCCAGCTGTTGCCCCGGCGAAAAGACATTTTTATTGAAGTAGAAAGGGTTACATTTTCAATACTTTCTGGCATTTTGTAACCGTAACACTGTAAATAAACATCAATAATCATGTCTATGTAAAATTTATATAAAACATAATTGTTGTCCACGCAAATGGTCAGCAGGTCAGACTTGTAGGCGTTTAGAATTTTACTGTTTTTGTAAACGAATTTTGTACGTATTAAAGTGGCGTAATTTTCCAAATAGCTATCTAAACGTGAAAGAGTCTTCATTGTCGAATCGTAAAATGGTTCGTAGCAATAGCTGCGATTGAACAATTTACTCCAGCTAACGTTTTGCACCACACAGTCCATGTCCATTAATTGTAAATGCGAATATTTCACGTTTAATAAAACAGGATTTAGCATAGCGCACAGTTTCATGTAATCGATCTTGCCCGCTTGTTTTGTGATATTTTGCACACTGTGCGCATAATGGGCCGGAAAGTTGGTCTTGAAGTTTATAAATGTAACGTTTTTGAGCTTTGGCAACTTTAGCGCGTCTTCGTTTCTTTCAATGCAATACAAAATAACACAATTAAATCTCTTTGCATGGTATTGCACGTTATGCCAAAACGGAAACATGTCTGTGTTGAATATAAACCGATACATATGGTACCAGACGAATAGTAAAGTAAATTTTTTATTATAACTCATTGCGCCGAATTAATAATGAAACAATTTACGCTAAACACTGTATAAGTATGCAGCGATAACGCTAAACACTGTATAAGTATGCAGCGATAAGATAACGAGATAAATGTTATCTGATAATAGATAAAGGGACATACAGGTTTGCATGTCAATAGTTTTATATAAATAAAAAGCAATTTAAAAATTGAATCATTAATTTATTATTGTTGTCGCTTCACATACCTTCACATACATACAAAAATATGGATTCGTATTCGATTCATAACTTTTATAATAATAATCGCACACCATTGAAGACGACGACGCTGCACGATGGCAACTTAAAAAAACCCATTTATGAAGAAGTCACCTTTATACGACAAATGATGTGCAAGGAAATAGTGCCGGGCAAGCACGATCACCAATTTTATAACTATGGCTACGACAAAGAAAATAAAAGAAAATAAATCTATATGCTGTTTTATTTATTATCATACTGATCACATACATTATATATCGTTTAAAACTATACTATTATAGTAGGTACTAATGTACGCTTTTACATGTTCGGGAGAATCAGGGCTTGTAGATTTGTTCCAAATATGTAACAGAGGGCATTTTAACAATTTAAATAAAATAAATTTGTGTGATGCAAACTTCATTAAATGGCCATTTGTTATACACCAACGCGTGTCGGTTTGTAATTTATTCAAAATAGGCACCATATCTAAATTGCGACGCGATATCTGATCGAATATAACTCGTTTCCACTTGTATTGTAACAAATTTTTATTTATATCATTATTAATAGTTTTTTTAAAAAACTTATATGTGGTAAAAACTAAATCGTATGAATTTATAGTAAATACAATATTTAATGGGTCGTAATGATGGCACATGGTTAAAGCTTGAATCGTAGTCGCTTTATTAATTTCAGTTAACCATTCTGAATTAGAATGATTCAAAAAAATTAATGTTGAATTATTTTTTACATTATAATTATTTTTTTCTTTTTCGCTAACTATTAGAGCAATCACGTTATATATTCTATTAATGTGTTCATTGTCTTTGAATGCAAAAATTCCACCGGAAAATTCTTGAGTTTCGCGCCAACGGGTCCATGCCAGAGCTTTTAATTGAAAACAATTCATAGGATTATTTAGTAATGTAGGCTGTTGTATATTTAATGCTTCTAAACTTGGTTTAGATGAAAGCTGTAGCCTTTTCAGATGCACCAAACTGTACCTTGGATACACTTTAATCAAATTTAAATAGTCTTCATAGTTTATTTTTTTCACAATCAAATCGTATATTTCTTGCGGTAACAAATCAAATCCATGTATACTACGTGAATTAGTAAAGTCATTGCAATCCTTGTTTCTTGTAGCAAACGATGGCAACAGTTGCAATGATGACATGATTCTGTAAAAATATAAAATATTATGAATAAATTAAGATAAACCTTTGGTATTTATACTGTGTTAGTTAATATTTTGCGCTGTTTATCAACACATACAATATGTGGTTCAAAGATTAACTACGCATTTAAAATTATAAGTAAATAAAGATAATTTTTGCATATATAGCTATGGTTGTATTTTATTGTTGTTTGCCAAGTAATAATGTATTTTTTATCTGCCACCTTTTTAGTTATAGTCTTTATTTATTTAATGTACTTTTGCGTTAATATAATTATCAATAACACGCGCGTGCGCCAACAATTGTTTTATCATTACAACTATGTTCCTGACACGTTACTAAACACGGTGCGGGTGCACCGGTTAAAATAAAATTAATTAAGACTCGTTGTTCAACACCATGGAGTGTCCGTTCGCAATAAAAGTCTACATTAGCGATCGGTTCTTTGCTTTTCCCTACAACTTAATTGAACCGCAAAACGACGTCGGCAACAAATCGATCGAAAACCTCATAATCTACGTGCCCACCGATGACGACAAACATTACATAGACAAAAAGCAAATTAAACGATTTAAGTCGGTGCTGATATATAGACATGAGCACGACGTTAACATTGACAGCAGGTCCCCGAAAAAAACCGGCTCCGCCACCATTGTGTACTGGAACCCGTTGGTACCTATAACGGAAATCGGCGCTGGCGAAACCAAGGTCTTTAGCGTTTTGCTCACCAATAATCTATTTTATTGCAACACGATGATCGTGCACCACGAAAATCCCAAATGCCCCATTGAGTTCAGCTATCCCACATTAGAAATGCAATCGGTGTGCAAAGCCCTATCGAAAAGCAATAACAGCGATGCAAATATATTGCCGTCTATAAACACAAAATTGCGTCCTATCGCTTGCGAAATTGCATTGTCTCATTTTAAAGAACTAATTGACGCAAATGATTTTTTGCTGTGTTTTAACTTGGAAACGTCTGCTATGGTAAAAATTTTATCCTTAAAACGCATTTTTTGCATATTCCAATATAGGAAACAGCCAGCACGGTATGTGATTAATCTACCTAACGAGGAAATTGATAATTTATACAATAAATTAAACTGGGAACGGACACGGCGTTTAATGAAAGGCGACATAACCTCGGCTTGCTCCACGGTGAATAGGGCCAGTCTGATGTACATTAAACAAGCGCAAGCGCTACTGGGCATAGCGGACTATTCGCAGACGATCGTTGATTTTGTTAAAATGTTTCAAAAACTAATATTTCCCTATCAATTGGTGCCCGACGTGTTGATAAAATTAAACAACCTAGACAAAAACTATAAAAAGATTCGCCTTTTTTGTAAATACGACAGCATGGCGATCACGTCGGCCGGCATAGTGCCGATAAACATGCCCGACGCTAATTCCTTAAACGCATTCGATTATTCCGAGTGCGCTAACTTGCAGCATGTCAACAAAGTTGTTAATAAAATATGCACAGAGGCTAATTTAAGTAGCGGCGTGACGGTGACGCCGACTCGTTACAATTATTATCTATAGTAAACGTAAGAACTGCTCATTATGCGAATTTCAAATATAATATCTAAAGCTACTAATGGTAGTCGGCGTTATGGTAACAATATAATGGATGCGATAGAAACGAATAAAAGTCCCACCGATGGTGATCAGTTGGAATTATTTATTGAACGTAATAAAGATCTGATCAAAGATTTTACACTAATAATTTGTGGNATTTTTAATTGTTATTTTAATTTTCCTTTTTTTCACAATGTTAGTCACAATACTCTTAAATCAATATTATGTCAATGTTAAAACCAAAGAATACAAAACAACATTGTTATCAAATTTAGACTATAGAAATAGACAAGAAAATAAATGATAATTTTATAATAACTTTTCATAATGAAAAGACTGGACTAATTAATATAGGAATCGGTGGCGCTGTCGGCAAAGCAATATTTGGTGGTGCGATGCTCGTGTAATGAGATTCTAAAGTAGTTTTTTTGTTTTTTTACGTTCATTTATTATATTATATAATAAATTGACTTGCGGTTGTTTTTGTTTTGTTGGTTCTATAAAAATGTTATTTTCGGCGGCACCCGTGTCCATGGTAATAGCGTTCGTGCTCACATAGCTATACTCAAATGTTTCTATAAATATTTTTGTAGCCACCTCTTTGCCGAACGTGATCAAGTGGTGTTCATCGGTTACGGGGTTATCTAAATTTTCCAAACACTCGTTGTAATGTTGTAACATTGCACGGGGGGAACTTTTTAGATCAGGATTGATTTTGTTCAAACGTTTAATGGCAACCTCAATTATGTCTTTGTATGTGGGAAAATAGTTTGTCCCCTTGTTGAGTGCAAATTTGAAAGCGATTAAAAGTATTCTTCTGTTAAAATCTTTATAATCAATAGAGTCATCCATGTATTTTGTGCGTAGAAACAATTTTTTTATGTATTCGTAATTTTTTTGCGTTGGCTCTTTAAAATATTTATCTCTCGCCGTTTTTACAATTTCCAAAATATTAGAAGGCAACAAATCGGCGCTTTCGATTAAAGCGCTGCATTTATCTGTTATGAGTTGCCTGGCAAACGTGTCGACATCTACAAAATTATTCGTGCACACCGTATTCATATTGAGATTATTCGCTTAAATATTGTTCAATAAAATAAACTTAATTACGATTTATACCACTAAATATTGTTCGTTGTGTTATATAAAACAACAAGCTTACGGTGTTTTAATAGCGATTTACATTGCATCAATTTGTTTTTATCGCTATTTGCAGTACTGATATTTACATTAATAGTGTGTTTTATGCCTGCTACGCCAATACCAATAGGGTGTTCGTATCGTATGGACGGCGACAAAACGCGTAAAGGGTCCGGTAGGGCATTTTTAGTAGCCACTGTTGTGATGGTCAACGCCATAATTACAATGATAATAAAAGCCGATTTCATTTCGATACTATTGAATAAGATAGCCGGTCACAATTAATAACATATATTGATGCCTGCACGTAAACGGCACACTTTCTTATATTTGGTGTGCGAGAAATTTTTGAAAATAATATAAGCGACTATATAAAAAATAGTGTTTTTCACAATGGCCGGATTTAATTTTGTTAAAAATATAAAAAAATATACAAAACTTTCTAACAAAAATGTGACAAACAAGTTAAAAATGCCTGGTCTTGAAGTTTTATCATATTTTAACATAACTTTAACCACGTACGCGTCGTTGCTAATATTTTATTTGTCGTCGTTTCGCGAATATAACGCCATGGTATATTTACAATATTGGTTGCTCTTGTCGTTTATCATTAACTTTATCATCAATATACCGGCCATGATCTGGCCAAAGATTTGTGAAGTGAACGAAATAATTTACGAAGCAAAGTTATTTGTTTCGTTGTACATGAGCAATGAACTGATACGCATCTATGTGTTTTATTTGTATGAAATGGCAGTGTACCACAGATTTGTTTCAAATATAATGCATATATTTGTAACTCACATGGTTTTCATGGAATTATTTATACTGTATAGCCATCTATCTAAAAATATTAATTATTATTTCATAAAATCATGCTACATGTTAGCGTATTTTATTGTTAACGTTTTAATAATATTCCTTGTGGGCTTTAACAATTTAACAAATCACAAACTCAACGACGGTCTGTATATTTTAATTTTAGCGATAGTGTATTGTTTAATAATTATACTGTGGACCGTTAAACCGCTATTACTGCCGCCGAAACAACCAAACGCAAAGTTGCAAAATATAAAAATCATTTACGACGATGCTCCTCCGCCATTTTCCACAATCGAACTGGCAAACATGTTAAATGATGATGATAATGATAAAACTAATAATGGTAGTGATTGTAATAAAAACAATAAAAAAGATTTAGTATAATAATTTTAATATATGTTACAAATAAATTTAATTGGGTTTTATTTTTTATTAATATGTTCTACTGCGCATTCGCATCATACATATTATAAATATTATGACTGCAAATAATATTATATAGTTAATAATGCCGCCAAACATGAAAGAAGTTAATTTTGCTTTTAACTCGCCTGGGCTCAGGGAAAGTAAATCGCCTAAAGCTGTGTCTTTTCCGCCAAATTTAGTGTCCTCCATTGTAGATATTAAATTGCTTTTCTGTTGAGCAATAAACGACCACCCGCTGGCATCTTTCCAGCTTTCGTGGTAACTCACATTGCCGATGGTCGGGACCCAAAATTCCACATCGTCATCGATGGCCAAGTCAATGTAATTATTAAAGTCTATGCACTGCGAACTGTCGGTATTGGCGACCCATCGACCCTCTTTGTATATGCTATTATTGTAACAATTACTAGTTTGCGGCGGAGGGGTAGTGCACGGCATCAACAAAAACGTGTTATCGGACAAAAAGACCGATGATACGGAGTTGTTCATCAAGTTGCCAATTAGTTTTTCGTCCACTTTTGCTACGGAAATTATCAAATCGTGCAACATATTATTTAGCTTGTTGATGTGTGCATGCATGATTTCAATGTTCATTTTTAACACATCATTTTCATACATTAGCTCTTCTTGTAGATGCATTAAGTCTCCCTTCGTCGCAGATTTACCTTCATCGTATTTAGCCTTTACATTGGATTGCCATTTATTGGGCCTTTCTTTGGCCTTATGCTCACTTTTACGTTTAATACATTTGTTAAAGTTACAATACCATTTGTTGTCGGTCAAATCGAATATATCGTTGTCGATCAAACAATGTTCACGTGTAACGTCATTTGGATCTTTTACGTTATCTTTTATTAGTAAACAGGCAACGGTTTCGTCTCTAAATTTATATTTGGGTTTATCTTTGAGCACCATACTAACGCCGTCTTTATGCAGTGCCGCATCGATAGTTATATTTATCACTTTGCCATCAGCATCTAGCGTGTATATGTCACAATTATCCGTGTCATCGTCGCACACGAGCTTTGTGTACATTTTGGCTGTGGAAAATCCGCACCGCCACGACCTGTTGCATGTGTGATACGCAAAATGATTGTTATTTTGTCGTTTCACTAGCTCTTTAGTTTTCACCCACACCCCGCGACCGTCCGTGTTACGTAAACATTCGTCGCTATCGCTGCCCCAGCGGTCAATTAATTCGACGCCAACTTCGCACTGTTGCCTATATAACCAAACGAGCAAATCTTCCTTTGATACATCTAGCGTTTTTATCGTTTCTTCGATACGCGTGTTCGGGTCCAAAGAGCCCCCGTTGTACGAATACGCTTGATAATAGCCCTTGTATCCTATTATTATGTTTTCCTCATAATCCGTTTCGGCAATAGTAACGACGACGTCTTTTTGTAGCGTTTCTTTAGGCGCATTGATTTTTAAATTTTTAATTTTATATGGACCTCTTTTCATTTGAACATTACAATATTCGGCAGCAGACACTATTGTTGCCGCAAAAGTTATTAATGTAAATATTTTAGTATGCATTTTGACCACTTGTTCGTTCGTCAACTTGCTCTCTATTCTCTAAAATCCACCAACTGACTAATATTTGTTGACAAAAATNCATTCTTATATAACAAAACGGGAGAGACTAATTATAATAGGATGCGCAAAAATTGTACAACGGGATGCGCAAACCGGCAAACATTTGTCACATATATTGTGTGTGTGTGTGTGTGTGTGTGTTAACATTTGTCACATATATTGTGTGTGTGTCAAATATAAGATAATAATTTTGAAATAACAATACAATGGATCATTTTCAAACAACCGTTGCGCCTTTGTATGAAACGCAAAATTTTAACTATTCGCCCAATAAAACACTAGAAGTCGTCATAATTACCAATTCTGCGGGAGATCACGATGGATATTTAGAATTGACGGCCGCTACAAAAATAATGTCGCCTTTTTTAAGCAACAACAACAACAACAGTTCCGCTTTATGGACTAGCGTTGCGCCCTCGCACAAATTAATGAAAAATAACAAAAATTACATACACGTTTTTAGTTTATTTAAACATTTATCTAATTATAATTTGAATAACAAAAATCATCCTCCCGAATATTACACTGTAAAATCGTTGATATGCGACTTGTTAATGGGAATGCAAAGTAAACAGTTAGATCCTTTATGTGAAATTAAAACGCAGTTATGCGCAATTCAAGAGAGTCTGAACGAATCAATTGTGATTTTAAATAATCACGTTACCGCTAACAATACTAATATATCATTGGATTTTGCTAATAAATTACAAGAAACCATTAAAACTCAACATTTGGATTCAATTAATAAATTAACTTTTGGCACAGAAACGATATTAGAAAGCATTAAAACCATCAAAGATATAATGTGCTTGAGTAAATAATTTATTAAAAATATTGGCGCTTGAGGAACAATTTTATCTAAAAAATATATAAGGGTTAATATTTATTTTAAATTAATAAAACAGCAAACATCATGAACTTCTGGACTACTTTTTCGATCGTGCTAATTGGCTATTTGGTTTATTCTGGCCATTTGAATAGCGAATTGCAAGAAATAAAATCCATTCTAATCGTAATTTACGAAGCGCTCGAAAAGTATTACCAAAATATAATCGATGAGATTGACACATTAAAAACGGACACATTTATGATGCTGACCAATTTACAAAATAACACCATTCGAACTTGGGATGCTGTCGTTAAAAATGGTAAAAAAATTWACAAATTTAGATGAAAAAATTAACGTGTTATTAGCGAAAAATGGTGTCGCTAACAATATATTAAACGTTTAATAAACCTTAAACACTAAGTAATTATCTTAAAATTCATATCGTTTCTACAATATAAACAACATTATGACACCCAACACTAATGTCATGTTCGACGACGCGTCCGTCATGTGGATAGATACTGATTACATATATCAAAATCTAAAAATGCCCCTATCCACATTTCAGCAAATTCTATTTTCCATACCCTCTAAACACAGAAAAATGATAAACGACATAAACAATGCCCCGGCGTGCTCGTTTCCGCCAAATAACACCGTCAAGTACATGGTGGACATTTATGGGGCAGCCGTTTTAGCTTTAAAGGTGCCGTGCGCTTTTTCCGACCAATTGTTGACAACGTTCATTGCCAATAATTATTTATGCTTTTGCAATCGGCCACGGCCGCCGCTACAGCCGCAGCCCCCGTTCGACGAATGTTTGCAAAAACAAATACTCGACACTTTGGAAAAAATTAGCCACCAAAATGATTTGCTCGTCAACGGGGTCAGCCAAATTAATTTGACCCAGTCAAATCACTTTTTAGAATTGTCAAATACATTATGCACTATACGTACTCAAAACACGCAGATTCTTACAACTTTGGAAACGGCCAAAGAAGCCATTCTGACAAAGCTAAGCGCGCTAATAAATGAAATAAAAGATCTTTTACCGGACTATTCTAATCTGCTGGAAGAATTAGCCTCAAAATTGTTGAACGTCATCAATTCTATGCAGCAAATGCTAAAAAACGAATTAAACAATACTAATTCTATATTAAATAACTTAACTTCCAGCATAACAAACATCAATACCACTTTGAACAATCTATTGTCTGCCATTGAAAACATAGACATTGGCGGCGGCTTGTCCGACGAAGACAAAGAAACATTAAATTCTATATATAATACAGTAAATGAAGTTAAAAGCATTTTAGAGGGAACAACAAAAAGGTAAGCGGCGCGCATAATCATCGTGTTGCTTGCTATCATGGCCGACAAAATGACAACGCATTCAATGACATTACGGTCCGAGCGCAACAGAAACGTGGTTTCGAAAAAAACGCCCTATCAAAAACCCTCTACGTCCGATCAGTCTTTCATAGTTGCCACCGCCGGTGGTGCTAATAAAATAACCAGCCCAAGTAAAATGGCCACTACAAAAACACCCACTAAATCGTCTAAAATGCTTCAATACGAAGGCGCGTCACAACAAAATGCCGCTGCTGCTTCATCATCATCATTATCATCATCACAACCGTCTACTGTATACATGTTGCCCAATTACGTCGAAAATAAATATTATACGGAATTTGTTAATTTAGAAAATACATTGTTACAATCAGAATCCTTGTATCTATTTAAACCTAACGCGGCGGCATCTTTTCAAAAAACCGCATTGACCAATTTTGTAATAGCATTTGCGCATCCTAGTTACAAAACCCAATACAAAATAACTAATGACCAAAAATTACATTTACATTGTTATAATGTTAAACCTAATCAATTGTTTAAAAATGATTCGGAAAAAATTATAAACCGTTTAAATCCTTCGTGTTTTAAAGTGCAAATCAATTCAAAAATATATTCCATTAAAAGCGCCGAATACATGTCTCAAAATAAATTACTTAACCTCATTCTATTAGAACGCATTACACAAAACGTCAATAAAAGCATTATATACTTTAATATTATAAATGTAAATAAAACGTGGCAAATTCCGATATATTTAAAAGACATGTTCGATAAAATGTCTTTATTACCCTCGCCTAAATCAATTTAAAATTTATACTCACGCACTAAAACCAACCCGTTCAAAAACGAACGGGCTTTACGTGACCAAATCGGTCGTGTAATGCAAGTTCTAAAAGATGACATCACCCATTAGATGAGTCATTGCTTGTTTGCGCAAACAAGTMCAAGGTTATAGATTAAAYGAMGATCATCGCTTGTTTGTGCTATTCAAGGTTATAGATAAGCGAACGGGCTTTACGTGATCAAATCGGTCGGGTAATGCAAGTTCTAGAAGAGGCATCTCTTGTTTGTGCAAAACCGTTCAAGGATAGATAAGCGAACGGGTGCCAAAGTAATGCTGACATCACCCATTAAATGAGATTATATATACGAAAAATAATACAAGTAAATAAAATTAAAATTTTATTAATTTATTTTATTAATTATAAATAACAAGATCATGAAACTGCGCAAACTCTTCACTTAGCTTTTTTTTCATGCACAAATATTCATACGGATGAGGATTATAGTATTCACACGGTTCATTAGCGGGAACGACTCCGCCAATTGGGTGTTTCAGCACGCATCTATCAATTATATTGTTTTGAATTAATAAATATTGTTCTACAATACAATTGTACGGCACTTTGAATTGCATATTATATTTGTCTAGCGTTGCTCTAGTACCATATAATATGTTGTCAATGCACATGTACGTGTATTTAACCAATGTATAATTTGCTGGTATTTGCACAATCATTCCTTTGACAGCATAACTATCTGAGTTTTGAACTCGCACATGAGGTTCAATTATCGAAATGTAATCGTCCGAATTCATTAGCTCTCTGTTTGTCACGCATATCCTTGCGGCGCCGCTGTTGTTTTCTATACGATCGAGTCCGATGTGCTTCTCATATAAATCTGCGTAATTTTTATCTTTAAATGAATACATACATGGGTTAATAGTATTCGTTATGCGATAGTCGAAACCTTTCCATGAATCTTTAACCAGAGCGATGATGGGCGGCAACAAGAATTTTACATTGGCAACAGACGCAAAGTTGAAAATGTCATACATAGATAGATATCTGTTAACATTGGGCCACAAATAATTGGGCAGTTTTAACAACGAGCTCTTTGCGACTTTACTACGTTTATTCATGATGTCGTTACACAACGTGTATTGATCGTGTCCAAAATGAAACTAGTACACCATAATTGGCCTGTGTTCCTATTTATATACAATTATGTTATCAGATTAATATATCTATGCCTGTGTAAAATGAACTTTTTTGTAATACAAAAAAGGTCGATTTCTTTTAGACATCAATATACCATACAAACTCTACGAATCGTAAACTATTTTGCATGCAAAGTCTACACTGTATCATACGCTCCCAATATACTACTATAGTTTGAACTTTTTTGCAATGCAAAAAAGTTCACTTTGCCCTGCACATGATTAATCCCTTAATTACCGACTATCGCTGTTGATAAGATAATTTGCCCTGCTTGTCCTGTACACTAACTAATCCCTTAATTACTGATAATCGCTGTGTCGATAAGATAATGGGTTGATAAAGATAATGTGTTGATAAGGATATGTATATAAACTGGAAGTACCGATTGTGTAAACATTGTTCGTTTCAAAGCAATAACAATACAAGGTATTTATTATTGTGTTACAGTAATGTGTTAAGTGATAACATATATTTAAAAAATATATAACAATAATTTTTAATTACAGATTAAAATAATGGCAGAACAGCAGCAATCTGGACCGCATGCAAGGCGTCATCGCTTGAGCAGTGCTGAAACGATACTTTTAGACGAAGACACGACTTTTCCATTATCTTCGGGTGTATACAAACTTGATTGCTTTATTTGTTACGAGACATATGTCGAAACCGATAACGATCTAACTATATTTTTAAAACCCGCACAGTGTTCGCACTCGATTTGTTTTAAATGCGTTATAAAATTGTACGCTACAAATCGGCCGTTTAAAAAAAATGCTAACATTCAACGGTGCCCCACATGCAATAGACTTATAAAAAGCTGGCGCTTATACACAGGGTACTTTACGATCGAATGCTTTTTTGTTAGAAGATCAAATCCTACCACCAAATTCTTTCATAACCATTGGAATTTATTAAAACAACGGCATGTTAATGTGTTCGATTATGCTCCTATTGGCGAAGCAGTTTATAATTATTTTGGTATTAAACACAATGAATTGGAATTTGAACTAAAGCTGCTTAAATATTCTTATGACGCGTCTAAAAAATCTTGCAATTTTATTTTAGGTGAACATATGAAATTAAAAAATGAAAATAAATTATTGCATAAACGCATTAACGATCTTACCAATGAGCTAAAGATGCTGAAACAGCAAAAATAAATTGCGAGGTGTAAAGCGATATAATAAATTTTATATTTATATAATCATTTTATTTTATTTTATTTACCAACTCTTAACCCGTTATAAAATTATTCGTGTACCAAACTATAAGCATATTATAAGTTACAATGAGTTTCTTTTCTAATTTACGTAGGGTCAACAAAGTCTATCCCAACAACGCTCAATTTATATCTGATAATGTACAATTGATAACGAGCACGCCAGCCGGATTTACTAATGTACTTTCCGCACCGACGGTGCGCCAGATAGGCACGAATAGATTTGTGCCTGGCTATAATCTATCCAATAACCAATTTATCAGTACTGCAGACATTAATAGAATTACCAGAAACAATGATGTGTCTAGCATACGTAACGTGTTTCGTGGCATATCGGATCCCCAAGTCAATTCGCTGGGCCAATTGAGACGAATGGATAATGTGCCAGATTTTACCTATCACGGTAAACAGATGAGAACGGATGCCATTAAGCAAAACTACCCGTCTACCAATACTCGTACTCCGGACGGTGTAGACCAAGCGCTTCGGCAAAATCCCAGACTCAACAACTACATGCAAGGTTTAAAAGCGGGCGGAATCGGCATTTTATTGGGCACAGGTGGCTATTTTATATTTAGCGCCGCAACTTTGGTTCAAGATATAATTAATGCGCTAAACAATACCGGAGGCAGTTATTGGGTGCGCGGTAAAAATGGCGGCGAACAAGCAGACGTATGTTTGCTATTGGATCGGACGTGTATGCCCGACCCAAATATGAACGAGTCCGCGGTCGCGATATGTAGCATGGATCCAATATTTCCGAATAACAATTCTGAGCAACTACGCAACATGTGCCAAGGTTTTAATTATGAATTGGAACAGACCGTGTGCCGGGCTAGTGATCCGAATGCTGATCCGGATTCTCTTCAGTATGTCGACATTAGCGACCTGCCCACGGGCCAAACGATAATGTGCATTGAACCGTATTCGCTGGCCGATTTGGTGGGGGATTTGGGCCTTGATTGGTTGCTGGGCGACGAAGGTTTAATTGATAAGTCCTCAAACAGTAGCGATAGCCTAAGTAACAAACTCATGCCGATAATATTATTAATTGGTGGCATATTATTTTTAGGATTAATCTTTTACTTTATTTATAGATATCTAATTAAAAATAACATTACCGCCACAGGCGGTCAATTATCGGCGGCAGCAGCAGGAGGGCCAACTAATATAATCATAAAGCCTTCTTCTTCATAAATATAATATCATAAAATATTAATAAAACAAGGTATTTTTTAATATATATATATTTATTTATTTAAAACTAATAACATTATGTTTACAATTCAACTTATTTTGTGCAAAATCTAGAGTTGTGTGTAAAGATATAGCATTGTGTATATAAAACGATATTAACTTAATCAAATTATTGTGCACTGTATTGCTTTCTCTGCGATTCACTTTACCTATTACAAATAATTGATGCGTAAACTTATTAAATTTATGTATAACCTCTAGCACATTTACATCTTTAAGTTCACCATATATCCAAAAAAATACGCCTTCTCTTTTTATTATTGTTAATCTTTCGTCTTGCTTAAATGTTAACACTATAAAATTGTCGCTGTGCATGTTGCAAGAATTCATGGCCAAATACTGTTGTACTATGTACAGTGTTCCGTTTTCCTTTTTTATCTTTTTTAAGACATCACAATTACTATAGAAATAATTAGCCACACTGGCATATTTGTATGTTATAGTAGCTTTAGAAAGCTCCGAAACGCTGCTCAACAATCCCTCTGTAATACTCTGTGTGTCCGTGGTTGAAAACTTAACTCCGTTCGTTAGTTTGATTATCTGCTCAACATACATAGACGTTTGAATATCACTCTCACTATTAGATGGTTCCATTGCTGAATCTTTACGGCTCAACATTATGGGCAAAGTAAACAGCGATCTATCTTTATACATGTCAAATAATTTACTAAGCAAAAAACTAGACTTCTCTTCTCCTAGAGCTTGAAATATAGTAATAAATTTGGTTTGTGTGTAATACATGTCTAGATTAAAAAAAGAAGTCAAAGCATGTTTAAAATTATGGTGCACCACTTCTATGAAATGGCACGTTTTTGGGTTTTCTAGCGCAACTTTGTCTTCGCACGGTTCCTGAGTGTGAGGAATATGTATGCCGCAATCACGAACTAAGTTATACGAAATCAGAAAACGTATCCTTTCAAATGTTACTACAAAAATTCTATTATCTATTGTATTGTAATTTGATATGTATTCGTGTGTAACAGATGTTACGTATTTCGCGAAGAATATTTCAAAAGGCTTTCTAGTACATTTTCTAACTATAAACATATAATATCCGGTTTCGGTCAAATGATCGGTGAATCTATTACACATAGTGATATTGTTATTGTTACATGAATCGTTTTGAAATTGCATTAAATATGGCGTAAAATCATTAGAAAAATATTGTAGTATATCAAAATTAGATGCCGTTGTGGCTATAGTAGTAGAAGTATTAGAGCTATTAACCTGTTCAGCTGTTACATTAGTTTCGATCATCGCCTTCTTGTATCTTGGCCGAGTTTTGGTTTTTGCAAACTCCCTCGTGACGACATCGCTATGTTTGCGTTTAAGCGACGGGTGGGTTTCTAGTAGTAACAATTCTTCCGTTGAGCTGCTGCTCGTTACGGGCACAATTGTCGCCGTTTCTGCTTCGGCAACCTGTTCGAAGTAATTTTGCAGTTCACACCTCACATTTTGCAATTCGCACGTCACCTCTTCACTAAAATTGTTTACTTCTTGAACGGCACAATTCAGGATATCATTANTAAAAAATATAAGGACTACCGCTTTCGTTATCTTTGTCGTGTGGTGGTGGTGCTGCATCACTAGTAGCAGCAGCAGCAGAAGCTTCGACATCAATAATAGGACGATTAAAGTGCAAGTAATTTGAGATATTGTCGTCATAAACTTGGCGATCCGGAGTAGCGCTGCTTGCGTACATATTTAAATTGTACATTTGATGTTGTTGCATTGCTGTTGTTTTACCACCACTGTTTCTTGTATCACTGCCACCGCAATCAACTTGCAACTAAAACAAAAAGNCAACATGAATGTCAATTTATATCATCCTAATGGTGATCAACAAGATAACATTATCAGTTTTTATATTCCTTCAAAAACAAATTCTATGATTATGTATTTATTTAAATTAGCTATAAATAATTCTGATCAGGCAGCAACGACAAATGATGACAGCGTTAAAACTTGTTTAGTGAGCGGATATGAAAACAGTAAGCCGATAAATATTAATTTACGATCATTCACATCTCTAACAAGTACCATGCTTTGTGCAAAAGGAGAATACGTAATCAGCTGTATTCGAGCGCCGCAACTCTATTGCGATTTGTTCGCGTACAACAAATACACTGCACCTTTAGGATTTATTGTGGCAAAAACAAAAAATGAACTCCAAGTATGGCACATTTTGTCCGTTCGCAAAACGGTTGAAGCTAAAAGCACCCGCAGTATAATCGGGCTTATCGCGCACACAGATAACGGCGGAGATAAATTTTATCCAAAAGATTTGATAATCATGTCCGGAAACGTGTCCGTGCATTTTTTAAATAATCTGCAAAAATGCCACGTGCACCACAAAGATATTGACATTATTAAATACTTTATAGATGTTCGTATAGATAATAGCATTGTTGAACTTGAAACAGCAAAAAATTAATTTATTATTTATTTATCACAATAAAAGGGCTATTTATCACAATAAAGGGTTATTTACAATAACACAATAGGTTACAATAAAAGGTTTCTATACATGCGGGCCGTACACCCGTTGCCGCCGTGTAACATTATTGGCTTGCAACTTATCGTGTCCAAATCGAATTCGTGATTTGGCTCGCAAAACATTTGCACTTTATGGGGACACATGTAAAATGCCGTGCAATCGTAGGGATCAATGTTGTAACCGAAATAACCATTTGGGCATAATTTTGATTTGTGCGCGTCAATGTGCATCTGGTTCATTTTTTGAAATATTAGCACTTTAAACAATATTAGAAATAAAATTAATAACAACATTAAAACGCTTTTATTTAAACATTAAATATATTAAAACCTGATAGAACAGAGTTAGAATTTATTTTATCAAAATCTTCCACACTAAACTTAAATTTGCTTAAAAGTAAATTGAAAGTTTTTGTATTCATGGTGGATCTTAATTTGTTTATAAACATACTGTGGTCTACAAGAGATTTACCATACTCGTAGATGCCGTAATTTTTAAAAATATAATAGTGCAAGTATGCATGTTCCATTATTAATAGCAGTGTTAAATATTGCGTTACCTCATTTTCTGTAATATTAAAATCATAATCGCTAATACTATTTTGATGATCTTGTCTTTGAACAGATTTTCTTTGCAAAGCGTTGTCGCTGTTGCCCAGAGTTTTAGCTATACGTATATTATTATTGTCTTTGTCGCTATATTGAATCGACAACTCAATATCAAACTCGCGGCTCAGCATTTTAACAATAGACAACCTGTCCACAGAACACAAAATGACGCCATTGTTTTCGGTAAACAAAATCGGTTCGCCGGGAATACTTGTGTCATTAGTTTCCGTTATAACAAACTCCATTTTATTATTAAAATTTTTAACTAGCGGATTAAACCGATTGTGTATGAAACCTAAAGTGCTCAGAATTACAGCGGCAATTTGCCGCGTATCCGCCTTGTTCCTAAAAATTTCCAATATCGGCTGAGTCAATTCCAGCGTATTCAACATCGCCATATATTTGGCCAATACCAATTTAATTTTTATCCTCTCGAAGCTTTCTAGACTATTTAAGTTTTTAACATCAAACTCGGTTAAATCATAGGTTTTTTGAATTTTTTCACTATTATCTATTATTTCGGTAACAGTCCTAATTTTGTTACATTTCATTCGTTTCATATTGACAANTGGTTTTTTTGTCGCTCTTATTATGGCGGCCCGAATCTCACATCATTTGCCTTTGAGGAGTATTAATAAAAGGATTAGCGCGCATTGTTGCGTTTAGAGGGTTTGTAAACGCCAGATTTGGATTTGGAGTTTGGTTAGGCGAACTGCTATTGTTACCATTACTGCTAGATTGTATGAAAATAATCAACAGCGCCACAATGACGACTATAGCCAAAATAGTTAAAAACATGTTGGGAGTCAAACGGTTTAGGTAATTGGAATTTGCTGTATCCGCGGTCGTGGCGCCCGTGGCCGAATCGTAATTAATCATGCTGACTTAATTGTAGATTTATCTAATATCAACAATTTAAGTAACGTGTTTTGGACCCACGGATTGAGATCTCGAAGAGACTTTAATTCAGATGAACTTTCGTAATCACCTCTTATTAAAAGATATGCAGGCACCGTATTTGAAAATATATGTTTAACCAAAAATACTTTTTCATTCTTATCAACAACATACATGTCGATCGACAATCGTTGCGGCGGCGAACTTTGTCTATACACTAATAAATTAGGGTGGAAATCCAACGTTTCCGTGGAACCGAATAAGCGGTTAACTGCCAATATGCCGAGTAAACGGTGTTTAGGTGCATAAAACGCATTCATAGTGCCCTTTAATTGTATAATATCTTTTGTAACGAAAATATACGACGATTCGTGATCAAACATCATTGGAAATTTGTTTGTTAATTCCATTTTTATGTACAACTTTCTGTAGCAGTCCACAGCGTACCTGTCCAATACAATTTCCCGTGACATTTCGCCGTTAAACGGATTTTCGTCTATTACAAATTTAGTAATCACTTTCATTATTGAGCTGGCGGTCATGTACTCGTTTAACAGATCTAACACGTCCATAGGAAAATTTGCATCATATATATAATCGCGTTGTATGAATTTAATGAATGGACAATGGCTGTTTAGCTCTTTGTCGATTTCATTAAACACCTCATTGGGTTTTTTAGTTAAAATTTTTGCGCTATTAACAATTGTATATTTTAATCTAAACAGAGGCAATCCTTTATAAAAGTTTTTCAACATGAACATTGAATTGTTTATTTTACGATGTTTAACAACGCTGCCGGGCTGAGGAGGCAAAATGTTATTTTCGATAAAATGCTTGGCCATATCTTCGCCCAACAAATACAATCGAAAAGGATGCGAGTTGTTATCTAATCGCGGCGCGGCGCACATACGAACGCCGCTCCAATCAACATATGCGTCATCAAAAACAAATCCTGCGCTACCGGCCAACACGCACCCGTAATTGTTCATATTTACAAATATTTTGTGTTTAAACACTCTAGTGAATTCCGCGTACATAAACGCCATTATTTTTGTGGGATTCGAAGTGAAAAAATTAGTAGCATATACAACGGTGCCAGGTTTAATGTACATTCTAGTGTCAAATTCCAAAATGTCCACGGTCGCTCGATCGCATACAAATTTAAATTGGGGTTTTACATATTTATATATATCAACGGACGAGTCGGTCACCAAGTGTTTTAAATGCATATTATGCAAATAGCTCAAATAGTTTTGCAAAACATTATTATCGAGCAGGTCAAAGTTACAATTTAAATAGTTACGAATAAAAGCCATAGGTTCGGAGGGAACATGTTCATAATCTTTTAGATCAAAATAGCTTGTTAAAAACAAATATTTAAAATGATCCCGTTCAAGAGTTAATAAACTAATGGAACTCATTGTAGTTTCTTATTACTTAATTTTGATAGACTTAAACGATGTATTGCATGCCGGGCATTTGGCATGAGTGTTGGCCATTTTCCATAATTGCACACAGCACGAGTTGCACATTACAAACTCGCAACACTCCTTGGGCTTTAAAAACCTTTCATCGGTTGATATTTCTTTGCAAATATTACATTCGTAAATTGCACTGTCGTCAACAAACACATTTATGACTTGAATAGATTTATTAATAGCCTTAACTTTTTCTATATATAACAAACAATTAGTTATAATATTGTTAATGTACACACCTAAATTATTTAACAGATTAGTGCAGCATTTAAAAGACTTTTTTAACATATCTATCGTGACACATAGCTGTTTCAAATATGGGTAAAAAATTAAAATATTGCCACGTTCGTTAGCATCGAATGACAATTCTAATTGTTTAATGCAAGACACGACTTGTTCCAGTTCTTTCACGTAATTATGGCAGCAGCCGTTTTCCGAAGGCAAAACAACGCTCGGAAACATTGCGAGTTTTTCATATTTATCATAATATAACAAATATTTATTACGAATCCTTTCTTTGTACAATTCTAGATGTTTATCGTCTATCACATTAAACCCGGCGATGCGTATGTTAGATTGTGCATTTAAGTCAACATGCATCGTACTATTATACATGTGCGAAAATATAAAATTATCGACCAATACCTGATTTAATATGCCGTCACACGTGCCGCCGCCGTCGTCATTACACTTTTCCGGTACGGTTGTATGAATAAAATATTTGCCTAGACTGTTTTCCGTTATGTTGATCATGTATTTGGAATCGTTTAACATTTTGTGCCTTATCGCGTCAGCACGCCTTGCTTAATTTTATAGACCACTTATTATACTTGTTAGCGAACGTAAAGCTTTGACTGTAATGAATTACAAGAACAATATTGCCTCTATTTATACTTTATTTTATCCCTTCCATTGTTCTCATTTAGTAGCGCCTACGCACATTAAACTGCTACATACGCTACATAAGGTTATCGCCGCCTCCTCGTCGTTTCCTGCGATAAGACCAATGGATCGCTATATAAGACTGTAATTTGTCAGCGTGTTCGAACAGTTGTGTTTTGCTAACGTGCACGTCAACGCAGCAAATATGTGGAAAATGAATTTATTCAAACCCACCACACAAACCCACCGACGATTAAATTCTCTGCCGAAATCCACATCGATGCCGATTGATATTTCTTCGCTTTCTATATCGGAGAAAAAATCACCTATATTGTTGCCGCATTCTTCTAAAAAAGACAATTCAAGCAATCCAGGCTACAAGGTATACATTTCTCCCGAGTACGGAAATAAATTTGAGACTGGTGGCGTGTTAAAAAAGAAAATAAATATCGTTGAAGGTGAAGACATACGAGATTATTTTTTAAGCAGCACCGAGCGCAACATCATGCTGGCTACTCTCAAATTTTCAACAAATTACGTTCAAGGGTTTGTGGACAGTAAAGATATGCGTCTGATGGGTAAATTTGACAAGAGACTGGCTATATTTAAAACAAAGTCAGAATTTACATGCGAAACGTATTGTACAATTTGCATGTACAAGTTTAAGGAAAATACGAGGCTTTGGTACTTGTATGTGATAGTGCGTAAAGATAAAGCTCTCGATGACCCGAGCAGGTTCGACATTTGTTGCAATTTGTGCAACATTAAAGTGAACGACATCATGAATACGTATGAAATTTACCCGAGAATTCATATACGGGAACTGCATTATTTATCGTCGGAGGGCTTTTTTAGTCGTTACATATTTCCGTTCGATTTCACGTATGCCAATCAACAGCAAAACAGACAGAAACGGTTGAAAATCGACGACCATCACGGAGATTTGCTTCAAATAATGCAGCGGCTACTTTTTGAATACAGAGACAACGATAGCGAGCACGTAAAAGATATTACTCTATCAACTACGGGCGGAATAATTTTAAAAGAACAATATGACAACATTTATGTGCAGCGTTATCGTAGCATGGTCACAAAGCCCTCGTCGGTGAACGATGTCAATTGCTTTATGGTGGACGGTAAAAGCGAAATGTTGGATGCGATACAAAGTAAATTGTTTTATCAAATAAAAGGCACCGTGTTCGCTAGCATTAACTTTTGTGTGCACAAATCTTCATTTGACGGAATTATAACATTTCCGCTGAGACCGGACAAAAATACATATTGTATTTTATGCAAAAAAAGCAAAATGTACCATAAAAATCCGATTTTATATTGTACAAAATGCGGATTTACCAGCAAGTATCATTTTAAAACGTCTTCTCATTTCTCTAACTTAAATTACATTTCAAAGGCCATTCAAACTGTTAGCATGCACAACGAAATGATTTTGTACTACGATATAAATGAATACAAAAATATGCATTGTTATAGTAAATTGTAGAGCAAATTTATTATTTTAAGTTTATTAGTGTGTGTCAATTATATATTTTAATAAAAATTTAATATTTGTTTTATTTTAAGTTGTATATATAATTTACAGAGTATGTCCGTGTTGACTGCCGTGGATTTGACCAATGCCAGTAGATATGCAATACACATGCATCGTCTGGAATTCATTAGTCGCTGGCGCGCCAGGTTTCCTAACATTTTAATCAATTACACGCTTCGGCCGGCTTCGAACGACAACGATTACTACGTACCGCCAAAACTGGCCGACAGGGCATTGGCCGTTAGGTTGGCGTTTAGCAAACGCGGTTGTGATAGTATGAGCTGCTATCCGTTCCACGAAACGGGCGTCGTTAATAATTTGACGCCCTTCATGTATACGCAAACATCAGAAACGAGCATCGGCTACGCGCAACCTGCTTGCTACCATTTGGACAGAGCCGCCGCCATGCGAGACGGCGCCGAAAATGAAGTGCAATCCGCAGAATTTACTTACACCACTGACAACAAATGTATCTTGGTCGATTCCCTATCAAAAATGTATTTTAACAGTCCGTATTTACGTACAGAAGAACACACGATAATGGGCGTCGATGATGTGCCCGCGTTTAACGTGAAGCCCGATTCCGACATTCTGTTTCCTGAACGGTTCGAGGGGGAGTTTAACGAAGCGTATTGTCGACGTTTCGGTAGAGAGCTATTCAACGGAGGCTGCTCGTTTCGCTGGTGGGAATCGTTGATTGGGTTCATTTTGGGAGACACAATTTATGTCACATTTAAAATGTTGGCCAACAACATTTTTACAGAATTAAATAGTTTCGATTACAAAGCTCCGTCGCCAATATTACCGCCGCGGCCAATTGTCGATTCGAACAGGATATTGAATGATTGGCGAAATGTTCGCGACAGCGTCGTGGATTTGGAATTTGAAAAACTTTTCAACCAATCTCCCACGCTCGAACAATTGGGCTTAATCGTAAATAATACGATGCAACAATTAACGTATACGGCAGAAGTGGGATTTAGCAAATCTCCAATATTATCATCAGACATACGTAATGTTGAGCGACGAGCTTACGAGTCTCACGTCGATGCTCTTGACCGCTCTATTAGCGACAGCGACTTAGAGTCGATAATAACTTCGTTTTTGGAAGACTATTCGTTAGTGTTCGGTATTGCGACAGACATTGGGTTCGACATGCTATTATCGGGATTTAAAAGTATGCTGAAAAAAATCAACACCACTTTGATACCGGCGCTTAAACGCATGTTAGTTAACACGACGCGGCGAGTCACCGTGCGCATGCTGGGCGAAACCTACAAAGCGGCCATGGTGCACACGTTAAACGTGATAGCCATTAAAACGCTAACTACGACAGCCAAAGCGTTAACCAGACTGGCCATTCAGGCGAGTTCTATAATAGGAATCGTGTTAATTCTGCTGACTTTGGCCGATTTAGTTTTAGCGTTGTGGGATCCTTTCGGTTACAATAACATGTTTCCGCGAGAATTTCCCGATGACATGTCCCGAACATTCCTCACAGCATACTTTGAAAGTTTCGACAACACCACGACCCGCGAAATGGTCGAGTTTATGCCAGAATTTTTCTCCACCATGGTGGAGACAGATGATGATGCGACGTTTAGGTCCCTGTACCATCTACTGGACTATGTGGCTTCGTTGGAAGTTAACTCGGACGGGCAAATGCTAAATTTAAACGAAGGTTCGGAAATCAAAGACTTTGACGAGGCCACGCTGGTGGGCCAGGCGTTAGCTTCCAGTTCGTTGTATACTCGTTTAGAGTTCTATCAATACACTTTTAGGCAAAATACAATATTAACAATAAATAAAGAAAACAACAAGTACAACAAAATATTAATGGGTTTATTTATTTTAAATACAAGTATAGCTTTAACGGCGTTTATCATGCACACAGAGTTAATATTTTTCTTTATTTTTGTGGTGTTTCTAATGATCGCACTCTATTATTTGATTAGAGAATCCTACGAATATTACAAAACAATCGATGCGGTTTTCGCATTATAATTATCTAATCCGTGTTGGCGGCGCTCCCGCTCCTCCAACAACTGGTACCGAGGGTACCGAAGGTACCGACGGATCTGTGCCGGTCAAAATATCTTGAATATCGCCAACTTTATCGTTGAGCTCCGTCAATTGAGTGGACAGGCCATCCAAAGGTCCTAGTTTTTCATCGAGTTCGTTAAACTGATTTTGAAGACCTTCCACTTTAGTGTCAACCTCTTGAACAGCATTTAAAATTTGAGTCAAAACGTTAGGTTTAGACATTGTTTAATATTGTAAGATTTTTCTTTAATACAACAATAAAAATGATAATAATTCTTATTTATTTATAATACATTGAATTAGGTTCTATCAAAGGGCCGTTCATTCTGAGGTGTAACAATTCGTAATTTATTCTATTGTACGTTAAACGCACTTCTTTATCATTGTAAAATATGACAACGTGTTCCTGAATCTCTTTGTTTAGGGGAATCGCATTGTGTTGCTCGAGAGCGTACCGCTTAATTTTATCGTACGGCAGCTGTTTATTTCCGTATACGGACATGTTAGGGCGCAACTTTTCCACGTGAACGCCGTACGGCGTTTTTAGATGGCCAGATACTTGTGAGCTTTCTCGCACACCCGTTATGGGCACTAAATATTCTTCTTTATCATTATCATTAACATAACGATGAAATGCTGTAATAATAGATACAAATTTATTATTTACAAATACGGGCGAACCGATGTAAAGTTTTTCGAGCAAATCAGCATTGGTAATGTGTAAAGCTATCAGGCTTCCAAAAACGACTCGTTTGTTGCATATGTGGAAATTAAAACAGACGCGGTCCGCTCGACAGCTGTATAGCGTGTTGTCGCTCAGCAACACGTCAACGATATCGTTCAAATTGAGTCTGGGAAACACGAGCGAAGTTATTACGCCAGGAAACTGGTGGTAACAATCCAAATCTTCGTCAAATATTTCTTGAGCAGGTTTTAAAACTCGCATAAACACATTTTCTTGGTCAACTTGTTTGACTTTAATCCTTTTGTTAACATGATCAATTTCATATGTGACGTTATTTTTTATTAAATTATTGTCGTTGTCACTGGCGGCCATTATTATTACCTATTATGTCAAAATGTACGATAAAAGTGATGGATTGCTAAACAATATACATGTTTATATACATTTTTAAAAGGTTGGCACAAGTGCGCGCGCACGTCATTTTATTATTCCAAGTAATATTTATTTCCAAGTAATATTTACAATTAATTAGATTTTAATATTTCCAAGTAATATTGACAATCGTGTTTGTGATCATGTTTTTGCGGAACGGCGCTCAATGTGCCGCAAGAAAAACACTTTAAAATGTCTTTGATGCTATTCAAATAATATCCATAATATGCCCATTCTTTCGCGTTCGCTTTGTACAAACTATTTTTAGCTATACTAGCGTAACGCTTTTCATGATCAAAATATTTAGAATTATAAAATTTTTCGGAAAAAAGAATCATTTTACAATTAGCGTGTGCATGTTGAATTACATCATCGAAGGGCTCGCGACTGTCCAGTGAAAAATTACAAAACGCGCATTTTAAATAGCCATAATTAATATAAATTCCCCGTATCGCCAACTTGTTTATTTGCATCGCCGTATAAATATGATTGTTTGCATGATCGGTAAATGATGCAATACGTTTATTAACATTTTGATATTGTGACGCATTTAGATTTTCGACGCCAAATGCCACATATGCGTTTGATTCGGTTTTTTGTTCTTTTTCGCAAAATTCATTATCCCTTAGCACGGTGCTCACGACAAGGGTACGTTTAAATTTGACAACATAAAAACACATGGGCGCTTTCATCACATACATCTGACGTTGCATTTGTCGATAATGCGGGTCCGTTTTTTCTACGGCAAACATCGGGTTTCCGATGCGATTCACGGACAGAGCGGTGTGCTTTACGCGATACCGCAATTTGTTTGCGCCCAAGCCATTTCGCATTTGTCCAACGGTGGTGTCTCTGTAATTGTACGGACATTTAATTTCCACCGGTATACACGTTTCGTCGTTTAAACGAAAATATGCGTCAGGTGATGCGGCATGTAAACCCAATTCGCTAAGAAACATACCGCAATTTAGCACCGTTTCCACAACGCATACTGTTGGATTTTTGAGAGTTAATCTAATTTTTTCCCGTAAACACTCAAACAGCAAAGCATTATTACACTTTACTTCGTTTTCTTGTTTATTGCCGAAAACTAGCGCCGGCTTATGAAGCATATGCACCGAAGCCATGTTACAGGATAATGACGCCGTTTTTCTATCTAAACGCAACAGCATCCACAAATTGTTTTTACTCTGTCCGCGCGTTTGCATTTCAATATTAAAGATTTCCTTTTTGTCTATGGGGATAGGATCAATTATTTTATGAGATATCCATTTTGATTGTTGAGCTTTGGTGAATTTTATATTTTTAATGTAATTTTCATATTTATATTTATTAAATATATTAGATTGTTGGGCCGTCAACGAGGAAAACATTACGTCTTCGTAACATAAACGTTTAACATAAACTATTTTTAATTCTATTACAAGCGATGATCTCATTTAATGGGTGATGTCATCTTTTAAAACTTGCATTACACGACCGATTTGGTCATGTAAAGCCCGTTCGCTTATCTATAACCTTGGACTTGTTTGCGCAAACAAGCAATGANCTCATCTAATGGGTGATGTCATCTTTTAGAACTTGCATTACACGACCGATTTGGTCACGTAAAGCCCGTTCGTTTATCTATAACCTTGAACGGGTTTGGACTTGTTTGCGCAAACATGCGATGACTCATCTAATGCACAAACAAGTGACTATTGGGTGAGATCATCTTTTAGAACTTGCATTACCCGACCGATTTGGTCACGTAAAGCCCGTTCGCTTATCTATAACCGGTTAGTTTAGTTTGACTATTGTGTTAGTCATATGTGCTTGTATGCATAATAAACGTATAACGTAATAAAACAAAATTATTTTATACATAATTTTTATTTATTCCAAACGGGCATTTTTATATATAAATTTAAATTTTTTATTTATTGGCAACGGCATAATGCCTAATTTTCTCTTATAATGTTTAACCGTCTCAGCATTTTTATCAATAATGCTGAGTAGATAATTTTTAGAGTTTAAATTATATCGCTCCAACTCAATATAGTTTGAGCGCGAAATTTCCAACTCTTCAGTTAGCGTGTGCACTTTAAATTCAAGGTATTTTTGATTAGTTTTAACAGTACACAGTTCAGCTTTAAGATTACTAATTATTTTCTTTAACGCATCGCATTCATTGGATTTCATTTTGAGTTTAGCCAAATCTGTTAGTGAGTTTTCTCGATTTAATTTTGCTGCGGCTACTGCTGTAGGAGTGGTATAAAGTAGCTGTCGCGGCGGCGGCGTATCTTCTATTACGTCATCATTAGAGTCATCGCTATCCGGCACAATCTGCTGCTGCTTACAATTGTTGTCATCTTGCTGCTCCTGCTGCCTGTGCTCTTGACACGAATCTTCTCTATTTGTCACACCACATAACGCATCTTCTTGGTGTAAATCAATCTCAATCTGCTGTTGCTCTATTTGCTCTGTTCTTAATAAATCGTTAAACATCTCATCATAAAGATCTTGACTTTGATTGTTCATTATTTCTTTAAGTCTCACTAACCAAATAGTGAATACATATTTAACACGGGTTCATCCAGTATATATACTATACGATTAGATAAATAACAGATATGATTAGATATAATTTGGATTAATATACTATACGATTAGATAAATATAATTAGATATAATTAGATATAATTTGGATTATGTTTGTCGCATATGATTAGATATGATTTGTCGCATTGCAGTATTGATAACTCATTGCAGTATATCATTTATGATTAGATAAATATATTGTATAAATAGTGCGTTTTGTCAAACTCTTAAACAATTATCGACTCGATCATTATCGACTCGATACAGTGAGTAGTCTACAGCTATACAACCATATTACCAGTGTACCAGTGAGTATCTACAGCCAATAATTAATAATTTATCTTTTTTATATATTATTAATTGTGTGTGTGTGTGTATGTTTTGTTTTAGATTTTTGTATACAATGGAGAGTGATAAAAGTACAACAAATAATAAATATAAAATTTACACTTCTATTGATTGTCAAAGTGACGATAGCGACAGTGATATGTCTATAAGCGATGATGCCATTGCTGCTTTTGATGTTAATCTAACCCCATATAAAACATTTACGCTTATATGTTTTAAATGTTATCAATTGTATTCTGAAGTTCGAGATGGAATGAGTCTGTTTGTTAGATACGAAAAATGCGACCATGCGCTTTGCCTTAAATGCGCTATATCTATATTTACACAATATAAATATCTAGAATGCGACAAGTGCAAAACAATAAACAGGGGAGTTAATATTTTTACTCGCGAAGCAGTGATTTTTGCCAATCTCAGCAAAAGTGATACTACAAATGACTTTGTATTCTCACATTGGATCGATCTAAATAACGTACATTTGTACCAAGAACCCAAAGAAATATTACATTTAAAATTGAGCCAACTTAAATATCAACAAACAAAATTGATCAAGATCCAATTAAAAAAGCTCAAAATAGCTACTCTGGAAAAAAGAAAATTGGAAGAGCTGAAATTTAAGAAAGTAAATCCGATTAAAATTAAAAAAACTACAACTAAATCTAAAACTAAAAAGTAATTGTAAATTGTAATTACATAATAAACTGTTATATTATAAAATTTTTATTTAACCTTATATACCTGTACACACACATACTATATTATAAAATTTTTTAATTTTAACCTTATATACCTGTACACACACACACATACTATATAAGAATTGCAGCATCATGTGCGAATATAGCTCTAATTCAAGCTATTTGCTATTAAATATTCAACTAAATACATATTTACACAATTACAATGATATAGCTCGCCGACAAAAGTTAGAATTGTGTAATAACTTAACAAATTTACAGCAAGAACAAGAGGACCAAGATAACAAACATGAGCAGAAACACGATCCAAACACAATTACACTTCATATACAAACGGTGCCAATAGGCTCCGCATCAGCAGCGGCAATATTAATGAGTGACGAAGACATGAGACTTGATAAAAACTACCAGTCTTGTATTATTAAAAATCTTTAATAATTTAAAAACTCATGTTTAATTATTTGCCTAAAATTGATTAATCTACAATCAATATTATATTTGGTTAGGCAATATACGAAATCTCGAGCATTTACATCGTGTATACGATTCAAAATGTTAATGTCGTTGTATTGCTGCCTCTGTCGCATACTAACAATGTTTAGCATTTCATCGGATTTTCTCTCAAACGGATGTTTTCCTCCCGTAAGAAGTTTGTAAGTCAGTATACCGATTGCATACCAATCAAATGAACGAGCATAGTTTTGGCGTTTAATTTTCTCTGGGCTAAAATATTCCAGCGTGCCGTCGTGAAGGGCAGGCAGATTTTCATGTCTACACAACCCGTAGTCGCAAACATACACCCGATCAAGGGCTTCAAAGTATAAGACATTTTCTAATTTAATATCATTATGTATGAAGCCGTGCCCGTGCAAGTCATTTATTGCGCAACATAATTGCCGTATAATATTACTAACGGTTTTTGGAAACAGCGCACCTTTCAGTTGTAAGCTTTCAAATAAATCGGGGCAATCGATGTATTCCATAATAAGAACGTGTTCCGACAAAGAACCATAATTAAAGTACAATTTAATAAAGTTACTGTGCCCGCTCATCAGTTGGTGAACTTGTATTTCGTCCGAGTTAAAGTTTTTTAGATGAACACTTTTTTGTAAATACAGTTTGCTTGTCGGTTTGTGTGATAAAATCGAGATTTTACCAAACCTTCCGTTTATTACCTTGTATTTTGGTTTAAAGATTTCGCAATTTTTATAAAATTCATTTATACTCTGAATAGTATCCATTATTATTATTATGAATCCTAAAAATGAGTCCGTTCGTTCTTATTTAATAAATAATAGCCGTTCTAATATTGATATTAATTATTTGTTAACCCATATGAATTTATCAGAAGCGCAAGAAATACAAAGTAGAATTGTTAACAATTCTATATATTTAAACAGAGAAATGGCACTCAAATTATTAAAATTGGCCACTGCAATTGTCGATAATACAGCAACGATGCGTCATTATCTTAATAATGTTAACAAACAATTATATTTTTCCGCCGTGGATAAAATGAAACGGGCAATGGTTTCCATTCAAGATTTTAACTTTAGAATGTTACTGCAGGAAAAAATTACAAGTCTGGAGCAAAGATTATCTGACGAAACGATTAGCGACATTGAAATAACCACGCTAATAGCCGATTTTTATGATATATACTCGACAAAAAAATTAGAAAGTGGCGCGTTAACAAGTGCATTTGCGCCTGTCGAAAGTGCGACTTTTATTTCTGTAATGTCGCCGCCGCCGCCGCGCCTTCCATCGCCGCTTCCATTTACTGCCGCTGCTGCTGATGCTATTCTTGATGCTGCTGTTGTTGCAGCTCCTCCTGATGCTGCTATTACTATTATCGATCAATTCCCAATTAAACAACAACTAGCAAACACACCGCCGCAGCCAATTGCACCGCCGCCTTTACCTCCCCCGTTGCCGCCGCCGCCAACTACTTTAAACACAGCTTCTTTACCACCTCCGCCTCCGCCTCCGCCTCCGCCACTTTTAGCGGCGCCAGCAGTAACGCCAATAACAGCAGTAGATACTAGTGTTGCTATGCCTTTAGATCCAAGACAACAATTGTTAGAAGCCATAACTAAAGAAGGCAAAAATCGTTTAAAACCGATTGATCAGACCGCAACAGCGCCGCCGCCTGTATTAATTGAAGATCCGCGCGAACAGATGATGCAACAAATAAAATCTGGAACGGTTCGTTTAAAGAAAACCAACTTGTCTTCTCAACAACAACAACAATTAGATTCGAAAGACAAACAGAGCAGTTCTAACATTACCGCAAACGCGTTATTCAACACGCTCACTAAACGCCGAGTCGCCGCGGCGGAATCTTCCACCGAAGCGTCTGAAGGAGGCGCTTCCGATGGTTGGGAAGATGAAAGTAATCTATTCAATAAAGCAGACATGCATGATATCGAGTATGCTAAAACTCTGTTTAACATTTTTGCGTCTAGTAAACTTTATGCGCGCATAGATGTTCAGACTAAAAATAATACACAAATTATTTTAGATAATGTAAAATCTTTATTAGAAAAACCTCGAACTCAAACAAAAATAGACGAAGCTTGCGGTTTACTACAAACGTTAGCGCAAACCGTTTCGCAAACTACTACAAATGTGCTAGACTTGCCCGAGAATGCTGTAAACGCTAATTATTCTCTAATAAAACGGCCTTTATTTGAAACGCAACGAGACGACTTCATACAATCAATAGAAGATTTAATATTCAAACAGAGGTACGCCGACGCAGAATTACATCTTGAATTCGCTTTATCTAACCTTCCTAAAGATTACGAATTTGCCACATTGCTAAAGCGTGTCAAAAAATGTATTAATTTTCAACAAAACAAACGTACAGAATCAAATGCGTAAATGTAATGTTATTTTAATATATAGTATTATGAGGTTAAATATATAGTATTATGAGGTTAAAATGTGTTTTATTTAATATGCCGGTCCTGTGAACAGAGGCGCATCTGGAGCGAACTCTTTGATTTTAAACACCAAAGACACTTCGATGAGAATTTCTTCTTCTTCAGCGGAATCGGTGCCAATGTACACTACGGGCTTGTAAAAGTTTTCCCAAATCACACGATTTACGAAGGATTCGAAAGAATTGGTGTATTCGCTGTGAATGTTCATGATTGGGCAACCGCCGCCTTTTTTGGCTAAACTGATTCTATATTCGTTGTTCGTGCCCACGTAAGAAGGCTCCACGATTCTAATCACTTCGTGAGGTACATAATTGCAGTCCCAACGAAGAGCGTGTTGAGCCAAAAATCTGTAACATCTGTTTGGTCGCGTTGGCCTTAGATTGATCACTAAGAAAATGTCTATGATTTCTTGGTCGTTTACAATTGGGAAGCTGTCCTCAACAAAACGGGTCCAAGTTTCGCGAAGAAACTCTTTTCCGCTCCAGTTGACAATAAGTTTCATTGTGTCGGGTTTAACGTTACGAATTTCTTTGAAGAGCGTCAATTTTTGGTTTTTACCCGGCGCTACGAAAGGGTCTTCGGCGACCATGTAATTGTCCAGAGAATCCCATTGTTTTTCTTCTTCTTCATGTTCGAGCAGGCGCTTCTTGCGTTTTGCATTTTTAATTACGGCACCCAAGTTTTTGTAATATTTGTTATCACAAACGTAGGTGCGTCCATGAGTGGAACGGTATAAATAATCCGGCGTATAATCCGGCAT